ATGCGGGATATGCGGGACGTTATTGGACGGATGAGGGGGACGGATATGCGGGACGTTATTGGACGGATATGCGGGACGGACCACCATGGGAGGGGGATATGCGGGACGTTATTGGAAGGATGAGGTGGGGGATGATGGGAGGGGGATATGCGGGATATGCGGGATATGCGGGACGTTATTGGAAGGATGAGGGGGACGGATATGCGGGATATGCGGGACGGATCACCATGGGATATGCGGGACGGACCACCTCCCCGAAATCGGCCCGGCCGGGCTGCCGTTTTTTGGACCAGCCCCCCCCAATCCACGAAGGACGGGAAACAGGAACGGCAAACGATCTGCGAGCCGAAAAAAGAATGCTTATTTTGTATTTAACTTGTTGATTGTCAATAATATAAATCAATATCTTAATATACGTTTACATTTGATTAGATTTATTACATATAATCGTCGAATTTTTATTGCAAAATATTTGTTTGAAAATAAAACATGTAGTATATTTGCCTATGTAAAAATAACATTAACAAACAGGCGCACCATAAGCCATTACAAGTCCCAAGGGTATGGGTAAATCTAGTGACAAATAAAGAATTAAACAAGGTTCAGAATGAAGTTAAAACATCAAACGAAAAGACATTAACAGGTGCAGTAAAAGCTTGGTGCAACCTGTTTAAATCTGGTAAAGAAATAAACGACATACTAAAAGAAAATGATATTAAAGTATCAAAGGAAGTCGTTCCGGCTTTAGTTGCTTTAGCTAAAGACAAAGAAGTAGTAATACAACTTTGTAAAGAAATACTACCACGTGTAAATAACACGTTTTGCGCATACAAAGAAGTAGAACGTGAATACTATGATAAAAATGATCAGGATAAAAACAAAAAGCTTAAAATGAACGAAATAGAGGATATAGCAATACTAGGCTCTTCCCATAAACGTTTTGGATACAATGAGCCTATAGAGTTTGATTTTGGTATATATTACGAAATGTTTAATGGCACTGATAAACGTATCGTAAAATGCGCCGTGCCAATAAAGCGGTACACATTTAGTCTTATTGCGAAATGCGTCACATACTACCTAACTCACCCTAAACTCTATATATAGGGGCGTTATGGTGGCGACGCCTGTACGTTCCCGTCGTGCCACTGAACTAGACTAAACAGGCATGATCTTTAATTTATTGATATAAACATACACAGGTGGGTAGTGTTACGATAACCTGTGTAGATAGGCCGCCAATTAACAATGTGGTTTAATCTTTTGGTTTATATCAATCCGGTAAATACGCTAGGTCAACCTAGTAGGCCGTGTAAAAACACGGGGTATATTGGTGTATATACGCATGTATAGGGCGTATGTCCATGTGTAGCGAGAGCAGCACGCATGGAGTGCATTACGGGGTTATAACCGTACCAATATATCAATGCAATAACATATAGGGTTGCTTAAATACTTGTATGTTATATGTATTAATTAAAATAACAACCCTTACAAGGGTATTTTGTGCGGTTAAATTAACGGACAAAGTGCGCCTTGTCGGTACGTATCACGGGAAACGTATGTGCGTATTTGGCAGGCTTCGTTGTCGGCAAAGGGACAAATACAAATTAATTGACGGGCGTGCGGGCGTATTGTCCACCGGCTTACCGTTTCTTATTGGTGCCATTTAAAACGAATAAATTATGTATAGGAGAAAATTTGACAATCTGAATAGAAAGCTAGCACTTAAAAAAGAAAAGGCTTTAAACGCTGCAAGAAAGTCTCAAATTGAGTTCTATGTTGAGCTTACCAAAGAGCTATACAAGTCTAATAAATTAGATTGTAGTAGGGAATCTGATAAATGTAGGCGGAAACGTGTTAGTTACATGGCAAACAAATTACGACAGTAGTCGTTTGTTTTTATTTGATTTTAAAGTTTGTGCCCTTTCGTACTGTAGTGATATAGGACGGAAGGGCTTTTTGTGCCTATCATTTTACAAAATGATAGCATATTAATATGTTTCGCTTACACATAAAAGTGTTGAGGCGGCAAATTTTAAGCCTTGACCGAAAATGTGTAAGTAAAATGCTTTATTTAGCATCATTTTGTATACATATATATCCATGCGGACGGGTATATACGGGTATATTGTGCCCTTATGTATGGTTTTGCGCTTGAATCGATCCTAAAAGGTATATAATAGGCGGTACTTATTGTATATTTTTTATCTATATCTAGGCTTGTCTTCCTTTAGAGGTAGCTCTAGGGGTTGATATATATTATTTTATTGATACTCAATTAATTGTATTATTTGCGTTCAATTTTAAAATCGTGGTTACTTATTGTATATTTTTATGGGTGTATTTATATATTTGGTGCTTACCTTGTTTTGTGGGTATATGGCGTTTGAGTTGGGGCGGTATGTTATAGCTACGGGCGACGCCCCTGCCTATAATCATAGTTTCTTTATTGGTTTTATTATCAGGCAAGTATATAAGGCAAGGGGGAACAAGGATCTCGACATCCTAGACTGAATCAGCGTTCCACGTGGAACAAAGTAGCGGAAGGTCTTGGGATTTCGTGGGGATTTGCTTGATGGGGAACCTCCAGACAATGATGGGGCACCTCCAGACAAGAGACAACAAACAAGAAAAACCTCCAGACAACAAACAAGAAAAATACCAACAAACAAGAAAACAAACAAGAAAAACCTCCAAACAAGAAAAACCTCCAAACAAGAAAAATCAAGCAAGGTGTATCTTCCGATCAAATGCAAAAGCTTACAAAAGGGATGGGGGGTAGATATTGTTTATTAGTATGGGGCGATGCGGAGGAAACCAAGGGGAACGGGCGGCGGCGATGGCGTGGGGTTTGCCCCGCTGGTCGTCCGTCTCCGTTCCCCTTTGGCGTTAGTGTAATATTAAAAATCTGATTGTGATATGACAAAAGAAGAAGCAAGGAACGTATTTGGCGGTAGTATAGTAAATAATCTGCTGTCGCTAGGGTCTGAGCCTACCAACGTGGTAAGGCAAGACGGGTTGATAGAATGGAAGAGTGATGGATATATAGAGGTAGGAGGCGTACAGGTATGGGCTTACTATTATTTCGAGGATGTTGAGGATGTTGATAGATGTGATTGGGAGGATCATATGGAGATAGAGGTAGAGGAATGTTGGATTTAAAACCGGTTGATGGTTGTGGAATAACACCAAGGGGAACGGGCGGCAGTGTTACGGCGTGGTAGGTCACGGGTGTCGGCTGCCGTTCTTTTCTTTGGCGTGGTAATATAAAATACTAATAATATGGACGAGATTATGAAATTACAAGATGAAGCGCTGCTTTATCTGCGTGATAATATTACAAAGGATGAGGCGTATTATATCCTTACGACCGATAAGGATATAATAGAGATTCTTATAGCTGATAAGAAGGACGGAAGCAACCGTATCAAGATTCTTGATACGGAATATACTGTCGAGAAGGATGATATGTTATTGTTATTCGATACTGATGGGATAATAGACGAATGTCTTTTGGTTGCCACATACATAGGGGTAAATATGTATTTTCGCAGGCAAGATGTCAACGCTATTTTGAATAACATCAACAGAGAGAAAGTTATGGAATATCCTTACATAGCTATTCAGTTAGATAATATACGAACTATAGAAAAACGTAGGGTTATTTTTGAAATCACCGGGCATAGGATAGATGATAACAAAGAGAAAATAGATTTTATGTTTGTTTATTTTATGGCTAGAATATTATGAGAGCGAGGAGGACTGTGAAGGAAAGAGATATTGTGAAGATATTGAGGATATGATATGAGAAGGATTATAAAAGAGAAAGACGATATCAAGGTATCTATATTTAGTGGGGATAGATTGGCTCGTGTTTTCATTGATTCTGGGTATAGGAATATAGCTATGGTGATAGCCGATTGCGGCAGAATAGCTAATGGTTGTTATCATATACATCATATTGAGGTGGTAAATATGGATAGGGGATGGTATGGTACATACACCTTATATGGAAGGAAAATAGATTAGTCGGATAGTGAACAACAAAGTTGGTAAAAGAGTGAAGGATATAGATTCACTGCCAAAGAAAGTGATTGAATTTATAAAATATATTACACAATGAACGAAATAACTTACAACAATTACGATTTGGTTGCTTTTGAACAGAATGGGGAAGAGGTAGTAGCCGTAACATTCTATAGGTATTACAAGAAGAAAGCTAAAGGTGAGGTTAATTATAGATGGAGAACCAGATGCCCGGAGCTGGTGGATAAGATCGTAAAACACCGTACCAAGGTGTTTACTGGTCAACTTATCCAATTAGCGAAGGCGTATGGGGAGAAAAGGGTTATAAAATATCAAAAGGAGGAGGAAGAGGTATGTCAAGATACGATAGAGACATAAAAGCCTTGGCGGGGCGGAAGGAATACCATGATCGTACGTGTGCGGATATGGTCCGGGGTCGGTTCCCGGCGCCTTGGCATAACTTAAATGTAAGTAGTATGGAAGATAATATTTTAAAAAGAGCGGCAGCGGAATTAAAAGGAGCCGGTTGCAGGGTTTTCGCATGGCAGGATGATACTTATAATAGAGGTTGGAGTAAGGGTGATTATACGATGTTGTATTACGCCTTCCCTGATTCACCCAACATCGGGTATCTGAGTCATGGGGAATATGGGATGAGCGTAGCGTATAGTAGAGCTTATATACCGAGCTGTGGAAGTGGATCGGGGTGTTGTGTCAAGGAGGAAGCTACGTTTGACCTTGAGACGGCGTTAGACGTGCTGAACGGGCCGTTACCTAGGTGGTGTAGGTCTTATGGGGTTTATCCAAAGCAGTACGATAATATTGATAAATGGTATAATAGCGATAATCATAACAAAAAATTATTTAAGGAGATTTGATATGGAGGTAAAAGATTGGGAAAATCTGGTTTTGAATACAGAAGTAGGATCACATTGTTTTGTTACGCTGATTGATAATAATGACATCAGTAGAGGTTACGCGCAGATCAGACGCGCAGAACATTTCGGGTATAATATCTGCTTCACTCGGTTATATGGGAATAAGTTTTATTTCGAAAAAATAGAGGAAGGACGTACGCAACAATACATCAATAGGAGAAAATAATATGGTGATAGAATTTGAGATATACAAAAACCGCAACGGGAAAGAGCCAAGAGTATTATGTGATAATGGGAAGTATGGTCGTGATGATTGAGGATGATAAAGCGGATGATTATATTATTCTTCGTTATAACGAAACTGGCAGGAGGAATATCAATGGTCAATCGGGTCTCGATCTTATGTTATCGATAAAAGAACGGGAACCAGAATTATGGGTTGTTGTTATATCTTACATGGATAACAAGGATAAGAGACAAAAGATGGTCTTGCCTAATTTTTTCTCAAAGAATATAAGAGGGAATATATATCTTCAAGGAAGCTCTAAATCAAGTGTATCATATTATGTTGATAAGTTAGAAGAAGATGGGTGCTTCGATGAACTATGCGAGAAGATAAGGGTAAAGAGAGATCGTATTTATAACATGGAAATAATATCACTATCAGATGACGAGGCGACAGTTTAATCAGTTGATAAATGAGCTAGACGGCAAAAGCCCGTTTATCGTATTACATAGGGATGCCGTTGCGCCTAGATACGTGGGCGTGGAGGTGTCGAAGGATGGGATGGTATACAGATATGCGATAATAGGGATAAACGATGAGTATGAGGCTAAAAAAGCCCTTATTTCGAAAATATTAGGCATAGCTAGTTACCTAAATGGCAATAAGCCCCTAAAAAAGGGTTAATTAGATGTATTTATGACCTGCGGCATCATATACGATATAATGCCATAAATGACGTTGTATAGAGGATATGTATGATAATATGATAGATAACGCATTCGTGTCTTGATATCATAATATAATGCCATTATATCCTCTTTTTGTATAAAAAAAGATAACAAATGATACAAACATATTGAATATGGATGAAATTAAGATAGGAGCTGAAATTGTATTAAATATAACCGGCAAGCATAATATAGGATATGCCAAAGGGGCAAAGTATATCGGGACGGTGTTAAGCGAGGATCACCGATCCCGTCTTTATGTACGGACAATAGGAATGCCTAGGGCTTGTATTGATGAGCGGGATGTAGAGTGGGTTATTGATCCAGATTGGGATTTTGATATGGATGAGGCGATCCCGAATCCTGTGGCAAGGGAGTTGTATAAGTTGATGGGTAGGTACGTTTATACGTTCGGTAGGTCTCATGAAAGTATCAATGGCTATATCGTGTACGAGTGTATGATGATGGACAGGGATTTAAGATATAATGTTATGTATGCGTTGCATGATCATGGATTTGAGATACGGCATATTGGTAGTTATTCTTGGTGGATGACCAATGAGAGGCTGATGTCCGAGGTAACATACACGGAGGGGGATATTCATATAATTGTTCATGAGTGTATGGAAGATTATGTGGATAATGTGAAATTCGGGGAGGAGTTTTATAAAAACAAGGGAACGTGATAAGATACTTACTTGTGATGGCGATGATAATATTGACACCACCAAAAGGGAACGGAGGCATGCCCCTCGCCCCTAAGCCGGCAGTGGTCGAGGCACGGGTATGGGACAAGCTGGCGGCCGCCCTGTCTTTCGTGGAGTCAAGGAATGACGATCGAGCGTATAACGCCACTTCCGGGGCTTTAGGAAGATGGCAAATGAAAAGGGTATACGTTGATGAGGTTAATAGGATATTGCGCCTTAAACGGAAGAAAAAGCGGTATAGATACGATGATAGGACAAATCCTGTCAAGGCTAGGGAAATGTTCGAGATATATCAATCTCATCATAATCCTAAAAAGGATATAGATTGGGCTATAAGATTGCATAGGGGACTACATTCCCCTAAATATATTAAGGAGGTTAAACGTAAATTAAGGGAATAATATGAATCGTGAGGTATTAATAAGTATCATTAATAGAGGTAGAATAAGGTTTATCCCAGTAAGAAGATGTCCCTTATGCGATGAATATGTAGGATATAAATTCGTTAGGATGTGTGATGGAAGTATGATACCGGTATTTTCTAGCGGATGTAGGTGTTGTGGCATAAATAATGGGACGCTATCAGAAAGGACTTGGGATGAGGTGCTTGATCTTGTCAAAACGGTACAAAATAAGCCTATGAATGAGAGAACGGAGGAAGATGAATTTATATTAAATAGTTTAATATAAGGAGGTATTGTATATGAAATGGGTGATAATAAAAGGGGTTAGATATCCTATCTCCGTGGTGTCAGCCTTCGCTGCGTATTACGGGGATAATCCCTTTTTGAAGATAAGGATAAGAAACAAATATCACATAATTTATTTTGATAATATGGATTATCTGAATATTCAGATAAGGTATTTGATTAACAACTATCCTGACTTCGTGCAGATAGGAAATTGGTATATATCCAAGAAGCAGGTGATGTCGTGGGGGCCCAAGGGGCAGGCCGTGGACGGATCGGGCTGGGTTATATCCTTCACCCTGTCCTTTGGTTTGGAGAACAGTACTCAAATTAAGTTCGACAAGGAAGAGGAGTATCAAAGAGCTTTAGATAGTTTAAATGAGAAGTTCAATGTAATATTATGAGTTGTATCATGAAACCCATGATACTTAGAGGAGTATTGAGACTGATAGCGATCAAGGCAAATGATGTTGTTTAATTAAAAAATAAATTGTTATGGAAATAAGAGAGCATTTATCGGTTTATCTAGAGAGTGGATATCTTTTTGACGATATGTCAGGAAAATTAAAGTGGTTTGAGATTGATAAAATCTTGATCAGATTTACGGGAGAAACATCCAAGATGTCATGGGTGGCGTTACCGGTGGAGCCGGCGTATATGGGTAGGCGGTCGGGGAAGACAAGGCGCAGCCCTTGCTCGTTGGCTTGGTTGAGTAATAAAATAACATATAAATACGTAAGAAAATATGAGTATTAAAGAAGGAGATATGGTATCTATAAGACAGGATTTTATCAATCGATATAAAAATGTGCAAGAATCCATCATAAAGGCAATGGATAAGGCATTGGAGCGGGCAATAGGGAACAAGGTAATAGATTTCGAGAAGTGTGAAGGCAATTATTTGGACGTCTATCCTCTTATCGGGGCGGTACTTCAAAGGGAATCAAGGGAAATACTTGGCGGGGATATAGACAAGAGCATATCAAGAAAAATAAAAATGAAGGTGTCCAGATACAGGAAGGATTACAGGATTTGGATAGATTACGCCGGTGGATGTAAAATGGGGACTCTGCCGTGTGATTGCGTGGTATTTGTATTCGTGAAAGACAGTTTTTAATCGAAAAAAAATAAAGGAGGATTTAATATGGAGTATCGAGATTTTATATGCCCCTACGAACTTGCGCTAAAATTACACGAGCTTGGCGTAAATTTAGAATCGGAATTTTATTTCGTGAAAGAAATAGAAGAGAGAGAATCGAATATGGTTCCAATTATACTAAAGATAATAAAATATATATATAACAATGAAAACCTTGTTCCGGCCTATACAAGCCATGAGCTTGGAGAGATATTGCCGAATATTATAAATATCAGCAAGTCGAAGATATGGGATGATTGGTTGCAGCTTACGCAGTATTTCCCGAATAGGGATAGTAGATATTACGAAGCCGCCTATGTTCGTTACAATGCCTACGATTCGCCAACAGAAGTATATAGCGGATTTGGGGAAACAGAGGCGGAGTCAAGGGCGATGCTTCTCTTTGATTTGTTGGAAAAGAAGATATTGACACCTGATGATTTGAATTTAAATGGAACGAGGAGGTTAAAGTAATATGATTATGGATGATAATAAGATAATAGAAGCGGCTAAGTTAATAGCCAACTCCTCAGCGGCCTTGATAGAGGCTATGGGGATGATGACAACAATGATAAAGTTGATGGGGTGAACGTTTATTACGACCAGATAGACGAGGTAGTATATCTGGTTAAAATCATATTAGAAGAAATGGAGGGAAAAGATCATGGGGAAAGCAGTTAAAACAGATATGGAATATAGGGAGATATTGGAGAAATCATTATCAGCTATCCAATATCTAAGGATACATGGATTCTCGACATACATGGAATCGGAGGGGATTGTAAATAGGATAATGATATTCAAGGATAAGAATGAGTTGATGAGGGAAATATCTAATCCGATATCAGAGAAAATTGAGGAGATAGCGAGGGAATCAATGAGCGATCTCATCGAGAACGCCAGCGAGAAGAAATATAGATTCAGGCTAGATTATATGGATGATGAGTTGACGGTGGATGAGTTTATAAGAGGTAGGATGAAGAAAGTTGTAGACGGAGGTATTGGGACAATGATAGAATCAAGAGCTAAATCTTTTGTTAATGAGTTAAGGAAAAGGTATGATATGGCGTTCGCTACCTTTATCGTGGATAATATGAGAAAACAAAATATGTTGAAGGAAGATAAGATAGCTGAGCTGTTAAAGGATAATCCAAATGAGAAGTAGGGAAGATGCCAAAGGAAGGCGGCGATCGGTGCTCATGACGCCGCCCGTACCGGAGAAGGTCAGGGTATTATCCCCAGCATGGTATAGGGCGGCGGTGGAGTTTCAGGGCAGACCGGAGCAGGAGCGACTAGCCTTTTGCTCGTGGTGTTGTTGTTGTGGAGGGTGTAATTTGTGCGCGGATATAAGCAAATACAACATAAAAGGACTTAAAATATATGGAGGATAGTAATATGGAGATGGAGGAACTTAAAAATAAGTATAGTTTTTCCGATGGGTTGATGGAGAATTAGCCGGCGTTAAATTCGAGGCTCATATGAATATGACTACAGTGGATCCGGCGAACATAGTATCTTTCGTGAAGAACAATTATCCAGACGTGATAAGGCATGTTCCGGATATCAATTTTTACCAACTTATAAGAAAAAAGAAATGTCTTCCATCAAAAACGCAAAGATATTGCTGTTCAGAAAAAAGCTGATGGAATGAAAAAAGTCAATTAACCATTAATAATTATTATTTAATTCAATTCAAAAACAAAATGTCTACTTTTGTAGACACATAAAAATTGCATATATGAAAAAGAGTGAGTTTGTAAAGGAGTTAGAGAAGATCATCGATATGGTTAAGACCGAAGATGATAGTAACTATGAAGTCTCGGTAATGAACATTGAGATGAATTTGGAAGTAGAAGCCGATGTTATGACTGGTATGGATGATATAGATTTTACCTGCCTTATGAGTGAGGTTTATAAACAAAAGGCGATAAAGGCTATAATGATGGAGAAGGATGACGATGAAGACAATTAATGAGATGACCGATCAGGAGATATATGATCTTACTGACGAGCAGATAGATAGATTGATCATAACAAGATGCGCTAAGGAGGGTGTTAGGTTTGTGGACGAACCTCCAGTTATGAAGACATACGACTACAAACCTATTTCTCCATCTAATTTCTTCTACCTTTTAGAAGGATTGAGCATAGCTGTTTTTAATCAGGATGATGCTATTAAAATAGCTAAGTTCTTAAGTAAGTTTGATTTATACAAGACTACATACGATTTCACTATATCCAATGAGAAGATATATAATAAGTTGGATATAATCAATATCAAACATATTCCAATGTTTGATACGAAAGATGAGGAGTCCTACAAATCTATAAAGGATAAGAATAATAAGATTGAGGAGGAGTATAAAGATCAGGTGGATAAATACAAGAAGGATATAAAAAGAATGAGTGAAATCCATGCCGAGATCTGGTCGAAGGTAATCGATGTAAGAAATAAGATTGATCATATGAATCATCTTAGATTCCTTTTTGTAAAGGAATATCTTCCGTTGGTGGATCATGACACGAATACGGCTATGACGTTTTTTAAGAAAGCTTATGATGTGGATGATGATACGGAAAGATATATTCGTGAAGGGATAAAGGATTACCCATTGTTTAACAACAACATAGATTAATAAGATGCACAATTGGTTTAAATGTACGGTTTCTTATGAGACCGATGCCGAGAATGGCATGAAGAAGAAGGTTAAGGAAGAATATTTAGTAGATGCTCTTTCTTATACCGAGTGTGAAGCTAGAATCATAGAGGAGATGAAACCGTTTATCTCCGGTGAGTTTAGTGTTGATATCAAACGATTCCGGATAGCGGAATTATTCGCCATGGATGGAGACCGGTTCTATAAGGTCACGGCTGATTATATTACGATAGACGAGAAATCGGGCAATGAGAAACGCAAGGCGTTTAACTACATCGTTCGGGCCAATAACCTTGATCATGCCAAAAAGAATTTCGAGGAAGGCATGAAAGGAACCATATCAGATTTCGTTGTCACTTGTATCAAGGAAGAGAAGAAACTAATGGACTTCTACGAGTTTGATGGTAAGATCAGGAATCCGGAGAAACATGAAGATAGTAAGCAATAAAACTAGCTATGAGACCACATCATCCGTCGCCGAGAAGTTGATGGAGATAAGCAAGATGGAGGGTACGATTTATCGTATCCTCACATTGTCTAACAAAACTTATCTAGCTTCTAAATTAGGATATAGCAGATCGGGGTTCTATAAGAAGATACAAAACAGGAGTTTTAATATCCGGGAACTAGCTCAGATATTCGATACGATTATCCATTTCAAGGATCAGGATTGGACGAAGGGTAAAATAGATAGGCTTAAGAGATATAGAGCCATGAGCCTCATGGAGTTTAATAAAAGTTATAAAAAGAAAAAAGCATGAAGGGTAGGATGTTACCATGTGAGAGGTGCGGCAGGATGGTAGCCATAAGGAGCAAGGGGTTGTGCCCTGCGTGCCGGGCTAGGGAACTACCGCCAAAGGGAAGGACGGCGATACGGGTGAAGGCCAAGCCGAAGGGACGAAGCCTCAGCATCTTTTTTGGCGCTCATGTGGCAAGATTAAGTATGGTAAGAAGATCCCTTACTGGGATGTATATACCATGCCCCGGAGTAGGCAATATATGCCACTTATATCCTAAACGAAAATATAAGTCTGTCGCTGAGGATAATGATAACATTATCTACTTGACAGCTGATGAGCATACAAGGTTTGATTATCTATTAGATACGATGGATTTTGACCGGCTTTTAGAGGAGTTCGGTGACACATGGCTTTTAGTGGCCAAAAAGATGAGGGATCTCGCACCTAAAGTCGAGGAGGATGGTAAATTAAAAACCAGATTATTATTATGGATAGAAGAAAACAAAGATTACTTCTAGCTCTCGGATACGAGGCTATAAGTGACATGATATATAATAACGGAACGATTATGGAAGTCATAAGCGATCAGGAATCGTTTGATGACATGAGAATCCGTTTATCTAAAAGACATCATATGGTCATCACGGATGATGGAGTGGTAATAAAGGCGAGTTTTGATAAAGAAATGAATGAGCATGCGCCATCATATTACTGGCGATCATCACTTCCAATATTAAGGGCATATCATACAGATCCTAAATTTACCGCATTCTTTGGCATATTAGACGTTTTATCAACGGTTCCGAAGGAAGATATCTATGAGGGAGAAAAGCCTGTTGACGAGCCTAAGAAAGAACCTAAGGAGGAGATAGAAATTGAGTATGATCTGGAGACTGAGCAACAGTATTATGCCGCTGAATGGATAAAGGATATCCCGACACCTGTGTTATATAGAATGACTGTCGCCGGCAAACGTGTGTATTATGAGATGGATGTTGATGGGTATCCTATCATATACGATGGAGCCACTAACAATATCGCCAATGGGTATTGTGATACGTCCGGAGCCTTGGAGAAGTGGAAGAATGAGATGAGGCTCAAGGGTAAGGATCCTGATGAGTACGCTAACTACAGGGCTGATCTGGGTACTATCATGCATTATCTATTTGGGTTGTATCTGACCGGGGTTAACATAAAGCTGATCCCGACATGGATCAGGAAGGTGGTCAAGGAAGCCAAGCTAAGAATAGACAAGTATAGGATGGAGCGGATATTAGTGGATAACATTGATGAACTGATAGAGGATCTGATATCATTTGCCATATTCTGCAAGGAAAGACATGTAAAACCTGTATTGATCGAAAAGATGTTGAGGTCAAGGAGATTGAAAGTAGCTTCTTCGGTGGACGCAGTGGTGGAGATGGATGGCGAGCCGGAGATGGTGGAGATAGAGGTCGAGACAGGAGAGTTCTATAAGACGGGAGCCAAGAAAGGTCAGCCTAAGACGGAGAAAAAGAAGATAAAGAGATGCAGGAGGATATTCGCTATATTGGACTTCAAATCAAACAGGAAAGGCAATTTCTATGACGAGTATGCTTTCCAACTTGAGTTATATAGAAGAATGATATTAGAGAACTATGGAAAGATATTGGAGATAGAGGAGATATATAACTTCGCTCCGGGTGATCCTACCGCAAAGACCAGCCAATATAAGTTGAAGAGACAGACTGACAACCCTATATTGAATATGGCTACCGTAGTATATCTTCAAGGAAAGTATAAGTTCGAGAAAACTAATTATACGGTTACATCAAGAATCGGATCCTTAGATATAGAAGGCGAGTTTGATGTTAATAAGTTGGTAAGGAAAGAGCCGCTGAGGGACTATATATATAGAGTCATGAATGAGAGGAGAGGGTGATGGAATTTAGGGAGTTCAATAAGAGCGTTCATCGGTATGAGCTGGATCATAGCAAACCAAGGAGGAAGCTGACGTGCCCGCAATGCGGCAAGGATAAGTGTTTTACGCCGTACGTGGACGTAACCACCGGTCGGATCGTTGGAGAGCAGTTTGGGGTGTGTGATCATAAAAATAAATGTGGTTACTTTAAATATCCAACAGGGAGCGAACTTGGGAACAATGATCTTTTTACCGATTCAAACAAAGTATTAAGGAGGTACAGACCTCCTATGGATCCGGATATAGCCAACTGCATTCCGGTAAGCAAGATGTTTGAGACGCTTAATCCTTTCGAGACATCCGATCTTCAGGATTATCTATCCAATATCTTCGGATCGTATCATACCAATAGGGCTTTTAGCTTGTATAAGGTGGGGATGATGAGATTAGGGGACTGGGGTAAGTGCTGTGTGTTCTGGCAACTGGATAAGAATTGGGTAGTGCGGACCGGGAAGATAATGGACTACGGGCCTGACGGGAAGAGGGTAAAGGTTCCCATGGATCATGTATGTTGGGTGCATATACTGGACGGTCAGGATTACCTGCTTAGGCAATGCCTGTTCGGGGAGTTTCTTATCAACTTCTATCCCAATGACGCTCCGGTGTATATAGTAGAGTCAGAGAAGACGGCTGTTATCTGTAACATCGTGTACCCTAGTAGGTTGTTTATGGCCTGTGGCGGTATCCATATGCTGAAAAGGGAGATGATAGAGACATTGGGTAGGAGGCGGATAGTCCTGTACCCGGATAAGGGCGACGCTTTCAACGAATGGAGAAAGAAGGTAGACAAGGATATGAGGGGGATGAATATAGAGATAAGTAATTTTCTAGAATCAAAACCCAATATAAATGAGGGAATGGATATAGCGGATTATTTTATTATTAAACAAATTTACAATGGCAAAGGTAGTTGACAATTACAAGAAATTCAAGGTGCTTGAAATAACAAGACAGGAGATGATGGATAAGCTCACCAGATATAGGTGCTTAGGTATTTGCGATATGTGTAACAGACCTACATCCGTGGGCTATTATGTAGCAGTAATCAATCAATGGATGTGCGAGGACTGTTATAATGATTTCATCAAATCAGTTGACAGGTATGAGGAGGATATGAGAATAGAGAACAGGAATTTTAATAGATTCTGTGATCTATTTAATGTCAAAATACAAGAAAAGGCATGAGAGAGCTATCTTTAGCCCAGAAAGCTATGTTAAACGGATCCGTATGCCCGTATTGCAAGGCCCCATCCACTATGATAAATACGGTGGAGGGAAAGCAAGTTGGGTGCGAGAAGTGTGGGGCTTGGATGAGATCCGATTCTACGGGTAAACCTGTAGGTAGGTTAGCCAAGCCGGATCTCCTTAGGTCTATGGATATGGTAATGACCGAGATCAACGTATTCTTAATAAAAACAGGACATGATAGACATTATCTTTACAAAGAACTATCCGGTGAGCTTATGATACCGGAGGAGCATATATCCCCTTACAAGATGTCTTTGCCATCATTACTTAAAATCATGAGACATATCAAGACATATAGTGATAATCGGATACAGATATATGATGGAGGGAGGGGGAATAACTGCCCTAGGCATAAGGCGATAGCGATAGGCGGTAGCGCATGCCACGGATGTCCGGAGCATCTATTCCATGTAGTGGATAAGGTAACTGACTTGGTGGTGTGTGACGCTGACATGAGTTACGGTGATTACAAAAAATAATTATTAATAAAAATTGACAGAGCATGAAAGTAATTTTCATTCACAAACAGACAGGGTTTTATGTAGGAGGATCAGTGTTTAACAAGACATGTGGTTTTTACAAATGCAGAGATAAGATGATAGAAAAAGGCATAAGCGAGGATAAGGCCAACATGCTTATTGATATAATAGGTCCGCACTTATGTGTGTGGGAAATAAAAGATGGGGATGATCCTTACGAGAGCATGAGAAGCAGACTCGGAGATAAAGCCTCATATTTAGATGGAGAGGATATTATCGTAGAGGATTATAATTATGATGAGGAGGACGAGGATGGGGAGATCGACTGAATATTACAGAACACATCCGGAAGCCAGAAAGAAGAAGGCTGAGACGGATAAGAAGATCAACGCCAGACCTGAGCAGAAAGCCAAGAGACGGGAGTTGGGTCGCAAGAACTACAAGACCGATAAGCTAAAGGGTAAGGCTTATCGGAAGGGGAAGGATCTATGCCATACGGCTAAGGGGTTAAAATATAAATCAAGATCAGCTAACAGAGGATCTAAATCCGATACGGCTGGCGATAGAAACGCAAGAGGATGAGTGAGGATAGGATATGGAGGTCATCCAAGGAGATTATCATGGATGCCTATGAGAGGATAAGAAAGTATCAGTCGGGAGAGCTTCTCCCGGCTCGTACTGGATACGCTTATCTTGACAAGGCGTTACTGGGCGGGTTCTACCCACAACATGCGGTGGCTATAGGCGCTAGGCCCGGAGTTGGCAAATCTTATATGGCGCAAAAAATCATGAGCAATGTGATGAATGTCAATATCAATCCACAGGCAGATGATTATGTATGGTTAAGATGTGAGTTTGAGATGAACCCAGAAGATTTGATGTTACGTTCACTATCAAAAAAAATGGGGAAAGACATACAAGATATACTCCTTAACGAGATGTCAGAAGATGAGGTAAAAGAAATGCAGAGATGCCTCAAGGAAGAGAACTCTAGCAGAATAACATACATCCCTAAACCATCAACCGTAGATGAGCTTCAAAACTTTCTATGGAATGAGTATATGCCAATAAACAAGGATAAGAAAATGGTATTCGTGTCTATAGATCATACGGCTCTAGTACAAGGTTCAGGAGACGCCAAAAGAAATATCGACTCGTTGATAACCATGTGTAATATCGCTAAAAGAACTTTTCCTAATATTTTCTTTCTTATAATATCCCAACTCAATCGTGATATCGAAGGACGGCGGGATCCAAAGGATCATATGCCAAAGCAATCTGATTTTTATCAATCAGATACATTGGGACAGTTATGTACGGCTATGGTAGCGTTAAATATACCGAAAAGATACGGGTACTCCTCATACATGCAATTTCCGCAAGGATGGTATCCTAATCTGGAACGTTTCAAGAGCGAGTCAAGACGATCCTTCCGTGTGGATGGATTATTGTTCCATCATATCGTAAAGGTCCGTCAACGGTCATTAGAGGAGATTGATGCGATACATGTAGATATCATGAAAGGATATGAGCGATATTATCCTGATGGAGGGGTGGTGCGCCAAGAAAGACCGGGAGGCTCGGACGCCCCAGTGGGTAGCGGCAAGCCGGACACGACTGTGGTGACGCTACCGCCCCCGCCTCCCAGTATCCCGTTGGAGCAACAATATATACCGCCCAGTGATGATTTCAATGTAGTACATGACGAAACACCTTATTAAGCATGAGATTGAGAAAAAATTTTTTGCTTGTCATCATAAAAGGGATGGAGATGTTATTAAAAACCAATTTCTCCACCGAAAACAAGATGGGCATACGAGAGATCATATCCTCATTAAAGGAAATGGCCGAATACAGTATCAGGTATATCATAAACCGGGACAGGGAGAAGGAGATCATGAGCATCTGTGATGAGGTATCCAATAAAGTACAGGAGTATAAAAGAATGAACGATAACTCAATGGTATTGGAATTGGAGAACTTGAAGCGGGAGGTAGTGGCGGTAGAGGATCTTCTTAGCTCTTACAAGGGCGTTCTTGACGCCGAGCTGGTGATAGCCGAGGATGATATCAGGATCATACGGGATAAGATAGCTATAAGTTTGAGGGAGGACGGGACATGCAAGAGCATGACTGACGCCGATAAAAGGGCTAGGGTGGACGTAAGATACGAGAGGGCGTTAGAGGATTATCGAATCCTTCTAAGATGCGCCAATACGGTTAGGGCTAAGATGTCGGTTGTAGGGCATCTTAACCAATCTATAAATCAATCTATATCAGTTGGTAGGGTTGGTATGGCTAATGAATCTTATACAGTAAAACAATATGAAAAAGGGAAAGAGATTATCGAAAGCAGACGCCCTTAGGGTGTTGAGAAGAGCTTACAATCTAATAAAGAATGATAATTATGCGTTTATATGCATAGCAATAGAAAGGACAGCGGTTGAATTATCACTTGCTGAAAGATCATGTGTGGCGTGTTATCTTATACCAGAACTGAAGATGTTCAAACCTGTAAACAGAAAAAATGGAGATTTTTGGTTTCATTCATCAAAGAAAAACATAAGGTTACATATAATAGATATATATAACGGAAATGATCATCCCGATATAGTCGAGAGGGTAGCCAGAAAGATTAGGTCAATATTTTAACTTATTTACATATGTATATAAATTTTGAACAGATGATGACATCAGGATTAACGATGTCTGATGTTGGATATCTTTTGATGATCCGGCAAAAAGAAGAGATGGCTAACACCATTCCAAAGGAGAAAATAGATAGTTATAAAGCATCTGGTTATATTGAGCTTCAGAAGAATGGGAAGTGGAAGATAACGCCAAGGGGAGGATCGCTGCTGATGCTGATAGAGACACCCGGTCTGACACCGGAGGTCGAGGGGATCCGGGACCGTATCGTTGGGGTATATAACGATACGGGTAAGGATACAGGAGCTATCAAGGAGGTGGAAAAAAGGCTTATCTGGTTTGTGGCTAACACCAACTTCAAGGAAGAACCTATAGTAAGGGCCGTAATATCTCACATAGATCTTAAACGTGAATATACGATGAGATTGGATAACTTGATCTGGAAACCATCAAATGTGTATAGCGTGCATATGAGTTTATCGGAATCAACGTTATTCGATACGATCATAAAAATGTATGGCATGACGTCTGACTTGTATCTTAGGGAGAACAAGAACAAGGAGCTGGCATGGTTGTTCGCCATAAGCCGGCTTCCGGATCCCCCAAAGAGAATGGATAAGGAATACGCTATCACAGGCGATGTTAAGATGGATATCGAAAGGATATCGGATATAAAAAAAGAATTAGGTAGAAGATTGAAAATGTCGATTTAGATTATGGAAAAGGATAAATTATTGAGAATGATAAAAGAGGTGATATTCGAAAAGGTAGGTGAATTTAATGGGCTTAATCATCCTGAATCGATAACCAATAATGATGAGCTGGGCGTGGATATGGCCTTGGATTCCCTTGATTTCGTGGAAGTCGTAATGGAAATGGAGAAGAGAACTGGTAGATGTATACCTGATGAAGTGCTTGATGTCAAGCCTTATTACGAATTGACGGTAGGAGAGCTTACAAATATGTTGTACAATTATTTAAAGGATTATGAAAAGAGATGAGTTATTGGAGATAGTGAGGGAAGAGATATTCGAGAAAATGCATGAGTTCAATTACATTAATAATATAGAGGTAATTGACGATGTAAGAGAAGACAGTAATTTGTCATCCGATCTAGCTATGGATCCATTTGATTTATTAGAGGTATTGATAGGGATTGAAAAAAAGATGGATATAAGGATATCGGATGATGTCTTTGGCGATAAATCTGTCGATGAACTAACTGTAGGGATTTTTGTGGATATGTTGTACGATTGGCTTGAGAGTAAGTAATGGACTTCGGATATGATGATTGGGAAGAGGGGCTAGAGACCCCTCTTGTCGATGATTGCGATGACGATTACAACGAGGAGGACGAGTATGATTTCGGCTAAAGAACTAAGGATAGGGGATCTTGTAAAAGACAAGGCTGGCAATATATGGAGAGTAGGGTGCGTTACTGGTATGCGTAATGAAAGTAAGTCATTGATCCTTGAATGTGAGGTTGATGATGGGATAATGAAATGGTATTCCGGGGAAGATGATGTCATACCTATTGAGATAGATGATAATATACTTGATACTATCTATTTCAAGCGTGATAAGGGGCGGGATGTATATCGAGGCTATGGAATATCTATAGAGATTTTTAATGATGGGTATTATCTTGGGCTTAGGGATCTGGAAGACGATCTAAGCGATCCTATTCAGATTAAGAATCTTCACCATGACTTATACGGACATGACATAAAAATAGATAAGCTTTATGGTAATACCGGAGAATAACTTATTATGTAAGGTTATAAACGGAGAGAAGGTTCTCGCCGCCTCTTACTCGCAGATAGACACGTTCATCCAGTGCCCATATAAATGGTATAAGACTTACGTGGAGGGTCACAGATCCACGGAAAAGCACGAAGCTACGTCTTATGGTACGGTTATCCACCAGACAATGGAGTATTTCTTCAAGAACGGATGCAGACCTTCTTATGAGGATATGAGTAAGGCTTTCAATTACTACGCCGATATAGAACAGATCCCTTTTGATAGCGTAAAATCCCAGATCGAGTCTATGCAACATGCGGCTAGGCTAATAAGATGGATTGTGGGGTTGTTTGAGAAGGATGCTGCTGGCAATTATAAGAAGGCATGGTCTGATCTTACGCCAATGGAGAAGGTGGTCCGGGGGTCGAGACCGGCCGGCGTGGAGGAGAGCTTCGTCCTGCCCTATAAGCTACCCAAGCCACTTACCTTGGATGGCGTGACGTACGATAAGGTACATATCATAGGATCGGTGGACTGGCGTGGAGAGTATAAGACAAAGGACAGGATAGCCATGTATACGATAGACTGGAAGTCCGGGAGAAAGTTATTCGATGAAGACAAGCTGCTTCATAATCTCCAGCATCCGATATACGCCTTCTACATACTGAGAAAGTACAAGGTATTGCCGGATATGTGCAGCTATTTCTTTACCCGCATGCTGGACAATCAGAACGTGAAGGTAGATAAGGAGAAAGTAGAGAGATCTGTCAAGGAACTTAACGATATTCTCCTTGACATGTATGATTTCGAGACAAATAAAATAGATAGCTATCAAGCTCACGTTTGGGACGATGCCAAACAAGGGTATAAGTACGAGAAGCGCTACCTCATGGGACGCCAGCCGGCCTGCCTTGAACCCCGCCCCAAGCCCTTGTGTTTTTGGTGCGATTTCTCAATCCACAAACAAAACACATGTAGGTATTCATCGGATTGGGATGAGTCAAAAAGAAAGAATAAAAAAGATTGACTTTATTAAAAGGCCTAGGTAAATATCTAGGCTTTAATTATATTTGTACCAATAAATAAACGATTATGGATAAAAACGAAAGAGAAAAACAGGTATTGGATCTTCTGATGTCTAGAAAGGATATCAGGAAATTGGTAGAGAAATCAAATGAATGTTATTCTAAAATGGATTTCGTTAATGCCATGAAATGCCGGCAGGAGATAAAGGATATCGTAGACCGGGAATCGAAGATCATGTTGACAAAAAGCGAGTCTTTGGTGAGTTTGATGAACAACGCTGATAATGAATATAAATTCAATATGTTGGTATGGCTACATTCCATGATGTGTATGGCAGATGTGTTTAACGGGATATTGGAGGATTTCAAGGATGGGGTAAGGAAAGCCAATGGCAACTCTAAGTTCGTTAAATTCGATAATCTGGATCGGTTGATGACAGAATGCAAGAAGGAGATTGATTACCTAATGAAAGGTACAAGTAAATCGTTTCAGATATCTTTCGCCGTAAGAAGCGATGAGTTAAGGGAGATGATAGAGAATATGGTTGGAGACAATATCCGAGAAGGGTATGACATATTCAAGGAAGAGGCTAAGATGACCAAAGAGACAGACAGGAGCAAGATAGAGGAATTTAATAAAAGGCTGGACCATGAGTAAATTTGATGTAAAGATAGGTGATATAGTTCATACCCAGATAGGAATAGGAGAGGTGATAGCCATAAGCAAGACCAAAGAGACTTTGATGGTAAAAATGGACGATGGGCGGGAATGTGCGATAAGACTAGAGTACGTGAAAGACGTTTTTGATAACTACAGAGATGACATATAAATTAAGGCCATATCAAGAGGAGTGTGTTAAAAGTATCTCCGATTACATAAACTCTGATAGACATGATCCGGTATTGATCATAGGTCCTGTAGGTTGCGGTAAGTCGCTTCTGATAGCAGAAGCGGCTAGATTGATGGGAGATAAGACGCTGATTTTACAACCATCAAAAGAATTGCTGCAACAGAACCACGACAAGATAACGTCGTATGGCATACCGGCTACCATCTACTCCGCTTCCTGTGGCAAGAAAGAGCTATCTAACATGATATATGCCACGTTAGGATCTATCAAGAAAGTTGTTGGTCAGCTTAAGGAGATGGGAATCAGAAACGTATTGATAGATGAGGCTCATGCCGGATACAGTCCTGAGGATGGCAGTGAGTTCATGACATTCATGAATGAGCTGAAGCCGAGAAAGGTGATAGGGTTTACAGCCACGCCATGTAGACTTAAAAACATGTCGATAGGACAGACATCATATTCCCAACTTAATTTCATCACTCGTATGAGACCGGTGTATTTCAAGAATCTGATTCACGTGATACAGGTAGAGGAGATGATAAGGCAAGGATTTTGGACGCCTCTTAAGTATGAGACATGGGATTTCAATGGAGATGCCCTTAAACTCAATTCTAACGGCTCCGAATATACGGCTGAGTCTATTAGTGAGGCGGTGAGAAAAAATGGCTTAAACAACCTTATTTTGCGTCGATTGATGGTATTAAAAGACGTATGTAGATCTATACTGGTGTTTATGGATTCTGTTGAGAGCTGTAATACTGCCGCCGAATGGATAAACGCCAAGATATGTGCCGGCATGGCGGAGGTGGTTCACGGAGGCACGCCAAAGAAACAGCGGGAGGCTATAGTCGAGGGGTTCAAGTCGGGTAAGACGAAGGTAGTGTTCAACTATTCCGCCCTCGGTACGGGATTCGATCATCCGGGTCTGGACTGCGTGATAGTAGGGAGACCGACGTTCTCGTTCTCATCGTATTATCAGTGGCTTGGAAGGGCAGTCCGTATAAAAGACGGAAAGGATAGTGCTTTGGTCGTTGATTGTTGTAACAACTCGTCAAGGTTCGGTGATATAAGGAAACTTAGTATAGAGAACTACAAGGGGTATGGATGGGGAATGTTTATCGGCGATAAGCTAATAACTAATATCCCGATGGGGGATAAGGTAACGAAAACAGATCTGGATATCAAAGCCGCCAAGAAAGATCGTAGGAGGGGGCTGGCGCAGGGCGTAACCGCCGCCCCTGTTCCCGGAAGGCCGGATCATCCCCTTGGCTCTACGTTAATGACATTCGGCAAGTATTGTGGATGGATGTTGCATTCGATCCCAGTATCGTACTTCAAATTCATAAACGAGACATTTGACTGGGATAATGACAGGAACAAGGATATAAAAGAATACATAGATTTTTTAATCAAAAACAACAGATTATGACAGGATGTATATATCATGAGGCTGATCTTGACGGAGTAATGTCAGCGGCTATAGTAAAAAAGTATTTCAAAGGGGACATTGATCTTCTTCCTTACAATTACGGCAAGGAAATACCTGACGTGAATAAATATGATAAGGTGTTTGTAGTTGACGTGTCATTTGGCGATAGAACGATATTCTTATTCGACGAATGGGAAGACAAGGGGATAGATGTCACATGGATAGACCACCATAAGACGGCGATAGAAGCTGTGAAGGAATATAATGTCAAAGGCAAAAGACGTATCGGAACGGCGGCTTGTGAGCTTACGTGGGAATATCTTTTCGATGATATCGAAACCCCTGACGTGGTAAAATTATTGAGCGCTTATGATGTATGGGATCATGATCGCTTCGAATGGAGTGACGTTCTTTCATTCCAATATGGGATGAGAGGGTATTGCGGGCTTGACGTTGACATGGTCAGGGAGGTGCTAAACAAGGCGAATGGCGAGTTTGTTTCTGATATGATAAGAAATGGCGAGGCCATAATAGAATATATCATCGAGAAAAACAGAGGAGAAATGAAGATGTTCTCATTCGAGGCAGATATATTTGGATACAAGGCGATATGTATGAATACTACGGAGTTTAACTCCACCACATTCGAGTCTATGTACGATCCTAGAAAACATGATTTGATGATGCCATTTTGCTGGAACGGCAGATTCTTCAGATGCTCGTTCTATACCACCAAGGAGGAGGTGGATGTCTCGGCGCTGGCACGCAAGGCCAACCCCGGTGGCGGCGGTCATAAGGCGGCTGCCGGCTTCCAGCTTAGCGTGGAGGATATGATGGGATTTTTGAAAGAAAGGAGGATATGATATGGTAGGGTTGATATTTATTATTATAATAATAGTAATCTCCTTTGCCATGATGATGGAGGGATGGGAAAAATATGATTCACAAAAGTTTTACACAGGATTGCTTGTAATAGGCATAAGTATCATAATGATATTTCCAATAATGCAATATAATATGGAGAATATGAAAAGCGTATACGAATTCAAGAAACTTAAAGAGATGAAGCTAGATGATTATGGATTCGGTCTGTTCGAGTACAATGGCTCTCTTTATTTCAAGGAGGCAGAGGGTGAGAGATGCTTTGATGTAAGAAGCGGGAATGAGGTTGTTATCGGTAAAGATAAGATTGTAACGGTCTTGGAGGATTGGTCATGAGAAAGCTTAATGACACCAACAGGACAAGGAAGAGGAGCGTACGGCACTCGTGGATAAAAGCGGGTCCGGGGATCCAACGCTGCGCTATTTGTGGGAGATAGTAACATTATATCTAGTAACAAATCAAATATCAATGCTATTGAAGCCGATAAAAATGAGGGCGATGAGCGCAATATATTGTTGCATATTGGGATATTATCCCCATTTAATGATGATCCAGTAATAATAATAAAACAAAAAGGAGTTTAAAATGAAGGAGGAATTTTATAAGTATCAAAAGGTGGTCTATGATGGCGATGTGTTTGAGGTAGTTGAGACCGCTGATAAAAGTGGAAGAATGAGAATCAGACTATGGTCGGATGAAGTAGATGAGATTATTTGGGTTGATGAGGAGATGGTCGTATCATTAGGTAGGGCTATTAAGTTAAAACTTATTGATGAGGAAAAGGTAGACAATGTAAACGCTTACGATCTTTCCCGTTTCAATAATATTAATAGTGCATCCATCATTAAAGCCCACCAAGAGGAGGTAGCCAAGGCATGTAAGACTGCCGTAGGGAAAGACGGTAGCGGGAAGGACGACCGGGCCGACGGTAAACTCCGGTGGGATCTCCTTCCTTTGGCTGAGATAGAGGACATCGTGAGGGTATATACGGAAGGTGCCAAGAAGTACGCTGATAACTCATGGCAGGATATACCTGATGGGTTCAATCGTTATCTAGGTGCACTCATGAGACACTTGGTCGCTTATACGAAAGGGGAGAGATATGATAAGGAGGGATTCATGCATCTATCCGCCGTATGCTGGAACGCCATAGCGTTATTATATTACGATAAACATAACAAAGGGCTTATAGAATGGAAGAGTCAGGAAAAAGAGTAAAAAGAGTAGTAGATGAGGGATTAAGAGCTATCGACAAAAGAACGGGTAAATACGTTAATGTAATCAAGCGCACTATAGTTAAGTATCTCAGTTACAGTTATAATGAATTAAATTATGATTATGTAAAGAATCTGAATTTTGATGTAAACGTAAATTGGGAGCAGCGTAGATATCAGATTGTTAAGGATTTATTATCTAACGATTTCGATGGGAGAAAGATGAGTATAGATGAGGTAGATAATGCTATATTTACCGCTGATTTGATTATTAACAGATTAACAACTATTTGAGATGGTAAGAATTGATTTTTTCACGAAGAAAGACGCTGAGTACAGCGACTACATGCGGTATATTATCGCCAACACATTACAGGAGTATGAGGGTGAGGTCACGTTAAACCAGATCCCGGAGAACAAAGCCACGGAGGAGGAAATATCCAAGTACGGTATAGAGGTATATCCTACTATCATCGTCAGCGGAGATAACATGGATGGCTTTAATAAACTTGAGGGGATGGCCGGAAAAGCTGATCTTATTAACGTCATGTCGTTATACGACAAGAAATAGGCTTATGACGATAAGGGATAAATATTTTGGTTGGAAAGATATATTCTTTGACAGGTTCGTGCATTGTTGTAATGAAAAAAGTGATCAACCACAAGGAAGTAATATACCTCTAGCCAAAATAAACTTCGATAACAAGACAGGATATGTGGAGGACGGGACTATTAATATAGCCGAGCTTCTTCAATATCTTTGGATAAATAATAAGGTCTATGGGTGTGAATATGCACCCATAGATATATCCTCTGTCTTGCAAACATTGATTAGATTGACCGAGAACGCTAAGTTCATATTTGACGACCAACCCGGCATACATGATATGATCCCATATAGAGGTTTTTTTCTTAGAGATGATTTTTTACCCGGGAAAGATTATTCACTTGATTTGGATAAAATAGTGAGCGGGATGGGAGGATGGTATGGGGAGGATGAGGATCCATGTTACTCGATGTTCGTCAGTCAAGATCAGATATGGAACTTGAACCCGATATTGAAGGTATTAGCTGATGAGGGATCTATTCTAGCCAAGGAACTTGGGTATGATATGAACTCATATGTCAGCGATAATGGATACACGATATACAACCCCTACCTCTCGTGGATTAATCATTACTATCATTATTGCCCGACATTTAATGAGGATAAGCTGAAACCTTGGGATAGGGTGGAAGACAGAAAGAATAAATTCAAGATGACGGATAAGGTCAAGAGAGGCGCCAATAATTGGTATTATTCAGGCGGGACTATATCTTGTGTGGATAATTTCTTGGGGAAAGAATACAGGAAAAATCTCCGAACCTTCATATATCGTGGAATAGTATTCTTTTTAGATCGGATATGGCATACACCATTGTTTGAGAAGATGGGCGTGAAAATGAAATACAACGCTTATTATTGTTATGCCGCTACTTCCGGGATATGGTATGATAAGGGATTCAAGGAAAGACTAGCCAAGAGGTTTAACAAGTCGCTGGGCGGCGACGGGGAACTGTTCGGGGCTAACCTAGCCTGCATGGTATGTGACCGTAAGGATATCGATTGGGAGGCGCTTCGTCTTTGGCTTGACAAATACGATGATCCTACTGATAAGGGCATGGTGAATAGCCCTATTCAATTTATGTATTTATATTTATATTACACTTTTAACAAATAATTTGAAATGAAGAAGATAAATAACTGGGTTATAAGAACATTTGGGTTGAGAGGCTCATGGAGCTGGGCTAAGAAACAGATGTTAAATGGAGCGATCATTAAACGTAAGGCTACTACAGGGACATACAAAATAGCTATTGATGATGACAAGAATAGGTTACTTGTAGCCACATGGGATCATCTAGATCAAAGTCCTGTATGGGAAAGGTGCCCGCATAGTTTATTAGATGAAGATGGGGGGGGGTAAATTAACGAAAGTGTTTACCAATCCAGATCTAGCCAAATTCAAACCTAGAGAACTTATCGAAGAACTAAAAGCTAGAGGTTACAAAGGCACGCTCACCTATGAGCAGGTAATAACATTATAATATAATTTAAAAGATGGCAAAGAAACAGTTAAAGATCCCGTTTAAAGACGGGAGACCATGTAAATGGGTTAAGGATGTTCATGATGAGGAACGCGATAATTATGAGTTCGAGGAATGTCTTGAGATACACGGATTCGTTCGTGGATGCTCTTCGGCTGTAATGATATTAAGACCGGCAAATGATCATGGAAAGGATTTCAATTATGTCAACAGTATCTATTATCAAGTGTTCTTGACGGATAGCAAGGAGATAATACAAAATATGATGCATGGGATCATATACGGGAAATGGACTTTTGTTAAGAGGGGAGAAAATTTTGGTATAAAATTGGTTAAGGTCTTACCTAAGATACATAAAATATCCCTTGATATGATCGCAAAGGATATTTTTAGGTCTGAGAATAAATGAACAATATGAAAGTATTATCATTATTTGATGGGATATCATGTGGATATCTAGCATTACAAAGAGCCGGTATACCTATAGAGACTTACTACGCCTCGGAGATAGACAAGACATGTATAAAGGTAAGTCAAAAACATTTTCCTAATATTATTCAATTAGGGGATGTTAATAACTGGAGAACATGGGATATCCCTTGGAAAGACATAGATCTGGTCATGGGAGGGTTCTGTTGCCAGAGCTTCTCTAGCTCAGGTAAGGGTAAAGGATTCATGGACGCTCGTGGAAGGCTTTTCTTTTGCTTCTCGGACATCGTAAAGCATTTAAGGAAGGAGACCAAAGGTAAGGTCCTGTTCTTGGGCGAGAACGTCCGGATGCGGGATGAGCACCGCTGGGTGATTACCGAGGAGCTTGGCGTGGAGCCGGTGGAGATCGATAGCGCCTTGGTCTCGGCACAGACCCGGCATCGTCTTTATTGGTGCAATTGGCCGGTAGAAATGCCGAAAGACAAGCATATATCATTGGATGATATTCTAGAGCATGACAAGGGTTGGAATCCGGGAGCCATAAGAGGGAGATATATAGGGACCATTGTCGGTAGAAGGATAGGAGAGGACGGGTATCGAAAGGATTGTGACAAGGACATAAAAATAACGCAATGTCTGGAGATAAGAAAAGATAAGAATACCACTCCCATCAAGAAAAGTAATTGCCTGACAACAGTCATGAAAGATAACGTGATCTCATCACTACCTCCCGGAAGATATCCTAACGCCTTTGACATGAAAGACAAATTCAGATACCTGACCCCGGTGGAGATGTGTAGGCTACAGACATTGCCGGATGATTACCTTGACGGGATAGCCCCAAATACGGCCATGTCTTTAGCGGGTAACGGATGGACAGTGGATGTGATAGCCCATTTGCTAAGAAGCATCGAACGTAAGCAGATAAATGATATTGTAAAGGAATTTCGCAAAATTACTGATGAGCTTATGTTCGGGTCATTAGAAACGGATATAATGTGACATGTGAAGGTAAACACGAGCAAAATGAGACCATACGGAAGAATCAAGACAGTTAAGGGATCTTTATGGAAAAAGGATATACATCCACCGAAAGGGCACAAGAATTGGTGGGATGACATATGCGATCCTGTACCTAGAAGTACTATGAAGCTTAAATTTAAAACAGAGTTAAGAGATGATTATAAACAAGAAATGGTCAATACCGAACAGCGAGACATTCAGCATAAAACCGATAAGGGAACTTATAGATAAATATCGAGAAGAGGGGATGGTTATAGTGGATCCATTCGCCAGAAACAGCGATATAGGGACGATCACCAACGATCTTGATCCTGATACTAGGGCTATGTATCATAAGGACGCCACGGACTTCCTGCGTGGTCTTAGCGATAATATAGCTGATATGGTGTTGTATGATCCACCATATTCCCCGAGACAGGTATCCGAGTCATATAAAAAGCTTGGAGGTGCTGTTAATATGCAAACAACGCAATCTAGTTATTGGGCTATGCAGAAGAAGGAGATAGCTAGGATCACCAAGAAAGGAGGGGTAGTCATTACCTGCGCGTGGAACTCCGGCGGTATAGGGGCCGGGCTTGGCTTCGAGCAGCATGAGATTCTTCTTGTGGCTCATGGGGGATGGCATAATGATACGATCGTTACGGTAGAGAGGAAGATGATGGATGGTATGCATGATAGTATCCCGATATTGATGGGAATAAAGAAATTGGATGATATGTCACCGAAAAAGCAAAAATCATGAAGGAACGGATTTTTACCACAAAAGAACAGGGGAGGGTGTTGGTCGAGGCCGTTACCCCGGATATATCCAACCCTGTTTGGGATGTAGGGACATTACTGAATTTGCTCCCATATGAGATAGAGGGTTGTACATTAGAATGTTATAAGCTAAAACATGCATGGTCTGTAGCGTATAGAAATATAGACGAGATCCCTATATGTTGGAGTAGCGAGAGACTTCTTATAGATACATTATTTTCACTGATAACAACATTATTAAAAAATGGATTATATGAGTATAAAACAAACAGCAAGAATAAGGTACAAAACGGAGGATAATCCTCCTATGGAAGGTGTTCCTCTTATAGGATACAGCAAAAAATATGACTGTTGGGTAGCGTTAGTATACAGAAAAGGGGATAACTATTACACCAATATGGAGTGCGATGTTGAATATAAGACATCTCCTCCAGATGAATACGAATACGTATATCCGTGAGAACTAGAAGGGATATATTTATATTTAAGCATGATTAACATTATTTTAATATTATTCATGCTTTTATTTTTGTTTAAATCCTATCTTTGTATCAGTATTAACAACCAGATTGTTATGAACAAATTGATCTTGAACGATATCCAAGACCTGTGGAGGTGGAGGGAGAAGATAAACATTGATGACTTCAAAGAGAATCCTATGGCTGAGGATATGCCATTATATTTCCCGTGCGCCGTCGTATGGCATGTGGATTATGGTGAGCATGACGCTGATAATTATGTATGTTATGGATTTGTTTATGTAGCAGAAATATTAGGGATATGAGTGTTAAGAGACAGATATTTATTAATAACAAAGGCATTGATGGGGAGATAGCTAATAATATGACATTTGATTTCGATTTCAATGTTGACAAGAATATTCTTGAAAAAATAAAAGCAAAGAAGGAGAGCAATAAACTAAATACAAAAGATTGGGCGCTGTTCTCGCTTATGGTTTTGTTTATTTTTGCGATGGGAGTTGTAAGTGGATGGTTGGCGTTTAATTGTTTAAATCATGGATAATTTAAAAGACATACAAAATATAACCGGTCTTACGTCAGAAGCTATATTCAATATACGTAAACCTGTTGATTATATGTGTAGTGATATAGACAGTCATATAAAAGATATCGAGACACAATGTGATTATATTATGGATGGGGACGAGGAGGATGTTAAATACTATTCAAAATCAATCAAATCAGACGTAGATTCTTATTTCGAGGATATACGGTCAAAGGTCGAGAGGTTTGACATTCGCCTAGCCCCGAACCCTGCCGCCACGATAGAGCAAGAGGCGCTGGACGTGGCTGGAGTTACCTTGGAGCAGGTGCAGTCGTATCAGCCTATGGAAGAAGGGTACAGGCAGTTAGTTGGCATATTATCCAAATACGTGAATAAGTTCGATAAGAGGGCTAAAATGTATTTAGTGGGGTATAACAACGCTGGATTCGATAACAACTTCCTACGGGCTTTATTCCAGCAATGTGGGGATAAGTATTTCGGATCATGGTTCTATCCTAACTGTATGGATGTATATGTTATGGTGACACCGTTCCTGATGGGTGTAAGAAACGATATGGAGAACTTTAAGTTGATGACCGTAGCCAGAACTATGGGTATTGATATCGACGAGAATAAGCTTCATGACGCTACTTACGATATTGAGCTGACTAGGGATATTTTCTATCGTATAATTGGCAAAATGGACATTAAGCTATGAGGGACATTTTAGAGGCGATGCATGATTACCCGGATGAGGCGCTTGGGTTGTGTTTCTTTTTAATAGTGATTGTCTGGTTGTTGTCAGGTATATTTGAGAAAAAAAATGAATGATAAACTCGATGAGATACTGGATCTCCTAAGATCTCAAAATGAGATGATTAAGGATATCCACGATTATGTGAAAGAAGTTACCAGCGAGAAGTATATAGGAGAATCCAGAATGACAAACTTCTCTATTAACTTGGCCGCTGATATACTTACCGAAGCCATTAGCCCTAAGATAAAAGGGATGATGGTGGATTTATTAAGGAAACAGGGATGGAAAACCGAATGAGACATGGGAACATATGAGAAGAAGGTAAATCAGTTAAAAGATTTGATGGTAAGGAAATACAAATCGGCTTACAACAAATCCAAGGAAATGGACATAGATATAAGCTCGATGACATATCTTCCAGAACCGGACGTATTCAATGTTATGTACACTGAGCATATGTCCGTTATTCTTGATCGGGTTAATAAGATCATAGATGATAACAAGGATAAGCTTAAGAATCCGACTTGTTCTACATGCGTACATCTGCATGATAATGATTGGGCGAAAAGATACGGGAAGGTATGTTGCTCTATTTGGCAAGTGTGCGACCATTATATAAACCCTAATAGAAAATATAATAGGGAGCAAAAGACTTATGCGAGACGGCCAAGCAATAAGGCTTGTCCTAATTATGAGTATGGTGATGATAATTTTGAAAACAGAAGAAGATGTATAAAAGAAAAGAATACCCAATAAAGAGCTATGTGCCGATGCGCACCAACAAGGATAGGACGTGTATCTGCTGTGGCGATACGATCCCAGCCGGCAGCAGCAGGATGAGACCTAGACACGCTAAGGCAAATCACGGTCTATGTTTCCCGTGCTTCAGGAAATGGAGAGATACCGGAGGAGATCTTAAGCTTATGAACAACCCAGGAGATGCGAAGAAAGAATATGTCATACATATGTCTAATATCCTGAAAGGGAATTGTGATATAATAAAAGGTCGAAAGCTTTACGTGGCTTTTAAAAAGGCGATAAACGGCGGAAAGAAGATCGTTATCAAATTTGACACTGATCAACCGATATCTATGTCAACAAGAGTCATGAATCTTTCATTCGGGGAGATTATGGATGAGTACGGCAAGGACATATTCCAAGGTAATCTCAAACTGGTAGATGTCCCAAAAGGAGTTAAAGACTTGATAGTTAACTATATATAAAAATATCGTAAATTATGAATATAAAAACATTTATATACATGATCCTGACATTCAGGAGAGTAGATCCTATACCTAAGAATATAGGTCTTATGTTAAGTACAACGTTCTGGATATCTATAGTATGGATAATATCCAACTTTACCATATTGATAATGAGATTAACAAAGTAGACGAAATGAAAGAAGGTGATGTGATATACAAGAATGGCGTGGAGCTGCATAAAAGATGAGATAATTGATATATCTAAACATATAAAAGAAAAATTAATATCAGATAATCATGGATAATAAACAACTTTATAAAATAACGTTGACAAGGGAACAGCTAATGCTGATATCCCAATGCGTGGAAGACATCAGTAGATTCGCCGCTGGCGACATGGACCTACAACATACGACAGATACGTTGATAAATGATATGGATGGAGCGGAAACGCTGGGGATAAGAAGCTTTATAATCAATAACTCACGAGCGATAAGAAGAAGACTGTTCCCTGATCTTGGGGATTATGAGCATATAGGATATGATGGGGGTAGTAAGGATAAGATAAATAGGAAGAGACTTATCGGTAACACCTACCAGATATATAGGTCTATATTACATCAGTTGGCCATTGACGAGAACTGGAATAACGTGTATAGCGGTATTACGTTACCTTCAGGTGATATGGGAACAATTAAAGTGGAGAGGGTTGATGATGAACTGAAAAGTAAGGGCGTTTAACGGGGATATGGATATGGCGATGTCCGTATTCAAGGATATGGTAGGGAAGGTAAGATTTGTTTTTAGGCAAGATACGACAAGGAGGGATTTGATTATAAGGCGATGTGGGAGGTAATCCAAAAAATGCTGTGTCCGTACGGGGTGGTAGCCGTCACCTGTTCCCTCACGGCGGCGGTCGAGATCATGAGGGTCGCCCCAGCGGGATGGTACCGGTACGACCTTGTTTGTATGCGCTAAATGCGGCTGTATCGATAATACCGCTACGTCTAGTTACTGGATGTTGACAAACGAGTAATTCATGAATAGAATATTTATTCCCATCCGTCCGGGATGGATAGATGGGAATACAAAAATAGCCAATATGATTGTTTTAAGCAATCTACTGGCTATTTTTTTCGTCATACTATATCAGTTATCTTCCCCTGTCAAAGTACCAATTAGCGTCCTCACCGGACTCGTCCTCACCGGACTCGTCCTCACCGGACTCGTCCTTATCCCTGCCTCCTAAGAAGAATCCCATCGTCATGCCGTTGGTCATCAACCAGTAGTCGGATGTCTGCTTAATATCCCTAGCCGTCTTGATATTATACCATTGCTTACCAAATGAGAACTTCATGAGCTGCCTCCATAGCTTACTCTCGCCCTTATACACGCCGGTCTGGACGGTAGCGAACGGATCCCAGTTCCGAGGATCGGTGAGATCACCTAGCTTCCGGGCCGTGACCAGCGGGTCTTGTAACATATCTATAGCGTTAAGCTCCATGAACGGGGATGTCTGGGAAGCGATCTCATTGATCGTCCTGAATCCTATATAGGTAATGAACTGCCCGAACCAACTATCTTCATTATCCTCCCTGTATCCCATCAACGCCCGTCCTATGGCTATCATGGTAGCGAATACCGCCATATTAACAATAGATCTCTTAATATTAGTCTGTTCATAAGGATTAAGCTTATTATACTCCTCCTTCATCACATCATATATCTCTCCCATCCTTCCTTCGGACATAGTATTGTAAACATCCCCGGCCAGTCTCCATAATGTCCTCATATATCCTTCCTCGAACTGGTTGGTCTGGAAATTGAAACCGGCTTTCTTATACGCCCGCTGCACGGCCAATATAAACCATCCACGATGAGGCAGCACCATATTAAGGATAGCGTTCCGGCTAGCCCCCACCCGGTTCTGCTCGTTCAAGGCGCCGTCGCAGATCTGTACCATACTTCTGACCCTACTAGATAATGTAGGTATGTATCGGTCTATAATATCCTTGTTAGCCTCGTTCTTAGCCACGATCTTTCCATCCTTGACGTCTACCATGTTCCACATAGAATAATCCCTTAAACGCTCCCAATCGCGTTTAGCCTCGTTAGCGGACATATTCCTGTCCTTCATCATCATCTCCTTGAAATTGGAGTATGACCAGAACTGACCCTCGTATAGGCGGGTATCATCCATGACCGAGATAATAACCTGCGGATCCAACGGGGAGTTAAGAACCTCCATCATCTTAAACGGCAGGTCCCGGAATAAGGTTCTCCAGATCTTGTTGTACGCCGCCGATCGTACACGGTTGCGGACATTAAACACACCTAGGGCCTCTCCAACGACATATAGCTTGTTGGTACGGTTTATGTCCCCGATCTCAGACACGTACGTACTCAACTGCTTCTGGGCTTCCCCATAGGCGTATTTCATGGAATCCTTGCTTATATACTGCCCCACCATACCCTCCAAAAGGAAGTTGGCCTGCCCGGTAAGGGCGCCGGTAGCCGCGACGAACGGGGAGAAGCCCAAGTTGGATTTGGATACGAACTTAGTAAACATAAGAGCTAGCTTATTAAGGTCCACCTTATAGCTTCCTACGTTCCATTCTATACGTTTGTTATTTATCCTGACATCATAGATACTGGCGTTAACCCAATCTTGAAACATCCTATAGGCATGCGTTGCCTCTGGGTTCTTACCGCCGTCGTATTGTGTCTCCAGCATCATGTTCCTGTATCCCATGACATCATCCAAAGCCGCTCTCTTATGCTTGTAAGCGGCTGCTTGTAAGGATAACATGGAATAGGAGTACGCGAAATCATGAGATACGTCATCGGCATTCTCTAGCTTACTCAGATAGTACTTGGGGATCATGCGATATTTGTTATCGTTCTCATCAAGCTCTCCTAGGTCTTGCCCTTGACCGTGTATAGGGTCATCCACCCTCTCGCCAACAATATCACGCACGGCGTTGCCGATGGCCGCCTTCGGGTCAACCCCGGCCTGCACCATCCTCTCCACGCCGCCCTTGGATATTTGTGGTATCTGGTAGATGTTCCTGAACCGCTCGTCATAATCCTCCATAGCCTTACGGCTTATGTTAAGCAGCTCCTTCCTCATCTCCCACTTATCCTTATTGATCGTAGCTTCCTCCCCCTCGTTGGTAATACCGTATTTCTTGAAAAAAGCCTCGTTCTTGTACTTATCGAACCTAGGCGTATGATATCCATAACCCAGATCGGGATTATAATTAGGATTACGGAAAGAACTCTCGGCATCGGCCTCTTCTAGCCACTGGTTATTGATCGATAAGTCAATCATATTAATATCGAACCCGAAACGGGATACGCTCTCTTCCTTTGATATACCATTTTCCATGGCATCAAAGAACTCGGATACCTTATACGTACCGTTATTTATCTTCCTGACGAAGCCAGAATACCCCTTGGGAGAGTATTTTCTCATATAAGGATATAGCCGAGTTCTGGCGTACTCGATAAGTATACTATTAGCCTTACCCATAGCTATATCATTAGCCAGCTTATTGTTGAAGTCAGGACCGTACTTCTTTCTAAAGAACGCCACCTCCACGGTTGTCCATGACGGGTTCTTCCGGGATAGCTTGGAGGCCATCCGCTCCACTTGGCTGCGGGAGCGGGCGGACATATGCTCCTTGGCGAACTTAATCTCATCCATACCCTTGTCGTATGTCACGGCATCCCTTAACGCATTACGGTAGGAATCTGTAACGCCACTCTCCACCGTATCGGGCATATTCATCTCAATATCCTCAGCGGAAGCGGCGGCGTTAATAACACTCTTGGCCTCGGCCAGACGGTCGTATAGCTCGTTTATCTTCCTTAATGACGATGACCCACGAAGACGATCGAAATCATACTCGCCATATCTGGTACTGTCCCGGTACTGAATAAGCAAAGGTCTTAACTGATCGTTGATCTCATTTATTGTTGCCATCGCCTCCTCTACCTTCTCTATCCTTGATGATGATACAGATTGCTCCGTGATCTTATCAACCAGATTCTCGTAATAATCACCCTCCTCGGATCCCCACATATCCTTAGAGAAACCAAGATGACCGCCAGCCAGCAGGAACTCGAACGCCGCCTTACCGCCCTCTGACCGCTCTATCCCGTGAAGTATCTCCTTGAATTCCGCGGAAGCCTTACGACCCTCGTTGGTATTCCCGAACTCCTCGGCCCATGCCTCGTCCCATGCCTTGATCTCCTCGGACATCATCAGAGCCTCTGATCCCTCTTCCTTTGGTGTCCCATCGGAATTCCACTCGCTCTTAGCTATAGCCCTGTCACGTAAAATATCCAGATAAGATCTCCAAGCTATAGGATCGGATTGAAACGCCTTCCAATCGACCTTCCCGTTCCTCACGAACTTATCCATAGCCACATACCTGCTCCTGCGGATACGGGTCATGAAATCGGACGTGGCTTGCGATACCCTACGACCCAGTCTTTCCTCGACCTTCTTATTGACTTTCTCGATCTTATCGTAATAAGCCTGCACCATAGGCTTCTCACGATTCTCATCCAACCACCTATTTATCGCATCGAGATATCGTTGCTGATCCTCGAATGTCATGGCCGAGATATCAAAATTCTGGATACTTGGCTTGAATATATGATTGACCTCCTTTGTAATAGGTTTATCACCATCATACCCTACGATATCATCACGAGTCTTGACCTTAAGCCCCTTATCAGATAAAAACATGTCGATAAGCTGCTTCTCGGTCTTACCAGTAACCTTTTTAAGATCATATATATCAATAATAGCTTTCGCCTGCTCTGTCCGATACAGTAAATCGTATTTGGCGAAATCACGGGACGAATCAAGGTAATCAGAGTTCTTACCGTTTATCTTCTGTATAAGATCCTCATTATCCTTTATCCCCCATCCACGCTCTTTCATCATCTTCGTCATCTTATTGATATTAGCCACGCCCTCAACATGAGCGTCGTTATAAGCCTTGGCAAGACGTTGCCCTAACATGCCTAAGATAGCGTTCCCGCTATGTTCTAACGTCCCGAAAAACCGGGACATGACATTGATATCCTTATGGATGTTATTTATCAACTTCTTTATCCCATTCCAATATCTTTCCGGGATATTAAACATCCGAAGCTGTCCATCCAGCCAGTCCTCATTACGATCACTTCGAAGGGCGTTTATATCGGACATGGATGTCTCAGCCATACGTAATATATCATCCATATCCTCTACCATACCAACCTTGTTGTTGCCATAATAATCCGACGCCTGATTATTGACGAATCCACGAAGATTCCTAATTAACGGTACTATCTCCCCATATACGTTATCGATAACCTGTATCGTCTCATAATCCAATCCCTTGTCGCTCTTACGCAAGCTACTGGCAACAGTGACCAAATACTCCACCTCAGCCTTGGCGGTCGCTATGACACTCTTGGTGGATAACAGGTTGTTGTTTTTATTAAGCTCACCCCCGACTTGTCTCACCTTCTCGCCTATATCACGAAGAAGGGAGATACTCTCACCGATCCTCTGGCTTTGGCTTGATCTCATCCTCTGCAATCTGGTGTATAGCCTTTCCAATGACCTACCGTTCTTGATCAACTTATTAGCCACGTCAACGTCCGATAACGAGTACATGAGATGATCGCTATCCTTTAGCAGAAGCACGTCAAAGGCGCTTGGATCATCAGCTAACGCCGACTCCTTTATCCTGTCAAGTACCTTATTTAAATCCGATCTTTGGCTGGAGAAGAAATTACGTATAGCTCGTACCATCCTGCCAAACAATGAGAGCTGGGCGTCCTCGGACGAGGTCAGATCCTCTACCGCCTGCTCCATGCCCGGAACGAACCGCTGGGCCAACGTCTTACCTAGGATCTCCCGCTTCACCATCCGATCCAGCTCCTCTCCTTGGTATTCCTCCCCATACACCTCATAGTAACGACCAGCGAACTGATTCCATAACGACGTGCCGACAATAGAATCCAGCACCTCGTCAATCTCCTGTTGGTTACGATAAGTATCGACCAAGAAATGAGCCACCTCCTCATTGAGATCCTCTACCGTAGCCCCCTCAGCCAAGGCGATAACCCCATTGGCCATGTCAGATAAGGCCCTAGCCGAAGGATCCACGCCATTACGCATCTTATACTTATCCATATACTCAGACATACCCATCACACGGATACCTAACGTGGATAAGATATTGGTGATATCAGTCCTATTCTGGAGATCCTCCGCCTTCTCGTTCTCGATAACCCCACGGACATTGCTTCCGTACAAAGCGTTATCCTCCATCATCAACGACAAGGCTAGCTCCATGAATCCATCATACTTGTTATTAAGCTCCTCAAACTTACCTTGCCTTAACATACCCTTGATCTCCGATCTGCTTACCGTAACCTTCTCCCCGGACGTAGTGATAAGATCAAGATCATTACTTACCTCCGTATCAAAACCTATAGAACCCAATACGTTCATTTCGGAGGACTGACTTCCAAATCTATTTCTAAGACTAGAGAAGGCATCCATAGCGTTATAGATCTTAAGACCATCAGAATTGCCGGCTCCAGTAAGATAATATCTATCCCCTAGCCTTATACGTTCCCCACTCAACATACCTTTCTTGATAAGGTAATTAACAAACCCTCCACGAGTGCTTACATCTGAGTTTGAGCTAATACCAAGGACCGGGATGAATGACCCACTGTTATTAAGGGTTATGGAGGAAGAGCCAAAGGAGATATCAGCCGTACCGGACGGGACGTCGCTCTCCTCGACACTGCCGGCCAAGAACCCGGCCTCGACCCGCCCACCGGACGATCCTTTTATGGCGTTGGCGTAAGATTCGTGTATCTTGCCGTCATCCGATCTAAAGAACAGGCGAGGCTCACCGGAATCATATACCAATCTTGAAGATGGAGGAGTATAATTCTCAATATTATTTAACGGCAAGACATTGCCAGAAAATATGATCTCCCCGTCTATACTTCCGCCTTTCACCCTAATATTAGGTCGTTGCCCGGTAAAAGCGCTTTCCACGGCCTTCCATAACATATGGGCTGTCTCCTTAATGTCTATATTCTCCCTGATAGCCCTTATATCATCCCATGACGCCTCTTTCAGTATCGTGTCGCCAATATTATCCTCATTTATGGAATCCAAATCCACCTCCTGTACCGTGGATGTATCTACCACCGCCATATCACTGACCTCACCTACCTCTCCGGAAGTAAGATAAGCCACGACATTGTCGCTATTCCCAAGGCTTCTGGCCAACGCCGGGGCGTCCATATCACTTATGGCAGACAAGACCTTGGCTGACATAAGTTGTCCCCACTCGCTAGCGTTAAGTCTGGCACTTATGGATCTGGCGGCCTCCTTATTCCTTGGTACGGACTTCGTCCAGTCACCGAACTTAGACCTAAACTTATCGTTATAAATAGTCATATAAGCTTCAGCGGCCTTATTAAGGTCACTTACGGCGGCTATACCCGCTATCTTATCAAACAAGGTAGATACCTCTCCGGAAGGGGTCAAGACACGGGTTATCTTACCCTTACTATTTCTTTTAATTACACAACTTGACATAACTTCATGTTTTTGACAAAGATAAACAAAAAGCCCCCACAAATAAGCGGAGGCTGATATTCTTGTGTTCCTTATATAATTTATGGCTTAATCCGTATTCTTACTATTGATGAACTCACTAACGCAATCACCAGCAAAGCCGGCTATATATGCTGCGTGTTCATCCTCTCCAACCTTAAAACCAAGAGACATATTGCAAAACTGACATACGCTCATTGCTATATGGAATGACTCGTGACATATATTTCTCATTATTAAATCATCGTCGCTCGAAAAATTCCAAAGTATGGCGAATTTATCGTCATCATACCTATCCCTTACCAAATTTACGAAAGACGCCTCCTTGTCCATATCATCCTCATCTCCCCATTTCCCCTCGTGTTCAGGCTCCATATTTTCGAAACGATCACACAATGTCTTATAATCCAACCCAACCGTGATAATCAACTTCAACGGATATATCACTAAATCAAACTCCATCTCTCTCATAATTTCTTTAATTTTTCCACAACCTCAAAACACATCTTACACTCAATCCTACGATACAACTGCCTTACGCCATCTATCGTAGTCCAATAACGACCACCCTCTCGGTGCAGGAACTCGCTCATGACCTTAGTGTCAGCCACATCATGTAGGTCGTATGAGTCAAAACATAACTTACATATATCGTCAAGATCAAAATAAGTAACCTTATTATACGATATACAACGGATTTGTCTCCCATCAGGAATCCGGACATCGAAAACATTTAGCTCTTCCATTTTTTTCAATCAATTACAATTTCCTCAATAATAGAAATAGGAACATTCACGCATACTCCTATGGTTTTCAACCCACATCCGTTACGTCTATTCTCCTGAATCTGCTCCTCTGATAAAGGGGTCTCGATACTACAATACTTTGTAGTATTTTCTTCATAATCATTCTCATCCTCCTTATAAGGTCTATAAAGAACGATATCTCCAGCCTTAGCAGCTAACATAACAATACCATGAACGTCTTTTTTGATCATGCCGATTTTACCTTCATAACCATGATTCTTGATCAGATTAATGTGTTTTCTTATATCCATATACATAAAAATATGGGATACATATCCCATCACAGACCTGTATCCCCTTATAATAAATTAGCGACGAAAAGCATGGTGATGGACATGCGCCATAAATGTAATTACATTTTTTGTAAAAACAAACAATTGTAATATTTAAATGTCACGAATAAGCCTTACACTATAAGCGTCACCTTTATACGCTCTGCTTGCAATACCGCTATCGGTATATATCCTCCATCCATATCCACTGCTATTCTCCGAACTAGACCAATACCTGCCATTAGCGTCAAGCTGTTCTCCACCAATAGCGGATAGTGCGTTATTTACACTCGTCAAATTCATCCATATTAACGCAAGTTGTGGTAATGATGGAATATACCAATCATCAAGTCAGGACTAGCTAAAAATGTTACAGTCTAATGATGGGATATCTGTTACACCTCCGTCAGGTTTAACATAAGATATTATACCTTTATCCATGCACATGGGGCATTGCTCTTCAACACCCCATACACCCGGTTGTCGCTAGTCAACCATCGTTTGCCGTCACTGGTCACATAAGCCTGACGACATCCTTCTTGGTTTACGGTAAGCGTCTTCTTAACACCTTTAGATGTTGTTATCTCTAACTCAAGAGTTCGATCAAGGCCTTTATTCATCACCGATCCAAAGGAAACCGCCGCATCCCCACTCCCGGCTCCCGGGCTGACGGTCAGAGGCTGGTCCGTTACCTCACCTACCCCGTCCTTCCAATTAATATTCAAATCATTAGCCATAGTTGTATTATTTTTGTTCTATTGCAAAGATAGCAAAACAAATAAACCCCAACCGGCTTTAGTCGATCGGGGTCTGAGTAAGCGAAAAGAAACTGATTATCGTCCCATCATTCTCAATACAGTTCTAGCCGCAGCTTGCGCCCATGTCCAGCTGTCATTAGATGTTACGTTAACCGTCTGTTGAGTACCATTTACATCCAAGTTAATAGTCTCCTCGTCAAGCTCGATAGTAGAGTCTCCAGCGGCTTGCGTTACCGTCACGGTGGCTGTCTGGCCACCAGCGGCAGTTACCTTCAATGTAGCTGTCAGTTCCTCGATCGTGACGTTGACCGGTACGTCCGAGATCGTGATGCTCCAAACGAACTCGCCAGCGGCTCCGGGATCGTCGGCGATAATCGCTCCGTTAGCCGTAGTCTTTCCAGCCGCCGTGTAGTCAGCCGGGAGCTGTAACGTAAGCCCGTTCTCCTTAGCCGGCGTGACCGCGAACGTAAGCTTAGTACTGTTAGACTTACCGGTGATGGTAACATTACCACCTGTCTTTTGTACGGAAGCGTTAGGGCTGTCTGATCTTACCACCTCAGCAGCCGCTGCCTGATTAACTACCAACGCCTTCTTAGCCCCGCCGTTCGTGGTGACCGTAAGGTTGATAGTGCGTTGAATACGACCGGTGTGTTTATCACCGGAGAAATTAACCGCTTGATCTCCTGATCCTGATACCGGGTCTACGGTTACGAAACCGAATTTTTGTGATGCCATACTTAAATATATTTATAAATGTCCTTTTATTATGCCAAAAATAACTTATATAATGTTAGCCATAAAATATGGGGGGGGGTAGATCGCACTACGGCTACACCCGCTCCACGTACAGACCTATTAAATCCTGTAGATTATGGCTGAGAGGAGTTCCGCTATCCCTAGTACACTTATACACATCAGCGTTCTGAATGTAATACTTATCCTTGAATATCTCCATTGGAGGGAAATACGGGATAGGATCCCCTATAGTACCGGCATGTTCCTTATCAATAACCTTATACAAGGAAGCCGTATTTAGTCCGGGTTCCCATTCCTCCGACAGCGTATGTTGTTGGATAACCTCATAAAGGATATCCGTATCCTCCTTAACCACCCTAAGACAAAATCCGGTATCCACGGATAGCCCGAACTCCGCCCCTTCTTGTCCCCATATGGGGAATAGGACCTTAATATCCAATTTATCGTTAGAGGATAAGGATAAGTCTTTATTATTAACCACCATTCTAGAAAATTTTACAGCCACCTTCTGAGGATCAGAGGCGTCCTTCTCCTTCGCCTGTTGCTGGACGTATGCTGTGGTGACACTTATCTTGTCTGGATATCCGGATTGGACATCAATAGCCCTTACCTGCTCTACGGTAGTGGCTAGATTGATCGCCTTTTGCTTGTCCCCTAACGCCGACATAAGATCATTATCATACTTATCCATCATCCCGATCAAGATCTTGCCTTCCGTTATATCGAATTCCAGACCCATGATCGTTATCTTGCCAGCTATAGCCCCATCAGACAAGGCGTTACGTCTATCATGTTCAGGAATATAGATATTCTGATCATCCAAGAAGAACTCATATAGATTTCCGGTCTCATAAGTTCTTATCTCCTCGTATTTAACTGATTTCTCCTCATTAAGAAGCCTTGACTCATCCAGCTTAGCCTCGATAATTTCCTTGACAGTAGCTTTAGGATTAGCCTCCTTGAACGCCAGTTGCTCCTCCCCAAGCTCTATCCATGGGGCGGGAATACCTTTGGAGTAATCATCATAACTATAGCCCTTGGCGTAATTATCGTCAAGAGGCTCATCTTGAACCAACATCTTGGGATATATCTCCCTGTTTATATATGTAAAACTCATAGCTTATTAATCTTGTTCTTTAACGGCGATGCTATACTTGCCTGAAGCGTAACACCAGATATTTATCTCGAAAGGCTTGTTAGCCGTAGTGGTTATAGAAGTTCCGCTCATGCTGACATAATCCCCGGAATTAGGTATCGCTTGGGTGAAAGCCGCTGAGGGGACACACCTGATCATCAGCTCCTCCCCTATCTGCATCCCTGACTGCACGGATAGGGTGGTAGCCGCTGATAGCGTGGCCGTAATGCTTCTTTTGGAGATAGGCAAGTGAGCCAATGTCGTGACCGTATTAACCCCTATAAGCCTATTCACGGTCTTCTTATCAGCCGCCGCCATCAACCCGTTAGTAGACTCGTTGGCTACGGCGTATGTCGTGTTAGGAGGTGTAGCCCAAGTGCCATCTCCACGCATGAAACTGGATGTGCTTCCATTAAGCTGTCTCAATAAGCCGTTAGCTGTAGTAGAGGCTAATCCGTATGTGGTATTGGTAGGCACTACCCACGTTCCATCACCACGAAGAAAAGATGCCTGCTTGCCAGCGGCTGGGGCCGGTACCAATCCCGCAGCACCAGCCGCCGAGGTCGTAGCCGCCTTCATATTGGCGTAGGTAGTATTCGTATCCTTATAATAGGGGATACCACCGACAATAGGACAAGCCGTATATCCAGAGGCGTTTGTCACGGTACTGCCGTTCTTGACCAATCCTGTGGACCCGTTAGCTCCTACAACACCATACGTTGTATTAGTATCCGTCCACGGAACATTCACATACATCTTACCATTTCCGTCAAGAGCTACCGGATAATTCTTCCCATTAGCTGAGTACCCGATCTTAACCAATCCTAAGGTGTCGGCCGTGGCTTCATTATACGTTGTGTTATTATCCGTCCATGGAACGTTGACGTAAGCGTTTCCGGACGAATCCAGTTGCACCTTATAGTTCTTCCCGGAAGTCGTATATCCCACCTTAATACCGCCAAGAACGGTAGCGGAGGACGTGGGAGGTGTGAAGGTACTTGGTTTGCCCGTAACCCCTGACCAAGGCACGGAGGAAGCCTGACTGGCCGTGTAAGGCTCATACCCATCCTCACTGTTTAATTTAGACTCGTCTTTTATCAGATACATCTTACCTGTAGACGTGACCTTTACCGTATCACCACTTTGAACCGTAGCGGTGGTAAGGGCGAATCTAGCCGTATCATTAGCTACCACGACCAATCTCTCCAAAGCCGCCTTAGGTAACCTATCTATGCTGATGGTTCCGGACGCGATCTTAGAGGCATCAAAATTGGCCAATGTCGCGGAGATAGTTACGTTGTCTCCGAAGTCCGATGAGACACTACCGGTAACAGCCCCGGACAGCGCTATGGTCCTAGCCGCCTGTAATTTCGTGGCGGTAGGGGCATTATCCGTCTTAAGAGCATATTTGGTAAGATCAATATCATTAGCCTTATCCAAAAGCTGATCTATCTGCTTACCATTGTATTTACCTTGAAAATCTTCCATATCAAACTTATTTTTTGCTCAAATATAGTTATATACATAAATACCAAGAAATCGAGGGGGGGGGGAGATACGGGTAAGTGTCAAAAACTGCCGTCCCCGTGCAGGAATCCGCTACGGAATATAATAGCCTTGTCTTTAAGTTTCTGGACAGATTCCCATTCCCATTCACCCTCACAAGGCTTAACGACATACTTATTCCCCCATGTCTTAAACTTCCTCTCTATAACAAACATCTCTGGGTCTTTTAAGACATGGAAGATACTTCCAACAGGGAAATACTTATCAGTTCTCAATATAACTCGATGATGTCTCTCGTCATATTCAGGATCGCCTACGATACGTGCCTTATAAAACTGGAAATCATTTAACGTCTGATCCACTGGCTCTATCCAATAATACCCCTTACCCATTGCAGTTTGTATTTAATTATCTATATTTGCGGTGTAGTAACTCATAATGTTTTAAGTGATTTTCAACCAAAGGGGAAGGGTGTCCGTGAGGATGCCTTTTTTCATTCCCACCCTTCCTATGAACAAAAGATCTACCTCGAACAAATGTAATCATAATAAGGCTACGATCAAAAAGAAACCCTATCGGTATTCTATTGCCGACAGGGTTCTCCAACGTTGTATCAAACCTAAATCATATCACTCCATTTGATTGTGTCACCGACGAAGCACCGCACCGCCAGATACCTTACGAACGCCGTCCCTTCCGGGGCGTCAGGGTCTTCCAGATAAGCCAAGGCCTTGTACATTACAAATAGCATTTTGTAATTGAGATGTAGAACAGTTAAGGGCGTTAGAAATCTGATCAATAGCTCACGGCCATAGTCGTTGTTCAATTGAGCCGGAAGACCGTTAGCGCAACAATCATTTCCATTACCACCAAAACCATTTCCGAAACCACGTCCGCCCCATAACCAGAATAGGACGATGATCCACAACCACCAGCCGTTAGCCCCTCCGAACTGGTCTTGGTTGTTACGACCGTTCATCAACGCAGCGACTAAATTCGGATCCATCTTATTACCACCCAAAAGGCTGGTAAACATACCCGGAATCATAGATAATAAACCATTAGCGGCGCTACCGCTCCCGGAACCCATGCCGTCTAACAGCACGATTTTGTCTCCACTTGTACCCATGTCTATTTATTTTTGAATTAATAATAACCCCACCTGATAGTGGGCGTTACAAAGTTCAAAAATTAATAATCCTAGGATCGTGATATATGCCATCATCAAAGCACGTCATGTCATGCAATTGGTATTAATAAGAACCGGTACAAGACAAAAAATCCGGAACGTATCACTACGGCCCGGATTCATGCAAATCTATAAATTCAATGTTTCAATGCTCGAAAGAAAACGTCTCACGACGTCAAAGAGAGATTAACCACACGAAAAATCTCGCATCAACTTATTTGTATTAGCAGTGTATTCATTAACTATCTTACTGGATGAGGGATTATCCTCTATCCTTGACAGGCGGTTATCGTCACTCCTTACCGTAACGTCACCCATCCTTCGTACCATGTTTTCTTGATATGATGATGGATCGGAGTATATAAGATCATCAACGAACCTGTATATCGCACCATCAACCGTCTCACCTATCTTCTCATATAAGCCGGATTGGAACGACACGAAATCATCATACCTTCCACGAGCCAAGAACGAACCGTCCGGTCTCGCCTCGACGCCGCCGTTGACCTCCCGGAGCAGGCCCGGATTCCTTTGGTACAGATACCTATAAAACCCGGCATCCATCATCCTATCCTGTCTATCCAGATAGAAAAGGTTTCTCATGCTACTGTCACCGGACTCGATAGCCACGTCAAACAGAAGATCCCTTACCTGACCTTCCGGCAACGACATCTCCATGCTTTTTAACGTACTTCTGTCATGGTGGTTCAAAGATACATTATAAAATCCATTAAAATCAAGGAAACGTAAGACATTATTATATAAATCCGATTTTTTTAACCTTTCCTTGATCTGGATCTTCCTCAACGATGTACAGGATTTGATAAAATCACGATCCTTTCCCTGCCTAGCCTCGTATTTCCTGAACTCCCGATCAATATCGACATCATCCATCTTAGGGGTTACGGGATGCTGATATATTAATCTGGTAAGGATCATGTTCTCAGTATTCGAGGATGAGATGTTGGACATAACTAGCTTCTTTATGTTATCCTTGATCACGTCAATATCGGATCGAGAAGCCCCGGCAGGAACCACGCCAGCCGGCAAGTACGAGGGCCGCTCTATCCCGATATCGGCCAACATCTCATAGGCCTGATCGGTGTCGGTTATCGGGGCTGTGTTGTGGTACGTATTCCTACCCATATACAACATGCTCCTATCATACATATCGGAAGGGGATGTATTCCCGGACCTTACATACACCATCCTACCACCGGTAGAATAAGTATCCTGAACCTCGTATATCGGATTCCCTTTTCCTGTTATCCTATCAAGATCGGAGATAAAGCTATCGTATACCGAATTGCCGGCCTGTATGGAAGATAACATGACATCCAGCGACGCCATAAGATCACGGATATCCTCCGGTCTGGATATAACCATCTCATCGCTGATCGCCTCGCTTATATCCACGCCCATGTCGGCAAGATCCATAGCTATGTCATACAGACGTCCGGAAACATCCTTGATGTCCTTAAAATCATCCATGTCGATTATCTCCCCAACCTTACCCCTTAGGGCTTTCATGTCCTTAGGCGTACTGATATACGGTATGGTGCTATTGGAGCATGAGTCGGTAATCGTATTCCCTTCCTGATCCCTAACCTCCATACGGGTCATATTACGATACGTGTCATACATCCGATCTGCGTAATCCTGATCCTCCTGATACCGGAGTACCAAGGAAGGGTATGGGATGGAGGCGAAAGCCTGATCGAACTCCCGGCGGTCACTGATACCGCCTACCGCCCTCATGATCGTATCCCTTACCTCCATTGGATTCAAGACCTTTCTCTTCCCTAACGAGTCATATGTATCCTCATATATCATATAATCATCACCAAGACCTGACTCGGAGGATAGGAAATGCATATCCTTCTCATTAAGATCCCCGTCAGACATAAAATCGACAACCCTCCTCATCATATCCCTTACCCGCTCATACGCCGATCGGTTGGTCATGATATTATCAATCTCATCGGCGTCATACATCCCGGATCGCTCAAGATTGTACCTATTGAGAAATATATCACCACCGGAGAGGAAATTGGATATGATCATATCATTAAGATCGTTGATATTATCGACTCCCAAGGAAGTAAGGGTGTTATTGATATCCTTAACCTCATCGGCCATGAAATTGCCAGCGAAATAGTTCTTCCGCTTGATAAAGGACATGACATCATCATACCTAGGTTCCCCGTTACTATCTAGGTCATATTCCGATGGCATGGACATCCAATCGCCAAAGAAAAACACGAAGTCGGGGGAGTAGGCCGTACCCCAGACCGATAAGGCCTGCTTCTGGTCGCCCAGCACCTCCATCGCCCTTTGGTATAATCCGGATGGTTGGTTGTTAGGGGCAAGGACATTATCTACCCCACCCTCCTTATTTTTTATCACATAACAAGATCGTCCCATTACTAAATCGTTTTGACACAAAGATAGGTGATTATATATCATTTTACACTAAAATCGCAAAATGATATATATCTATACGGAAATCCGTATCGGGTTCCACCAAAACCCTCTACCTTCTGGTAAGGTACTTACATCGAAGGCTTCTTTTGCCGATTTTCTAATGATGTTAAACGCACCATTGATATCGGCGTTAATGATATTGCCGGAAGATGTTTTGAACAATCCTCGTTTAATGCGTCTTCCGGCATATTCCTCATGCTTACAAATCTGCTCGTTATCCAAGAAACTACATTTTGAGGTATAGGATTCCTCAGCGATCTTAACATTAATACCCTCAAGTGTAGCTTTATATGATATCATTGAGATAAACATATTAAAAGGAATAGATACAAAGTTCTGGTTATTTCGTTTTCCTGAAAGAGAATTGCTTTGGCAATTTAACATCATCCAAAGATATGAAAATCCCGCCTACTCTCACGAGCGGACGGGAGCCAAATAACAATAATAACAAACCTTATGTTTCTCCGAAAAGTACAAATCTTTTTGCCGATCCTCACGGACAGGCAAAAACTCAATCCTAAATTATAAAAAATGGAGTTTATCGTTTAGCGAAAATATCCTTATCTGATCTACTGAGAACCCTGCCTTTTAATTCCAAGAACCTAGGCATCCATTCCCTAGATATCTTAGACACGATCCACTGGAATCCCTTAGGAGTTACATAAACAGTGTTAGTTCCATAAAACTCATCGTCATCACGATATCTGTAACGAGCATAACCACGATCTATCATCCTTTGGGAAAGCAACCACCTCTTACCGGTCTTAGCGAAGAACTTATTATCCTCAAGCAATATACGAAGATTCTTCTCCGCTATATCATAACCATGAGCCTCCAACTTCTCCCGAACCTCTCTGATCAACATATCTGTCTCTTGGGCTATTTCGGCTGTCTTAGCGAACTCAACCATAGGAGCCTGTTCTTTGATAATATTATCAGATATCCTTTTGGCTTCCTCTGCAGCTTTCTTCGCCTCAGCTAATGCCTTTTTCTCCTTTTCAGATTTAAGTAACGCCTCTAATGCCTCTATATAATCAGATGGAAGATCGTTTCTGCTTATATCAGAGTTATTCCTATTTATTGATGTATGCCCTTTCAATAGAAGTTCCTTTATCTTGTCTGCACACCATAACTTAAAATCTATACTAAGCCATTGAGCAAAATCTATAGCTATATCTTCATGCAGCCATACTCCACCTCCAAAAGCTGGCATTCCAGTCTTCTTTATAACTAACTGATTTTCAGATTTACCAGTTTTTCTGGTAATTGCACTAACCAGCTCATTTGCAGATGTTAGCGATAAATAATCATTTGGTCTTCTATTGAAGTGTTTAGCCATCTCTGTGGCATTAATATAAGTCGTTCCATTGATCGTCTTAAAAGTCACCTCATTTCCATCATAACTAAAAATCTCAGATAATTCACTCATAATATAAAAACAACGAGAGCCACCAGCGTCCGTTACTCCACTGATGACTCTCATCTATCGCCTACGTCTAGGCGAGTTAATATCTTCTTCTGGTCTAGCAACGGATAGACACCGCAAATATAAGACCTTATTTTGAAACTACAAACAAACAGGATATATTTTTACAAAAAATGTAATCAATTATATTCCTCTGTCATATACAATGCATAATCATACCTATCCTCCATCATCATCACCACCTTCTTGATATCAGATAAAGTTAGTTTCTTTATCTCCATATTCCTGCTATCCATTCTGACAAAAGAGCCCTTGAACTCCTGCTCGGTTATAGCCTCCAACCTAAATAGATTGTATTTTATAAGCAACTGGCTTACGTCAAATATCAGGATATTAAGATCAATATCATCCTTCAACTCATTAAGAAGATCACGCATCATGGCTTTGATAGCATCGGTATCAAGTTCTAGTTTCTCGGCCTCTCTCATCAGCTTCTTGATGATGCCATTGTGCTCGATTATGATGTTAGCATTATCATCATCGGTAGGTAGAAGGATATCCATCGTACATTTTATACCAACCTTATCACTAAGCCTTTTATTGAACTCAGTCATATAGTCAAAAGCCTGATCCCTGCTTAATGCGTATGTATGATCAAGCAACTGCTTTTGTCTGACATCGACAAAATAGTTACTGGTGTATAACATCATCAAGACCTTTACTCGCTGGATGCGTAGGTCTTGCATAATTTTCCGGTGTAAAAAAGCATCTAATTGCATAATATAAAGAGTCCCCACCGGAGCCTTCACAAATGTTGCGCTAAGTGAAATATTCTTGTAAATCAGAAAGTTATCCTCAATCAAAAAGAGAATAGGTAATGGTTTGGAAACCACCGAACTTCACCATTCTGCTCATCTTCAATAAGTCAATCAACTGGGACAAAGGTACGAAATAAATTTGAGAATGTTCCATAAAAACACTTTTTAAACGATAGATGTATATAAACAAATTATTGCGAAATGTTAAAATACGAGCAAATGGAATATTTTTCTACATATTGTTGCTTGTATTCGGAATATTTTTCGTATATTTGTTACCAGATTAAAAAATTAAATTATGGAGATATTTCAGACATCTTTATTCCCTTCAAGGAAGGGAGAGTTTAAACCCGATGAGTTCAAAAATGCAATCCATGGTACCCCATTTTTAGAATGCGTAAAAAATGGATTAAACAATGGCTTTCGTAGAATGCGAGAAACTTTTGCAGCAGGTGATATGTCAATGCGGAATGAATCCAACTTTTTACATGAGGCTATTTTTAATAGTATAAGGACTCAGATTGATACCTATATGCCAACTTGGAATGTAAATTTTTCTACCAATAAAATTGGTTCTGAAAGGTTGTTCTTTACATTTGGGGACTATATCTTTATTCTTAAGATTACTGGGGCAAAAACTAATGACACCAAGCCGTCACGATGTATTGAATATCAAGAAGCGGATAAGCATATTATCACTTTGGAATACACCTTAGATGACATGCGGGAATCAATACAATCTGCATATTTCCAATATAAAAAGGGAAAATCGTCAACTTACATTATGTCTGTTCCATTGTATCAACCTTTTGAAATCCAAGAAGAAGCTCAATCGGAAGATATAAAAATAGAAGTGAAGAAGCCAATACTAAAGGTTTCAAAGAAAAAAGCGAAGTAAAATATGAACCCATTTAATTATGAGAAGTTAGAGATAGCTCGATTACTCAGACAAAAGACCCAAAAAGACGTTGTTAAAGATGTTGGAATATCACAATCAACTTTATCTAAAGCTGAACATGGGTTATTGGAGTTGTCTGATGATATGATGCAGAAATTGAGCCAATACTACGACATGCCTATTGAGTTTTTTTCCGAAATGTATGAGGTTCCACCTGTAGGTTATCTATATTATAGACGGAAATTGACTATAACAAACAAAATAATAGATTCTTTCATAGCGAAAGTACAAATTTTCAAGGCTATCATAGATTCTCTTATGCAATCAGTTGAACTTCCAGATTATACCCTAGACAACTATAGACCAAGCGAAGATTTATCTCCCAAAGAAATAGCGCATAAAATTCGCTTTTCTTTGAAAGTATTTCATGGACCTGTTCCTAATTTAAGTACTTTATTGGAAAATAATGGAATTGTGATAGTTCGGTTTGATTTCGGAACCGAAAAAATTGACGGTGTTTCAGCTATAACAAATGAAAATAGGAAGGTTATGTTCATTAATAGCCAAATGCCTGATGATAGAATTCGGTTTTCTATGGCTCATGAATTAGGACATATTATTATGCACATTGCAAATCCACCAAAATCAAGTGAAGAGGCTGAAAGAGAAGCGGATGAATTTGCAACAGAGTTTTTAATGCCCGAACTTGAAATACGTCCGATGTTGGAAGATTTAACAATTTCAACCTTAGCCACACTCAAAAGAAGATGGAGAGTATCCATGCATGCAATAGTGAGAAGAGCTAAAGATTTGGAAGTTATTAGTAATCAACAATATCGCAATATGCAAATTTATTTTTCAAAGAAAGGATACACTAAATCAGAACCAATACAATTGCCAATTGAGCAACCTACAATTCTGAAAGAAACATTACGATTATACAAAGATGAGCTTGGATATTCTGACCAAGATTTGATGAGCATAATGCATATAAATAAGAATGATTTTGCAGAATGGTTTGCACCACAACCTAAAATTATAAGGCTTCAACCGATTTTTAATAAGAGTATTTAGGAATAGCGTGTTCTTGGCTATATAATTCAAGAATAAAAACATAGGAGATTAAGCATATGGCAACGAATCCACCGTCTGGTGACGGACATCGTAATGGGGCAGTGAAAGGACGTTCACAGACTTTCAATCCCAAGACAGAACAATGGGTAAAACGAGATTCCGAAACAGGTCGTTTTATGGATGTTAAGATGGTACGCCATTCAAAGGCGTAAGGAAAGAAAAATGATTATTGCTTATAGCGAAGGTGGGCGAGTTATCCCCACCTTCGCTTTAATTTATACTTTTACTGCATTGGTTTTATCATCTTTTCGATGAATGCAATTTCTTCATCGGTTAGATGATATTTGATATAAAGTTGTTGGTCTATTTCGGGTATTGTTCCACTCCAATTAATATCACCATTTATGGTAAAATCTTGAATCGGAACAAATGCAAAACATCCCTTTGTCACATTTACAGAAGTTATCCCTTGCCGAAGAAAAAAACGAGCAAATTTCGTTAGAAGATACTTTTTATAATTCGTAGCTTCTTCCAATGTACAGAAGACAGCTGTATCAATGTAAGTTTCAGTATTAATTTCAGCAGGGGATAGTATTTGAGGCTCGGTTAATACCCGATATCCTTCACCCGGTTTAACACTCATTTCACCATTGCTGGGAACAAAACGACCAACAATTATCTTAAATTGGTCTATATACTCAATACCCTTAGATATGTCTGTGCGATAAACTTTCGCCCATCCTTTGCTTGTAAGTATCTTCACATCACCTTTATCACTTCCTCGAAAATATGTTCTAAATCCAAATGGATTGATTGAAAGAACAAGACTATTCAGATATGATATGGATTTTGATGTTATTTTTTCAAGGATAGAAACAGCCGCATTTGAACGAATAAGTGTATCAAATTGATTTAAGTATCGGTTTGCCGTAATATCTTTTAAGGCATTATAATTTGTTACCTTACAAGTTCCATTATAATTCGCATCCCATAAGAACGTACAAAGCCCGCCTGCAATATCAACCGTAGGAAAAAGGTCTTTGCTTAGCTCGTAGTCATGTAGTTGAGAAAGATGAGTATCAGAAATCATATCAGAACGAAATTCATCCAAACCTCTTCCACCCGCATACCAACGTGCAGGCATTATCAAACTTATATAATCAGGATGTACTCGTTTTGCAATATTCATAAAGTATTGATACACAGGAACGGCTCCTCTATCAGTGCCTCCGTCCATAACCTGATACGGTGGATTTCCTACTATCGCATTGAATTTCATATTGTCGTCATCATTAGCTTTCCAGAACGAGCGTCCCTTTGCCATCTTCTCGATGAAGTTCTGGGGTTTGTTCTTGATTTGGTTGATTAAATCCTCGAAATAACGTGTGTTTACTTTGGTTTTTCGGAAGCCTACCAGCGTCCGCTTGGTGATACTCTTTGCCATCGGTGTCTTGCACACCACGAAGATGTTCTCCGCCACCACCTTGTCCCATACCGCCTGTTGTTCCTCCAACGTGTCGGCGGAAATGGTGCTGTCTTTCAGCCGCGCCCGATAGATGCCGTAAGCCATGTAAAGCGGATACAGGCCGGACTTGGAGTTGATTTCCAATATCCGTGCATCGGAAGTGAATACCTCAGCCGTCACCTTGCCGTGGTCAATGAAACGTGGCTCGTAAAGCGTGTACTCGTATTCCTTGTCAAAGAAGTTGTAGCCACCCAGACAGTCGCCGAGGTGCATGTTCACCACGCGCCACGGCGTAAGCACGGTTTCCTTATCCGGATTGCGGAAGGTGCTGAAAATGTCCGTGATGCGTCCGATGCGTTTTTCCACACTTAGCTTGTCCGCAGCCTTGGCCATCGCACGGATGCGTTTCCTTGCCGCCTCGTTCAAGGGCTTGCTGTTCGGTGCCAGCCCGATGACGTTCCCGTCGTCACAGGTGGCCTCGCCTATTTTCAGACAGCCCTCGTGTTCGGCATCGTTGATGCGGAACACATATATCAGCTTCAGTTTCAGGGAAGAGAAGTATTTCATAGGCATTCATTTTAGGAGGTCGATATATTTGATTCGCTTGCCTTTGCGTCCGGTCTGAGGATCTTTGGCCCGCCAGTCCTTGATAAGGCAATACGTCCCGTTGTGCTTGAATATGTTATCCGTTCTGCATCCCTCGCAAGGAGTGACAATTTCCTTGCTTTCACCGAAAAGGGACACTTCCGTGTGTACCTTGTCCTTACAACTTCCGGGGACAACGCCTTTCAGCCCGTCCATCTGCCACACGTTCCACGAGATGATATAGGCGATGTAATTGATGGATTTTTGCAAAGGGTTCTTGCCGAATTTGGCACGGTAATACTCGATGAAAGAATAGAGCATGGACTCACGGGCGATGAGCAGGCTGTCACCCTGCCATTCGTAAGCGTATGTACTCTTGTAGGCTTCCTGTGCAGCTTCCAGCCACTGGCCGGAAGTGTCTGTATTCTCGCTGACGACCCGCAGTTTCCGGTCAAGCAGGCCTATACGCTCGACGATGGGAATGACAGCCCCAGTGGTGGTATCATAGCGGCTGACTATATAGGGAGCTTCGCCACAGGTGATTTCAAGACGGGTGTCACGCACATAGTCCTTCCATGTTTTTCCTTCGGGAAAAGTTATCTTGTCAGAATTCGTTGTCCATCCGTACGTGCCATCCTCTGACGTGTATTCCGTGTTGAACACGTCTTTCCTGCCGAACCACGCTTCATCAATGAGGTTGTTCTGCGCGTTGCACACCCATGAAGGGGTGAACACCTCCGCCATTTCCCGTACACGCGCCGACTGGGTGTCCCTGTGCTTCAGGATGCGTGGCATGATGACCTGTCCGTTTTCGCCCGTAATAAGCTCCGGCAATATCGGGTCATGGTAGCCATACCCTTCACCGAGGTGTTCATAATCGGAAGTTGCCCAGAAGATATTGCACACGGCATCGCCCCTGCTCGTCGTATGGTCTTTGAGCAGGGTCGCCAACAGTTCCGGAGAAGCCCGGAGGATGTCGTTCTCCAATATGTCCGCTATGTCTGGCATGTTTGATACGCTAGGGGCAAAGCGTATCTCCTGACGGGAGATACACTATCGGGTGCAAATTTACACATTTTTGCGAAAAATGAGCAGTTTGCACCCGTCAGCCTTACACATTCGGGTGTCCCGGTCTTCTGCCGTTCGGTATGAATCCACAGGCTTCCATCCTCCGCTTTCACGAGATTCTTCTCCGTCAATGCCCTCATGTCGCAGTAGCAGATGCCCGTCCAGCACGAGAACAGGAACATGTCCCTCGTGAAATTGCGGTTGGGCGTATCATAAGTCATGTTGGCGAACTTGCCCAGTTCCTCTTCCGTAAGGTACATCTGCTTGAACTCCGGCTTTTGTGGTCTGTAGCCTTTGAACGGGCTGAACGGGATAATGCCACGGAACACGGCAAGCATCATCACGCTTTTCAGGCGGTTTACATGTCCGAGTATGGTCTTAGGCATAAACCGCTTGACGGTGCGCATGTACATGTCGAAATCCTCGATGAAATTCTCGTCCAACTGCTTGACAGGCATGTCTGAAAGGCGGTACTTGTCTTTCAGGAAGGTGGCGAGGTGGCGGTAAGTGTTCGTGTAATGGTAATAGCTGGTTGCGGAACGGTTTACGCCTACGCGCAAGGCATATTCCTCATTATGCTCCGCAAACAGCTTCATGATGGTGTCCTGCGATTCCGCCAGCCCTTGGTAGGCGTTCTTCACTTCCTCTGCCGAAACAACCTCCTTGATGTCTTTAAGTTCGTTGAAACGCTGGCGCAACAGCAGCAGTGTACGTTCAATCTCCCGGTTTGCCATGACCGCCATCCTGCTCTTGCCCGTACACCGTTGTGCCGTGGCGTTCCACAGCCTTACATCTACCTTGAACTTGCAGGAGAACTGCGCGATGGAGTTGTTCTTTCCCCTGACGGCTATCCTGCCCATGAGGGGTGACAGTCCGTCCTTGTCCTGTCCGCTGCGCTTGATGTAGAGCAGCACTTTCATTTCTGTCTTCATTGTCATAACTTTTTTGGTTGCAATATTAGTGATACATTGCCGACCGACAGAATTGGAAACGGGGCAGAACGGCGCAAACGGAACGGACGCTGCTAAATCTGCGGATTTGAAGTCCCTGCCGCACGTATAATGCTTGTTTACAAGCATTAGGAACGCTGTTTTTCAGGCTTCAGACAGGTAGCGGAACAGGTAATGACTTGGTAGCGGAAACCTTGCATTATCCTGCCTTTCCCTGCTGTTTGGCTATAATGGCAAACTACTGTAAAACCGCTGCTTTACAACGTATTGCGTTTGATTCTCTTTATTCCTATCTCCCTTGCTTTGATGCTTCTTTCTTCCATCACACACCCGACAGGGACCAACTTTTAAATATCTTACTCGTCGCAAAGATAAGTCAAGATATTTAATTTAGCAAGGATTTTCCGCCTCATTTTCTCCGGATACTACGTTACCGTCGGAAACCAAAGACTTGTCCTCGGCAGCCTTCGCAGGCGAGGCGGACCCCGATTGGAGGTCAGACGGGTTGACGAACGGGGTCTCCGTCTCCTCGAAGAACGTCTCATCCCCCCTAATACTCATCCTGAACTTAGGAGCTATGAAAGGATCGTTATTAAGATCAATGTTGATCGTAACGTCATTCATCAAAATATCCTCCTTAGTCCTGGAATCGCCTATCCATCCTCTTACGTCAGTAGTCATAGGCATCTTACTAGCCGCTTCCTTGACAGCCCCTAGCCGTTTCTTGATAACATCCACGTCTCCCGTCAACGGAATCATATATGTCTTATTATCCAACCCGGATCTGGCTATAGCGTTATTAAGATCCATTATATCATCAATACTTACGCCTCCGCCTAGACCTTCCATAATCCTATCAGCCATCGATCCGATCATGGATGAGAATGATGATATATCCTGATTTTTCAATCTTACGGGGTACAGGTAATTTCTTCCATTTCCTGTCTTTATAGCTACAACCGGGATACGCGAATTTTTATAATTACCATACTCGTCCCTAACGATAGCCGTACAGAACGGGAATATGTTATACCTAATATTATCCTTCATCGTAACCTCCCCGTTCTCTATATATCCTACGCTCTCGACCTTACCAACCGTCTCATTGGTAAAGTCATTTTCGGATACCATCAACGTACCATTATCATCACTTATGCTAAAATTAGGTCTTCCCGGCAAAACACTGGTAACTGTGCCTACGAACGGTATATCAATCTCGCCAGCGACAGATCCTACATTATCCCTATACAACTCAAAGGCCATACTCCTTAAATCAGCGTTACTTCCTTTTGAGTCCGGGTCATTGGCTTTCAGTACCGAGACGAAATTGCCATCGCTATCCACGATCTTAATAACCATATTATCAACCAGCTCTCTGTAAGCCGACTTAGTCTCATCAGAATTAGGATCAACGGCGTTAAGGCTATTGTATTTATCATACAGTCCCTTGGTGTATGGATCTGACATATCCATCTTAAACCTTACCATATCACCCTTGCGAAGGCTAGCCGCTGCTTCCTGATTCACCGACTCGTTGTTAGATCCAAACGTATCACCCGTATAATAAGGGACAATAGACCCATCCTGCCCCTTGCGATACACCATGAACCAGTTGGAGGTCGATAAGGCGGTCTGCCGCCCCAGTATGACACCGGTAGCGTTCTCGAAAGCCTGAGCGTCATCCTCACTAATCATCCATCTTGAATGATTCTTGGACTCAATAACGCTGAACATGTTCGTCCCATCAGTAAAATCCATCACCATCTTATCATCCATAACATATTCACCGGGCGTGACGAGAGCCTTAAGCCCGGATCCCGCCATAAACCTGTCAAGCCTCATTCCTCCTACCTCATAATACATGACCCCACCGATCTCCCTCTTTTGGGCCATCAACACCACCGGATTCTGGGCGGCGTTGACCTCCGTCCTGCCGGTGGATGTCCCGGGTTCGCTCTCCGTGAGAACATCACCCATAGGTATAGACTTATCGTAATCCTTGACAACCATACTTCCATTATTATACAGCCTCATCCATTCCACGAATTGAAGAAGAGGATCATCAGAATAATTATTGATAATATCAATAGCCTCATTAAGTTTATCCTGATCAACTTCATTCCCGTTGTCAATATCATTCATAAGATCATTGTAAGTCTGTATAGCCCCCTTAACCTGATCCTGATCAAGACCATTAATGTTTATATCTATGATATCATAAATAGTATCTCTGATGTTATTTAATACGTTATCGTTGGTATTTAACCTATCTATCATTGACCTAATCTTATTAAGCCTAGCTATAGGATTATCGCCAAACCCATTTACAAGATCATTGATACGATCCTTATTATTATCATATATCTGCCTCTCCCTAGGAGATAAGATATCCTCATTACCGTTCCATATCTTTATAGCTATATTATTGATTCTATCATCAGAAGGATTTATGATATCCTCATTATCAGGTACATTCTCAACGATACCGCCCTCATCAGCCTTGATGTCATTCTCCATAGATCTGGCGATCATATGATTATAGGTCTTGAACATAAATGCCTCGTCCTCTCCTATAAGACCATCTTGATAAGCCTTATCTATGGCCTGATCATTGGCATAAAGGGAATTAGCATCAGGATCATCGGTATTCCTGAAATCATACTTGCTGTCATCCTCCTCATAAGTCTTCCCCCATGCGTTCGATAATATCTTCATGAACCCGCGCTCCTGCGCCCGGATGAATCTTCTGTCACGCATACGACGAAGTGACTCGTTTATATTCTTATAAGCCACAAGATTATGACGATACTCGCTAAGCAACGCCATAGCCTCCTTATGATTATCAACCCCACGGATAGATACAGCATTCTCAAAACCAACTATAGTCTCATAAGCTGCCATAAGATCGGCGGCACTGATCCTTGATTCATCCCTGTTTAATAACAGCTTAGATATATCTGTCTCTGAGTTAACTAACGTAGCTAATCTCCTCTCCAAAGCAATCCTATCCTCCGTCAATTTAAGAAGTCTATCATTCTCCTTGGCTAACTTGACCTTATCAGACTCAAGAGCTTCCTTAGATGTGACACTCTGCTGAAGCTTCAAAACATTCTTCTCCATTTTCTGTATATCATCTGTAAGCTTCCTGAGTTTCTCAAGATCCCTACTCGAATCAGGATTAAGACGAGAATATATATCTAAAGCAGGTCCTATATCCGTATTGTATATCCTTCCTAACTGATTAGCGATATCATCCAAGTTATCCTTAGCCTCAAGACCGTTATAAGCCATGTTGGAGATATAGGTGTTAAATGATCTATTGGATATACCATCGGTAAGGGAGTCGGCAAATCTGCTGGCCATAGTAAAATTATCAACCTTCTTATTGAACTCACTGATAAGGTTGGACTTATACTCATTTACCTGCTCATCTGTCATATTCATATCGGAGGCTATATCGCTATTAGGTATAGACTCGATGACTGTCTTGAAATTCTCCTTAGTATCATCTAACATCCCCATTTCCTGATCATAACGAAGACGGTTGAATACAGCATCACTAAAAGTCTTATCTACGATTCTAGAATTAGGTATATCGTCAGCGTTATTATCCGTACTTAAGCCTGATAATTGAGCGTTAAGAGCCATACTGCCACGAATAGCACGGATAGCGGCGGTAGTCAAGGCGCCGGCATTGGTGTTGTAGGCCTCCACCATCCCCTTGTTCCGGGACATGTCTTGGCTCCATTCCTTTATACCACCAATAGTTTTTCCTCCCATAACCGATCCGATAATCATACCGATGCCGATTTCCTTCCATCCCTGATTAGATCCGTAAGTCTCCTTGAACCCGTTCTTTATAGCCTCCATATAGCCTATATTCTGCCGGATAGCCATAGGATTGTATCTTGATTCTACCCAATCCTCGGCGGATTTACTAGCCACTCCCTGAAGACCTTCCTCATACAGACCCTCAGATACCGGGCGTTTGATGATATTGAACGTATTCCCGGCTATTTTCTGCCATTTCTTAGGCGTTATGGCCCTTAATGTCCCGTTATCCATCCTCTCGGCGCCTACGCCAAATATATTGCGTTTTATGAACTTATCCACGCCAAGATCCATGCCGAACATATCGCCGAACATAGCTATATTGGATAATGACAATATACCGACATTAGCGCCAAATACGGCATTAGCGGCATCGGCGTTGTCAGCCCTGAACTTCATAAGCTCCTCATATGGGACTTCCCTTCCATAAGCGTTACGGTAAGACTGCCTGAAATTCTCCTCAGCCTCCATCAACATGCTTCTAGCTTCGACAGATGCCTCCCATGAGGTAGATGTACCAAGGAAAGCGAGGGTATCCAGCCCCTTGCCTATCCTCTGTCCAGCACGGGCGGCCCTAAGGTAAACGCCGAACGCTTTCTTGGTATCCGAAACCGCTTTGCCTATCCTAGCCAAAGCCACGCCTGCCCTAGCTCCCGTACGAGCTAAGTTCATCAATCCAGCACCGGAATATACAGCTGATGATAACATGGCACCAACGGTAAAAGCAAGACCGGATAAGAAATCGTTAGACCAGAAATTAGCCGTAGTCATGCTCTGAAGAAAATTCATATCCCGCTCCTCTCGATTGTAATAATGAGCTAGACCATAATCCATCTTCTTATCCTGATCATCCAGCCATCTCGTGAAATCGTTATCAAATACGGCGTTAAAATTACCTCTGGATACACCGGCGTAAATACCATAAAAAGGCTGGATAACGCCGCCTAATCCGTATAAAGCAGCCTTACCCGCCAGCTTACCCAATCCTCTCATCCATTTCTCGGTCCTACCTTGGCTCCTAGATAGACGCGTGTCGTTATCTACGCCTGGAATATAAGACTCGTATTTAGGTATCCAAGTACCGCTACTGAGTCGATATCTTGAATCCTCCAACGATATCTCCGGACCTGTAAGGTTAAACCTACCCTTATAGCTTTGGTCAGATGCCATATATCCCAATGGGGACATATGCTTTATATCATCATAATAATTTGTCTTAACGGTATTCTTAATCCTTTCCGACAATGATGGTATCTGCGACTTTGATCTCTCCGAAGCAGAGTACGGATCAAGCACGGGAGGCAAATCACGATCCGGTATATCATAGGTATTCGTACCAATGGCTCTAGTGGCATCAACACCCATTGTAGGATAGCCATATCTTTCGGCCAATTTCTTTCCATCAGGAACGTTATTACCGGTTTCCATTATTTCCATTATTTCCACTATTTCTGTTTTTTATCTCTTGATCAATGATACTGGCTATAGGGGAGATGAAACTCTCGAAGTCATCGGTAGTCGATCTGCCCTCACTCCTCCAATACACCTCATTTTCCTTACTAAGTATCTGTTGCCACGCCATAGTCAAATAATACTGAGGACAAAAATCAATCTTTCTGGCTACTTCGTCAGCGTAAGCTACGCCATCTAGGTCTATAGAATACAATGGGGTATCTCCCTTACTGGCTTTCCCCTTACCATATATATCCACATTTATGCCAGAAGATCCATTATTATACTTATATCCTGAAGCCCTTAACTCGTACATGGAAGCGTTATCAAACAACACGTCAGTAGCGATCATCATCTGATTCTTCCTGATATTACCGTCATTTATATTCGTAAACATATCTATATAAGGCATTGTCATATCTTTGGCCCCGCTGGCGTAAGCGAATGGAGCCACCTGCAATGACTTAGCCATCTTCCCATAAGCGTTATCACTTGAATTAGCGAACGATATAGATACAACACCAGAGTCGTAGGTCTCGGATGGAATATTTACCTCCTCTTTATAGAAAGCAAGGTCATTGGCAGCCAGATCAGCCTCGCTTACCTCAATAACGGATCTACCATCACCTCCATTATTGCCAATGATCTGATACTTACCATCACCTATAGGGGATATGGTAAACGTTATCTTCGTATTGGCATTATCCTTATCCTTAGGAATAAAACCACCACCACGGGTAAATAGGTCACTAATCTTTATATAATCATACTCGGCTTTGCTTTTAGACGGATAATCACCGGAAAAGATATACTCACGCTCGGCGTACTCATGACGATATTGCCTTAAATAATCCTCGCCAGCACGCTTTGCGTCATCATTTAACCTACCCAAATCTCCACGACTCCATTTATGCCTTAATAAATCATTTCTTTCCTTATGCGCTTCGTCATATATAGCGGTAGCGACAGCGATCGCTCTATTATCCCCAGCAAACCTGTCTTTTATTTCCTCGATATGCCTATTCTTGTTAGCCCCAGATACGGCAAGAGACATTATAGATTCAATATCATCAAGCGACAAAGACGTTCCCATAAGATCATTCAAACGATCCATAATAATACTTGACTGACCTGAATCTACCGATACGTATGGCGCTTCCCCTTGAATATTACTATTAACAACGTTTATATTATCATTTAGCAAAGAACTATAAGCAGATAGCTTAGCCCAATCGTCTAATGTTATATCGTTTATGCCATCTATATCAAAAACCTCATCACCATTATTGTTAATATCCCCAAGATTGAATGTGCCAAATCCGTAACTAATGTCTATACCTGATCCTTCATACGATCTAGCCTCTTTCTCAATTATAGCATCAACACCATCCAAAACAGTATTCTCAGCCTTATTGAAACCCTCATTAATCTTACTATACTTATTCCTTTGGTTATTTAACCCAAGAAGCTTTATATAACTATCCTTTCCATTATAATCAAGAAGTGTATTCGTAGATCCACCATTAGCCTTAAAATAAGTCATGATAACCTGACCCCTATCCATATCCTTGACCACATTACTATTCTCAGGATCAGATGCCCATGCGTCGATCTTCCTCTTGGCATCGTCTGATAGAGACTTTACAAAATTCTCCATGCCTGTATTCACCGCCTTTTCATTGGCTATAAATCCATTCATGAACTCATCGCTTATATTCACATCTTCAAGATTGGCACTCTTCGTAACCACGGTGGGACCGGTCATGTCATCGCCTCCACCATTTCCATTCTCCGATTTACCTGATTTACTAGCTCTTATCAAAGCGGATTTCTCCATGGCTAGATTATGCCTTTTTGTCTCATTGAACTTAGCCCTCTCCATCATCTGTTGATTAGCCTTGAAATAATAATCATCAACACCAAGCGTCTCGTATGAGTTATTATAAGACCATCGTAACCCCACGCCACGAAGGAACTGCTGCCTCACCATGAACATGCCGGCCCGCTCCGGACTGTAGTTGCTGCCGATAACGCCCTCAGCCTCCTCCACGAAATCATTTTTCTGCTTGGTGATATCCGCCAGCTCTGACTCCAACCTAGCCTTTTTGACCTTATCATTGCCAACGCCCTTTAGCTTTGCCCGTATAGATTCTTCCTTGGCACTAAAATCATCAATATACCCTTTAAGGAAATCAGAGGTACTCTGGACATTGAATAGGTCAGGATTCGTCCTAGCCATATACCTACCCTCTAGTTGCATCTGAGCTTTGCCGTTCTCTGATATGGAAGCCATGGCTATATCCCTGACTTGAGCATAGCTCATTTCATCTATATACATCTCACGCATCTCCCCCGTCCTGTTACCATTGGCATCAATCACCGGCACATTGACTTTCTTTCCCTTATTAAGGGAGATGAAGTTCTTCATCTTCTCATCAACCTCAGCGTGATAATCCGTATAAGGAGTATAATGTATAGGATTAAGACGTGTTCCTACCTGACCGTCATTCATCCATGCCACAGCATCGGCGAAAGCCTCAGCCTCGTTTATAGGACTATACATCTTAGGATTATTCAATTTCATATCCTCCATCTTCTCACTAAACGACCGGATCTCCCTAGTGCCGGCAATGGCATTCAACACACGGGTATCCAGAGCCTCCCCAAGACGAGCCTGTATACTTCTGGCTATACCATCAGAAGCCAAATTAGATTTACGATACACGTTATTCACGTCCTGTATCAATCCATTTAACCTATTCTGAAGATATTCCCTATCCTGAGGTTTTATAATGTCAGAATTGATAATATAATCAGCATACTCGTTTATAGCCTGCCGATTGGTATCTATCTTCTGCTGCATGTATCCCATACCCTGCATCATGACATCCATGTTGTAGGGTGATACGTACTTGCCGTAATTCCTTAATATACTATATTGTGAAGCCATCCTTTATCCTTTCTTGCCTTTAGTTACTTCCTGAGCGGGATATAATCTCCTATAACTCAATATATCTCCTTGAGGATCAGCGATCAGCTGCCCATTAGGACCGATCTTTACATCCCCGAATATAGATCTTAATGTATTCATGGTCGTAGCCGTATTCCACTTCTGCTGAATCTCATCATTGACACTATCGAAATACCTAGCCCAGTTCTCGTCATTTATAGCCAATCCTTGTAGTATCCGTTGCTGGTAAGCTTGGCGTTGAGCTATATTCTTATCATAAGTATTAGCCCATGACTGAGCGTTGACATTATCAGCCCAAGTCCTTTGAGCCACATTCCCTTGTTCTACCTCATTTATATACTTACCTATATTGGAACTCATGATAGCCTGTAAATTGGAAGATAAAGCCCCTCTCTGGGAATCCGGGACATTACCCATCTGATCCAATTGTGATTGGAAAGCACGATTAGCCTCAACCATATACTGATCAGCTGATCTCAACACCGGATCCACGGTAGGAGCGTAATGTCTTTCCATACCTTCCGTTGTCACGGCTCCCGGAGTCATCCTGAACACCTCAGGAAAGTCAAGACCACCACCTACTATATTCCTGCCTCCATTGCCGCCGTTCGACTTACCGGCATTTGTGTTGGTTTTAGGAAGTGTATTAGAATCAATCAGCTCAGGCATATCCAGCTTAACATCAGGATTCTCCACATCACCTATATCCATAGGACCGGGAACCACCTTATGAGGGTCAAGTATAAAATCAAGACCTTCCATTCCCTTCATGGATCTCAATGCCTGCATCTTAAGCATATCCTCGCCAAGTATCTTATTAACGACATCCTTGTTCTTATCAGAGAACAGTTGGCTAAAATGGGTGATACCGGCATCGTTAAGAGCCTTATGCTGTTCCTCTGTAACAACGTCTAGACCGATCATAGGGCGAGATGTGGTAAACAAACCTAATTTATTGTCTCTCATCCTATCATGATATGCGGCTTTCTTGTCTTCCGGGTAATTACCTTGACTATCCTCACCGCCAAAGGAAACGAGCGTCGTGTAATCCCGAAGCGCCTCGGCGTTGGCGATGATCGGGTTCTCAGCCGTAGCCAAGCCCATCCAGCTACTTGTCTGACCGTAGATAGCGTCTTGCAACGCCCTAGCCCTAGTGCCCTCTGAAGCTCCCATATAAGCATCGTAAGCGACCGGATTGAATGTCTTATAATAATTCAACCTCTCATCCGTATTAATACCCCCATAAGAGCCATCAGTTCCTTGGCGCTGATAACCGAAATAGTTAGGATCATTGTTGAACCTATTCTCGATCGGGCGGAAAGTTAATTTACGACCGAACAAAGACGTGCCTCCTATCTCCATCTTCTGGCGAATACCAGCCACTTTCTTAAGCAGCTCTTTCTTAGCCTCAGCTATATCCTCCTCCGTAAGACCGTATTCTTTCATGGATCTGGATATGATGTTATCTATCTCACCTCCCTTGGCGAAATACGTATCCTCATCCTTCTTCATCTTCCGGTCTTCCTGCTCCTTGTATATGACATTAGCGAAGTCCGTAAATCTCCCCTCTAATCCATTAACCGTATCGTTACTATCATTTATGGCCTTAGATAATACAGAGGCGTTTAAACGCCTTGTATTCTCGTCATCTATCTTATCGTTTTTCTTCAGCTTCTCCAGCGCCTTTTTCTGATCATCGTAAGCCGATTTAAGACCGATCTTAGCCTTATACCTGTCCATTAACGTAGCATACGTATCCTTAGGCGTGGCTTTGATCCCATACGTATCTCTGATGTATTTAGCGAAATCCGGCTCTATGGTGGTGTCATCGGTAATAACCTCCGTACCCTGCTCCAAAGAAACAGGCGTTCCCCCATCGGCGTGCTTCTGCCCCATGGCCTCCATCGGCGCCTCCCCGGGCTGCTCCACGTACTCGCCCTTCTCGACCTCCACGTTGGCTTGATCTTCCATCGACTTAGGTAACGGATACAGATACTCACCGGTAAGGCTTCCGCTATCAAACCTATTATTAGGTCCTAGATAAACGCCCCCGCCATCCTTGTACTGCATTTGGGATTGCCTTCTTTGCCTAGCCTCACGTTCCTGAGCTAACCTAATATTGGTACGAGTACCTTTCTCTGACGCTATCCCAGAAACCACGTTACGAGCCAACCCCATGATACCACTAATTCCCGAGGCTATGGTAGTTATCGTATTAGCTGTTTTAGCCCCGGTGGATAAATCGCCATATCCCTCGCTTCTCATACGTCCTATACCACGACCCATCTGAGTGAACCTAGATCCTATATCATCAGCACCATAGTAAGGGATAGTGGTAAAATCAAAAACATCCGTACTACCAGACTTATCAACCTTCTTATTACTGTCAACCAAAGCGCTCAAATCACTTGTATCAATGGTATTAATATCAGGCTGCTGAATATCAAATCCTATCTGGGTAGACGAAACCAAAGGCTCCACTCCAATACCCTGAAGACCAACAACATTACCGGGCATAATAGGGGTGACTTCCCCGGCCTCTTGATATTTAGGTATCTTCCTCTTGATTACATACTTGCTCATATCAAATTAATTTCGTTCTGACACAAAGATAGTTTAAAAAAAATAGAGACTCATCATTTCACAACGATGAGTCTCTCAGCAAATGCTATTATTATGTACAGAATTAAATTCTTTTTATGAATAATGATCCTATAGCCTTAACCAAATCATAGAAACCGGCAGAACTGAGACCTACAGCCACTCCATATAATAGAGCCTCCCACCATTCACTCCCTATAAGCAATGGAGACACCTTTAGAAACCACGCTAATATACAAACCAGCATACCTATGACTACGGCGGATAGGACTTTAGCCCACTTATGGGTGTCAATATACGGCACTACCTTGGCTAGTTGGGTAGCTGACATCGTGACAAAAGCCATGATGCCGGTAAAGGTAGTTAGATCAATGGTGATAGTCCCTTCTGACGGGATTATCTCTTGAGCCATCAACGCCATTGGCGCTAATAACATAACTAATAGGAACAATAACTTCTTCATATCAAAAACGTTTAATGATTCCACAAATATAACACTAAATCAATTAAATATATGAATATATCTATTGAAATATAGATATACGACAATAACCATGGCCTATATGACCTTTCCCTAAATCATATAATCCACCCAAAGGATTAGGCATTTTTTCTAATTCCCCTTTCACATCTGTCCATACGAACCCGTTCCCATCTATCATTTTAGTGTTAGTAAATACATATTTATCATATTTCACGCATCCCGGATGACCGGATATATACGAGGATCCTCCACCACCAGCTTGAATAGCGTTCGACGATATCCCGCCGCTTGGTCCTCCATAAAAGCCTCCTCCTCCACCAGAGGAATACGAAACGCCATCAAAAACACATCCTCCTCCCACTCCTAATAGACCTCCATTTCCGTCAGTTAAATTATTGCCGGAGTTAGATCCTCCCGCTACTTGGGATGCAGGAGTTCCCTTGGCATAGCCCCCAAGATACGCCTCCAACCCTCCCGCTGATCCTCCGTGCCCAATAAAATAATACTCACATCCTCCACCACCTCCCCCGGATACCATAATACGGGTCTTTAAAGAATCTAAGTTTAGAGGATCGCTATTGTCGGACAACCTCAAATCTGTAGCTCCGCCCCCGGCTCCCTCATAGATATACCTTCCAGCGTTCTCATTAGTCATTGAATGCCCTGAACCTCCTCCATTATAATTATATTTTACAACATTACTCGTCTGCTTAAGTCCACCATTTCCACAATACACATAAATGATATCACCACCAACTAACTTGATAAATCCAGCCACATATCCACCATACCCAGGGTCATTGGATCTGGTAAACCTATCTTCGCTATCATTGTAACCATAATTACCTTGACCACCCCAGCACTCAACATAATAATACGCCGACTTTGGAGCTACAAATGTATGGTAATTATTACTATTATAAGTGTATGTATACAATACATCCAAGCTTTTGGGACCTGTCATTACACGTCTTCTCATAACATACCTCCCCTTAGATATTTTACTAACAATGCTATAACCATCCTCCTATCATCAGCCATAGCACCTACCCATCCTAAACTACTAGGGTGGTGGGGGGTAAAACAAGTCCCCTTAAATAACACATCAAATAAAAACAACAACTTATTCATAACAAATTATTTAACATTAAAATACTAACTATTATTTCTACTCACACCTTTTATGTTAAGGCTTAACCCCGGTATCATATTAAGAACCAACTGCCTTTTTGCCTGTTCCCTACGCATACGCTCGGCCTCCGCTATCTGCGCCTCCGATTGAGGATCATTCTTAATATTATTGGCGATGTCCTCTATGGCTTTCTTGTTAGCGCCAGATTGAGCTAGCATCTTATATAACAGATCTTGACCCTCCTTCTCCAACCAACTATCCATGGTAGGACGAGAAGCCAAAGAAGGATCGGCAGGGGCTACCGTCTCAGGTACGGGCTGCTGACCTCCGTCCCCCGTGCCCGAATCCCGCTGTCCGAACTCGTATCTCATTGGCTCGTTCTCCGGGACACCATACCTATTAGCGAACATATCAGCGAACTCAAATCTCTTCTTATTTCTCAAGGTCGATCCAAGAGGCCTACCGTATCCTTGATTCCATGCCACGGTAGCGTCCTTGTAGTTGACAGCGTTATCGAAATCGGATTTAGAATACATATAATAGTTATACTCATTCCCCTGAGCATCCTTGTCAAAGAACTTTCCTTGATTGATGTAATTCCAACCTAACCCTGGGACCTTGCCTTGATACTCATCCACGAGATAATCCAACTGCTGTATCAATGTCGGTTTCTTCCCATACCTGCGCTGTAGCTCCTTCTTCCTCGGTCCAAGCCATTGTTGGATGCCAAAATCACCGGCGACTCCTAGGGCTTCGGTGTCCCCTCCGGACTCGGCGGCGATGTTCGACAGGATACCGATAGCTTGCGTTTGTGGTATTCCCTTCTTATCGGTCAGATAATCCCATATCTCATCATACACAACCATCTTATTATCCTCTGATCTGTCAGGATCAATTACATATTTACCATCTCCATAAGCCCTACCTGTGCTTACGGCCCCTCCCTTATCTTTCTTCTCCTTATCATCATCCATCAACATCTTACCAACTATAGCCGCCGGCAAAATAGCAGGAACATTTTTAATGGCTTTTTTTATTTTATCCGATGATTCTTTCAATACCTTTCCCGTAGCTCCAAACATGTTCTTGGAATAATCTTCAGCATAATTGCTACCTATACCACTCACAAGGTTGTACACATCAATCTCATCCATACTATCGATATACTTATCAAGGTCATCAATAGATGGAGTCCTTCCATATGTATTATAAAATTTATTCCACAAGCGAAATCTAGCTTGAGTATTAAAAGCTATTTTCTCTGATATCTCATTACTTGATGAGTTTGGGTCAGCCCTATAAGCGTCTTTTAATAATGACTTATCATTTTCGGATAAATAAATCTTATTATAATCATTACTTGAATCATATTTATGCCTAAACTCATGAGATAGGTTAGATAAACTCTCATCGCTCCTAGTAACAACCTTATTGTATTTACTAGTATAAAACCCTTTAGCATTACTATTATCCAAAGCGGAGGATACCTCATATCTAAAATCATCGAAATCAGAATCCGCCGATACCCTTAGATTGTAAGCTTCTTCCAACCGTTTCCCATTATCATCAAGCATAGAATCTATCTTATCCTTAATATGCTTGTTAGACACATCATTTATATTTTGGAGATCAACACCATTATCAATCATCAAATCCACAGCCGCCTTATAAGAATCAGGGAGATTGTTATAATTCCTTGAAATTCTATCATGAACATCCTTGTTAAAAAAATCCCTAACCAAAGGTTCATCATGAACATATTTATCCACAAGATCATTATCTACAAGAAAATCATACAATTTACGTTTATCTTCTGGCAGAGGAATCTTCTTTACTTTATTAGCGAAAGAAAAAAATTCACCTAATACCGGGAATAGCCCTAAAGCTGATAATGTCATTCCTAAACCATCCCCAGCCTTCGATGACTCCACAAAATCTCTCACATCCATAACATCCCCGATAATAGGGATACCTCCAGCTATAATCTCGGTAATGTCAACTCCATCATTTATCTTCTTACCATATTCAGTATTAAGATTTATGCCACTAGATCCAACGGAGGTGTTATCCCTTGAAGCCACATATCCACCCCTTTTTTCCTTATCCATCTTCTCTCCCCATAGCCCATATTTCTCTCTGGGCCATATACCGTCTATGGCATCCACGTAACCAACGGGATGCTCCCCGTCCATGCGCCGGTTCCGCCGCTCGTCCGCTGGGTATAGGGCGTTGGCCAACGGCTGCGTGATATGACCCAACCCCTTATCCTTGGAACTCGACATAGCATCCACCACAGTCCGATATACAGGTCTTAATTTCTCAGGTAGATATAATCCCGCCTCATCAACCAGCTCACCTATCTTCTTATTTATACCCCTGAGGCTGAAATTATAATTACCCATACCGTTATTCAACGGGGACAACGTACCTCTTATCCCATTCATGCCTTTAACTGCGGCTCCTCCGCTAAGGATATCAAACTCCGGGGACACGTTTCTCAAAGGACTATCATCCATACCTCTGAAATACATAGGACGCTCGCCATTGACAACCCGGTTAAGATCCTCCTTATATAAATCCTTTATCCACGATGGGATTTCCTCCGGTTTATTCTTCTTAGACATATATTACGTTTTTCACAAAGATAACCATAATATCATAAGCCTAAAAACACGAAACGGGTACATAATAAATCATGTACCCGTTTATACGCTAATGCATGTGATAAGCAGCCAAGGCTCCTTTAGCTTTCTCCTTAGACTTGTACTTAGCCGGCCATAATTTACCGGTCTTGTTACTGACCACTCGCCAATCACTCCCTACTTTCTTGATACATCCTGATTTCGGGCATTTGCCCTTCTTTTTACTGCTAGTTTTCCCTGCTGCCATAACATCAAATATTTAAAGGTATATAATCACCTCAATAAACTTTCTCATCGCTGCTAAACCAACGTACTATCATCTTGAACCGGCTCTCAATGTCATTCACGAACCTAGCCAAGAACCAATCGCCACGAAGACGATCCCGCCACCTCCGATGATAATCGACAGCCCTAGGATCGATCTTCCGGTCAATATCATTCACGTCCTTGATCCATACCGGGAGGTTATTAGTATCGTCTTTGACCTCGTTAAAATAGTCATTTATATTTATCTTCTGATCAACCTCCGTCACCAGTATCTCACGGCTATCGTCATTGGTTACAGGATACCTTAACCGCTGGCTCATATCGTTCTTGTCAGCGATAACCATCCGAAGCTCACCACTGTTGTTGGTATCGTTATAAAACCATGCCTTATTGAATCCGGTAGTCCTAAGAATTTGGTAATTAACCTCATCCTGATACCTTCTGGCATCCATCCTATATTGGTAGTTCGTGAGGATCTTATTCACATACTGCTCACGTACCGGTACCTCTATAACGAACGGATATAGCTTACCGTAAAATACTTGATACGATTGGTTGGTCAATCCATGAGACCATAACCCTATCTCCTGGCTTTCACTTGAGTAGTTCTTTCCAGACTGGAAATAATGCTGGTGCTCAATATAATAATCAGGGGTGTAGGATAAATATGATTTCCACTCACCCTTCAGGCAGTTATATCCAACGGTGAACGAGACGTCCGTGAAATGGCTGGCATCCTGTAGCTCCACCGCCTGCCCGTTCCTGTATAACCGGCCGCCACGGAATTGGTACTCGCTCGGATTCCCTACCGGTATATAATCTTTCTTGGTTATCAGAACCCTCTTGAACCGATTGTCCCAGCCCATGGATAGCCCTATACCAAAGAACTTGTTATCGATATCATAATAAGACAACTCAGCGTCCGTATCAGCGTTATATATCCGGCTACGGATGATCTTCATCTGAAGATGCTCCTTAAACCAGTTTCTAAGCCCCGGTGTGACCTCCGTAAGATTCCTACCATTAGAATCTACCTTAAACACCTGACCACGCCTTAAATCGACCCAAAAATGCCCAAATTCACAACTGATCATATCCCGGCTCTGGGTCCCGGAATATCCTAACGTCGTATTATTATACTCGATACCACGAGAGGCGAAAAGACCACCTGTCCCTAGCTCGCTATTCTCCGGGGATATTCTCTCCGCCAACACGTCTATGGCGTTATACAGCCCTACCTGATTCTCGAAGCGAGCCAGTATCTGATCCGACTCTATCCCTTTCATGCTTATAAGTTTCCCGAAAGAGGTCTTGAACTCATGGTAATCCATAGGCTTGTACGACAGCCAAGGATCGGTCATGCCATTCTCCGACACGTCGGCGGTGCTCCATATGACGCCGTTGGGTCTTTGGTAAGCGCAGTCCCAAAAATTGCTATCATACGTCTCTGGTAATGACCTTCCGCCTAGCGTAAAACGATTCTTATACACAGGACTTATCTTAAACACATTATCCCTTGATATAGGGACATTACGCTCCTGAGTCCATGATATATAATCCCCTACCTCCGGATAAAATCCCTCATAAGGCTCAGGCCCGGCTATACGGAAATTGCAATTGATCTCAGACTCCACAAGAAACTGAGGTATGCCATAGAAGTATAGGAAGAAACGACCGCTAAGATACATATCTCCGGTCTTGCAAACCATCTCATAAGCGCTCTTCCGGCTAGGGAAAGAGTATAGCGATCCGGTATCCGTATCGGTCTTATTAAGATAATCCTCCCCGGTGTCGTAATTAACGAAATAACGGGGATACCCGATGTTCCGATAATCATAATAAGGGAATGGTATCATGTCCCCCTGACCGAACTGAGTCAAGTAAAACATAGGCATCTTCCTCTTAAGTGAGAATCTTGATATAAATACATCACCTCCAAAAACAGGTTTACGCTTATTCTTATCCATCAACCCGCAACCGCCTAACGATACCCACCTGATATCCTCTATCTGCCCGTATTGAGCCGGAGAATATTTCTTTATCCTCATATAAGGACAGGATACGAAAGATTCACGTGTCATAAAATGAGGCGTCATACCAGCTACCTCATCATTACGAATATTACATTCATCCTGAATACGGCTGGTATCGTAACTTGATACCAATTCCGGATATTCAAGCATATACTTATCCATACCAAATGACATGAATAACGAGTGCTCACGATCGAGGTTGTTTATGATAATAGGCTTACCGCCTACGGCCTCCCCTTGCGAAGAGATATCTGTTACCGGATATAACCCGCTCTTGATATATTTAGCCGTTGACAATCCACGTAACTCTGACTCCCCTATTTTTTGGTAAAATAAATTATAATGAGCGACAGAAGTATAATAATAAGCATAGTTCCGTCTAGGTCCCCTATCTATCAATGCCGTTAACCACTGATACCTGTACTTGCCTATATCCACCACGGACTGGGCTGTGGCCTTGGCGATACCCGTAGCCAGACGGATAGCCGTCAGCGCTATGCCGACAGGGTTGGCTAAAAAGAACACGCCTCCACCGACATATTGCTGTGAAGCCGACTGATATGTATACTCAGCTATAGCGGATATTAAATTAGCCATAGCCTCCACCGTAGCCAATGACGTTGCCATACTGTAAGCCTTGCTCCCTAATATCGTCCATTTAGGGTGATCCTCCACCTCCCTGAATATACCGGAGGATTTACCTAATTGATAACCATCAACAAGGCACTCGGTGGGAGCGTCAGGCTTGTTAAAGGCAATATCAGGGCTTAAGAATGAATACCAAATATTACCCCTCCTGTTAAACGGATGCGTTATATATTTCTCACGATTAATATCCTTATAGATATACATATCATCAGACAAATCGTTGTAAGGGTAATTAGGATAAAGGTTAGCCGATCCGTCTGGATCATCGTACTTAAACATATCATAAGCCAGACCAGTTCCGATAACGCTCTTATCCAACGTCCTATCGCCCCTATACAACTCATATCCTATTATAGAATCTCTTCTAGCCTTATCTATAAGACCGTTCTCTACCGCTATATCCAGAAACTCATTAACGATATCGTCATCAAGCATCACCCCCATAGGATAAATATAGGAGTCAACTCCATATTGACCGGTCAGTTGAGACGGATTACCCATAAAAGGAGCGACAGAGTTATCCGGGAACTTGTAATGACGTATAGGTCTCTGACAAAACGTGGTTGACGTATTGGGGTACTCAGCGTTACCCCCATTACCGGTGAAATAAGACTTACCCCCAACGGATCTAGGAGACCCATAGTATTTCGTCAAAGAATCTATTATGTCCTTCCTCTTTGATCCTCCCGATGATATCCCGATCTTACTTGAATCATACAACTCAAAATTAGCCGGGTACTTATTGGTAGACTCCCAATATCCGAAATCACCATACTGATATGGTCTGGGAGCGCAATCAGCGGGTTTATCCCCACATGAGATACATTTCGCCTCATAGGTAACAAATCTCCTTAATTTCAATTCTTTTGTGAAGAAGAATACGTATTTCACCTCCAGTGGCCGAATGCCAAAACAGAACGGGGCGGGGAAGATGGCGGTGCCGGCCGTATAGAATCCGGCAAGCTCCTTCATGTCCTGCCTCATGGCGAAACCGGTGAAGAACACGCATACCGCAGGCTCGATGCAAACATATATCTTATGGAAAGTAGTCTTGTCATCATTCCAGAACAAGTACTTTGGCATCATAAATATCTTATGATCCACGTAATTCACTATAACACCTTTCTTGGCATCATTAGCCAAAGGATTAGGAGCCACGGTACCTTCCTTGTCCGAGAAAAACGTTATACGAACCTTATTGTATGATGACGAGTCGCCGATCGGATAATTATAGTTACCCATCATCTCTATATACATAATACCGTTATCAGGATCGGATAAACCACTTATGTATTTCTCGTAATCCAACTCCACCCATCTGGCGTATGAGGATACATGTGGATAGAACTTGAAATAAGTCAAGTTGCTTCTACCGAACCAATTGGTCTTGGCGTCAATATCATTCTGCATAGACACACGACCTTCCCAGTCAGTAGTTATACCGGTATTAAACTTAGAATTATCACCATCGCCAAAAAGACACATGGCGTTCTCGATACCAAACTGACTCTCATATTGGGGGAAATAAGCCTCCATCGTATCCATTAACTGATCAAGCATCGTCTCCGTATGCTTCTTTCCTTCCCATCCGGGATATTGATACAAATATGTGCACTTACCCAATGACCTACTCCCTTGGAATGTAGGAAGTTGAACATTGTCAATAGTAGGATTCACGTGAGGATCACCTACCGAACACCCATTAGTACATATACCCTCATCATATAACTGCCGGACATTAGACATATCCTGACACAAGACCAAGGCGGAGGAGTCTATATCAGACGGGAATTTATCCTCATCCTGACCATCCAACCATTCTTGAACCAGATCTATGATATTCTTACCTCCACTAGAGTAATTATTAAAATCACACAATACAGAAAACTTCCTTTGGGATTCGGCATTACTTTGTATTAATGTCGTAGGTTCGGTCTCCGTATAATCACTCTCCAGCTTATACGTAAAATCAGTCCTAGAATCCACCAAAGAGTTTTTATCCAATATAGTCCTGGTCTCTATCCTCTCAATATCATCACATCCACTAGAGAAATCGGGAGCCTTTATACCGTCTTGATCCTCTGGCAATGATATAGCAGCGCATAACTCGTCAGTAACACCTACATTAGATTCTATGATATCACACAAGTTCTCTATATTATCAGCGATATAATCAATAGCATCATCTACCGTAACATCTTCCCCCATCGTGTTGATAACGAATTGGGTCTCTCCTACCGTGGCATATTCCTGCTCTACATATCTGAGTTGCTTAACATCTAGCTGATTCTTGCATTCTCCCCCAAAATCATCAAATCCCCAAGACGGGTCGTTTATGATCTTTGCCGTATTCTTAAACTGCCAAAGATAACGGCGGCTGTTCCCGGCGCACTGCGGGTTGTTCTCCAGCACCGACGCAGCCGACAGGTCGTCAGAGTTACCGTCCTCATCAACGATAACCTCCATCTCCTCCCTTGTGGCCGGACGAGGGATAAGCGGGAATCTAGCTGTCCTGTATCCTGTATTGGTAAAGAACCTTATACCCAACGGATATACCTCGTCACGCATGAAAGAGGCGTATTTAGAGCAAGCCACACCGTCTTTATACAAATTCTCCGTGGCTATAGATGTCTGCCATTTAACGAAATGACCCAAGAAGTTAACGACCGGTTGAAGATTCCATTCATTCTCCACGGTCAATCCGTATTGAAGAAGACGATTTCCGACAGACGTCATGCCTCTGGCTGTCTTATATACCGGTATTTCCTTGGATAACTTCTCCATGGTCGTACGCTCGCTATATTGATCCGTAAGATAATAGATAGTCCTTTCCGTTATCGGATGTATACCTTCTATGAAATACTCAAGAACCGGGCTTTGCTCACCATTAAACCCAACCGTGTTCTGTATAACACCTATCTTATAATGAGATACCTGCTTGTCTATATTGGATACAGTAAGGCGGATACCCATATTGGTTGACTTACCCCATAAACCATCACGGATAACCATATCTTGGCGATCGAATAACATGATTGGGTTGGTCAATGAGCAATATCCGGTCTTCTCTATCCCGAACTCATCGCACAACGCCACGCAGAACTGGTAGGTCCCGGCACGCAAGCTCCCCCCGAACTCCACGACCTCGGGCTCCACGCACGGAACCGTCAGCAACGGGAACACCAGCAGCTTCTCGCAGGCCAGCCTACACCTCTCTATTGGCTTGTCATCCCCACATGTCTTATACCCATGGTAATGATACCAAAAATCACCATCATCATCCGGATTAAGAGCCTTATCGACCATAACATATCGCTGGGGATTATATCCATCGGTCCAGTATATCACCTTCCCGCATTTCTCGTCCTTGATCTCTATATCGAAGATCGGATGATGAATGGAGAAATTAAGACAAGGGTCATCAACCCAGTCCTCTATCAAGACCTCCATCAAATCACATATCTCATCAAAACGACCATCCGACTCCTCAAGCCTCTCGCCAAGGATACGATGGATGTCCTTTCCCGATCCAGCCAATTGATCCTCCACGGTCTTGATATAATCCAATGACCGCATGAACGTGATCTTAGACGTATTATCATCCGGATTGGATAGAAAGAAATAAGTGTTATCACCAGCTATGTCATTCTTATACCCAATAACCTTATAGCCATCAAATCGCTTACATAAAAGGGTACTAGGCTCGTTCTGGATCTTAAGCTGGCTTCCATCGTCACCCTCTATGGTAGCGTTCAAGGCGAAACTATATTCAGACGGGGATAGATCCTGTGGATGCTTATCCCTGTTCATCCCGGAGTCGGGAACCGCTATGTTAGAGTTATTTTGCACGACATTATCTTTTTCGCAAATATAATAAATCCACCAGATAATCACTTATGTGGCGGATTCTAATAAACAGTACGTATTATGCAAAACATTCAAATCGTACAAAAATAAAAAATCCTCCAGACTTTCACAAGTCAGGAGGAGAACTAAATACTTTTAAACGCTCGTGTAAAGTACAAAAACACAACAATTACAAATTTTTACCCATGTAGTTCGATTGCTTATCGGCATCCTCTACAGATATGTAAAAGAAACCGTTAGTCACGTATCTCTCATTGACATCCACAAAATCGGTAGATCCTTTGTCCACTCCTTTCTTCGATCCCTCATCACACACAGCTACCAGACTATTAAAGTCATTGGAATAACCTACGATCACACCGTGTATATCCCGATTTCGAGGATCGAATACGTACCTCATCTTACACCTATCGTAAGCTAACTCTAAAGAGCTTTTGCTTAACCTCTCATCTAATCCAGCACCCGCTACCAAGGCCAAAACGCTCTTTGATATGTCACTCATGGTGGTATCCTTGGTCGGAGCCTTAGGCATAGAAACGCCTTCCATGACAAAATCCAACGCCTTATCTACAAGGCCATCGAAATCATCATCTCTTATATAATCCTTAAGCACCTCCAGTATATATAACCGGACATGGAGTTCGTTATTTACATCATTTAAAGTTATCATGATCCTAGTTTTCGGCAAAGCTAGATTATTCCCACGCAATAAAAGATCAAATATGTCATAAGAGAGCCGATGTGTTTATATTATGGAGAAAAATCTATTCACCTATTCTTACAATACAGTCACGAGATTCCTTGTTATAGATCATCGTGCCTACCTTAGAATACAAGGTCTTTATATTTTGCCAATTATCCTCACCATGGGCGGATACGTTAGTGGGAGCGTCACCGGTATAAACCTCCTCGCCTCCGATATTGACAAAATCATATCCACGTTTCTCCATAGAACCGCCCTTATATGCCGTGAACCTGATAGTGACATTACCTTTCTCACGACCACCATACCAGTTACCGTATATACTACACCTGATCTCAAGAGGTAATTTATCGTAATTATCACCATCCAACAACGGCCCCATCTGGATCAAGGCAGCCTCATTACCTGATTCCATGTTATCACCGCCATGGATAAGATAATCACCTACCCGTTCCTGCGTGGTCTGATACTGTTTACTCCAACCAACCAGCTTGCCGTCAACATCCGGGAGGCCGGTGTTATCGAAACCGGTAGCCGTGTCAAAGTCAATGCCGTCCTCGTCAGCCCAGATATACCTAAGCACAAGGTAATCGAACTCCGGGATGATCACCACTGGGACGGACTCCTGCCTGCACACGAACGTCTTCTCCTCCTTGGTTCCCTCTTTTATAACCTTGTACGTTACCTGACGTATCTCGCCAGTCTCATTAATATCAGCGGTAACTTTAACCTCAGCGGGACCAGTACCACTTGTCTTATCTAAATGTATCCAATCATTTTTCTTTGCCATATTATCTTTTTTCTTTTAAAAAAAACGTATATTCGCGTCATAATCGCGGGGTGGAGAAGAGGTATCTCATTAGGCTCATAACCTAAAGATCGAGGGTTCGATTCCCTCCCCCGCAACTAAATAAATTTGATATACTTATCAAAAGCATTAGGCCACATCCGCTCATAAGACAACATTCTTCTCCTATTATCCTCAGCCAACTCCCGATAATCATTTAACGTGATCATCGACATCTTAAGCTCCTTCATAGCCCTAGCGAACTTACCCGGCTCCTGCTGAGCATATAATTTATAAGCGTCACCAGCGCCTTGTATCAAGCCATTCACGGCGGCATTCTCGAAGATCTTCATCTTGATATACGTCTCAACATAATCCTCAAGATAACCTAACGCCGTTTCTGGTATATACGGAAGACCGTCATCGTCCTTAGGCGTAGCACGATATATGATATAAATAAACCCGTCAAACCCGGTATACATAATATTGCCGGATATAGTTATATCATAATTATCCCAATCGTACTTATCCCGATACTTGTCAGCGGCGCAATCACGCCTCAACCCACGACCTATCGATAATCTTACAGGATGATGGTAATGGAAGCGAACCTCATGAGACCCGATATATATCTTCTCCGTGATCGTCTTCTCAAACTCCTCCTTACAGCACTCGGTGCAGGAGTTCCAACGGAAACCGCGCTCGGTGCGCTCGACCCAGCCGATCTCGTGTTGGAGGTCAGCCTTAGCCTTGTCGCCGCCCGGTATCTCGCAAACCAGAGGCTCACACCTATAGGCGTCAAGCATGTCGAAAAAATCGGAAGGCAATACCGCCTGTTTATTACTGGTCTTGACAACCGCCTCTGACATGACCGCTATAACACCCCCGAACCTTTTCAAGGCGATCTCAGCCCACCTATAAACAGACGAGGTATCTATAGCCCCGCTATCATCGTATTTATGTAAATCGGCCTTGATCTCGGCCAATAGCCCTTTTATAGTCATATTTAAGTCTTTTGCACAAAGATATGTATTTGAATCCGTGATACAAAAAAAAATCCAGTCTACCCTCACGGGCTAACTGGATCACAAACACTTTTACAGCTTATAAACCCATTTAACTCCAAATACCTTACTCTCCGACTCAACCTCCCGATACAAGAACTTATATCTCCTACCTGATTCCATAGCCAACCTACATTCCTTATTCAAGGCCGGAGAGATATATAGATGAAAATACTTATTCCTAGGCATAAAATCCATACACGTATGGACGTAAGAATATCCACCCGTCCCACGCCTATTAATAGTACCGGTAAGTTTATTCAGATATATCTTGCGGTTAGGATTAATCTTATGACATAGATAACCGATGTTGTTTATATAAACCCCTCCCTCATCCTCCAGATACCTATCACGTATGACTTTCCAGATCAACGACTGGCACTCAAGGATATCATTCTTATCCACGATCGTATGCTTCCTCCTTTTCCCGTTCTTAGACATAATAGATCTATAGAATCGAAGAAAGTATTGATCAAGTATTTTAAATGACTTTGTTTTCATATCACAAATATAACAATTTCATCCTAATACAATAAATTTATACACAAAAATACACCGCCTGCACCAAGGATGAGGCAAATAGGATAACCTACAATCCGATGGTATCTCTTACGCTAATGGCTTGGCGAAACATGGAGCGCTTACGCTAGCGGAAGTTTTAATGGACAATGCTTAAGTATATCCGTAAGCTATGATAATCCATGTGGTAAATCTAAAACAGCATCATTTGATGTGTATTATACTAGATCTGAACCATCTGGAGATGTAGAATATTTCTCTACCACTAAAACAGTCACCATACCATCAACTATGGCATCATTGAAACCGAAGAAATTAATTATTGATCTTATTATATCCATTATCACTGAATCTTTTGAGTTTTCTTGTTAATATCCATATCCGGATTCTCGTCCGTAGGAATCTGCAATTTGGTTATCGTCTCTCTTAACGTCTCTGAGACAACATATTCTAGTAGCTTGTCAGGACATATGAAATCATAATCCCATTGAGATGTACATGGCTTATCTTTTTCAGCTCCACATCCCCCTAGCTCTAACGCCGCTTTTCTGTCGAGAGTTATAAGATCAACATTTATAGCCTCTATGTTAATATCTGGTATATAGATATATCCATCATTGACATAATAATAGTATTGATCTATATTCCCGTATTTACGTTCCTTGTTGTTAGCGTATTTTCTTAACGATATGGAGGTAAATATAATATCATCCATGATGTTTGATACTTTGATGATAGCCGGACCTATACGGGTATATATCATATCGGGCAATCTTTTCTTGGATCTCATAAGTATCCTGCATAGTTTAAACTCATCAAAACAACAATCAATTTTCCGAACCCTATCCATCTCCATGCAATTGATATGAGTATACAGTGATTCCTCGCCGAACAAGGTTCCATCAGCATACTTCTGGGCTATATATGATCTTGCCTTTTGTCTTCCTATGGATAATATCCATCTCCTACTGACATGAGCGTCCTTATTGATGGAGTTCATATCATTTATGATTCTAGATACAAATTCTGAATTTTTCATATGCTAAATACTGAGGAGGGGATATACCCCTCCGGTTATTACTTCTTTTTCTTAACCTTGCCTCCACATTTCAGTTGAGGTTTCTTTTTCTCGGAGACCTTGCCTCCATTAGCCATTTTCTTTTTCTTATTGCAAGCCATAACTTAATGTATTAATATTAACGATACAATATTAATGATTTTAATTAATAGATAAACAATACGCATTGAATAAGCTAAATTCACATCAAGTCAGACGGTATCTCTTACGCTAATGGCTTGGCGCAGGCGGATAGATGCGATTGTCCACAAAATTGGAGTGCCAACGTGGTAGACTACAGTGAAAGCGGAAGTTGTATTAACTTTACTGTGGAATACAGTAATCCGTGTAGTTCCGGCAAAACCATAACAGTGACAGGAGGAGCGGAAGCGAATACCTCCACGGGTATGGAGATGACCACTAGTACTACGGTTACGATAGGTACTGGTAGTGGATCTACTAGTGGTAGAATGTGTTTTCAAGCGGCCATAAGACCAGGAACGGCGCATGCGGCTTGTACCACAGGTGGACAATGCTGATAATGTATATACAATAAAAAGGAGAGGTTAGTTAGCCTCTCCTTTTTATTATATATCAGACTCTTAACATTGACCACCAGCTCTTCCACTTACACGGATAGAATTACATGGATATCCACGATCAAAAGATATCTTGGCCTTTTTAGTGCCTGATCCAGTAGGTATAGTTACTGTCGTACTCCCGATAGTAGTCCCTGAGCTTGAGGCTGTTACCGTCAAACTCTTCGACGTAGTACATTCATTACTATACGCAATCTCGACCTCTACTCTTAGCGCTGAAGTGCCCGAAGGAGTGCCTTCGCAAGGATCACCATCGGTATAAGCGCTGGCTGACCAGTTCTTCGTTGGCTCCACGCAATCGCATCTATCGGCCTTCGCCAAGCCATTAGCGTAAGAGATACCATCGGATTGTAGGTTATTGTCGGCTATCCTATTTGCCTCATCCTTGGTGCAGGCGGTGTATTTACCAGCGATTTGCTTATAACTGATAGTCTTAGGAGTACAGTTGCTAGGACAGTTCGTAGCCTTGACATCCCCCCATCGGTCATCATTGCCAACCTTAGAAGGGCATATAGTAGCATTAACAAGAATCTGAAGAGCCTCCTTAGTGCTAGAATAAGCATCATAAGCGGCGCTAGACGCATCTTGAACCGTGCTCCCGCAATATTCTCCGGCAGAAACAACCTTCATAGGGCTACTAGGAACGCATACATCACCACATTCGCCCGAACATCCCTTACATACCTCATTGGTATAGATAGTGTAGTCATATGGATTACAACAATGCTCACCGCCATTCTGCCAATATCCCGTAGGATCACACTCGCAAGAATAATGCTCCTCGCTATTACCATTATTACACCTGCTATTATCCATACGGTATGTATTATCACATCCGCATCCACAAGATCTTGAATCGGACTCAACCAACTCATCTTGACCTGAGGCTGAAGAACAAGGATTGGTCTGATTCCTACTCCTACGATAATCGCATCCACTACAATAATAATTCCAATCATCATAAGATGGGGTATCATCGTCATCGGCGCAATCACCATTCTTGTTAGCGTAAGCCTGAGCGGTGGTCTTAGTCGCCGTATCATTCTTGAAAGCGTTTTGAACCTTGCTGTCGGCATCCGCCTGAGATACGGTAGATGTCAACGCTGACAATCCTAAGGCACTATAAGGAACGGATAGAGCGACACCATGTTTACATGTACCACAATTATCCTTATAGAACGTAGCGCTTCCAGTACCGGTCCATACACAAGTTCCATGTTGGTTAGCGTAATCCTGTCCCTTCTGGTCTAAGATCTGCTCGGCCTTGCTTCTGGCATCAGCCAAAGAAACCTTGCTGGTGATAGGCGTACCGCCGTTAACCTGCGTAGAGGTCACTGTTATTCTCTGACCAACCCCGCTTCCGGCGCAATTGTTCCTATAGAAGTCACGGCTTGCCACGTAAGTCCATGTACACCCTCCATTCTTATTGGCGTAAGCCTGACCATCAGATCCACGAACCGCGTTCTCAGCCTTCTTGTTGGCGTCAGCCAAGGAAACGGTGGAGGTGTACGGGTGTCCCGGAAGCTTGCTGCTACTTACGGATACCATGTCGCCCACGCCGCCGTCAGCGCAATTGTTCTTCCTAACCTGTCCGGTATAGCTTCCTGTCCACGTACAAGTACCCTTCGAGTTAGCCACGGCCTGACCCTGAGAGTTCACGGCGGCCAATGCCTTGGCGTTAGCGTCAGCTTGGGATACACATGACTTAAACTTACCATCAGAGCTAGGACTTGGATCCGTAACATCATTCTGAGTTACGGTAACAGAGCTTCCAACTCCACCATCCGCACATTGACGGGTAAAGGCCTTGGATGCCGTACCAAACCAGAAACATGTATTATTACCACCAGCTATATACCGCTCTTGATTATCAGGATCAGTATAACAGGTATTGGTGTTACGTTGATGTAATTGAGAGATACAGTCCTTACATACGGTCTCTATAGTCTCCCATACCGGTTGCTCGGTCTTCGTATGGCACGTATCATCGTAGTTCTTGTTGACGAACGCCTGACCCATTCTGTCGATATAGGCCTTAGCCAAAGCGTCTGCCTCTTCCTGAGAACGGGTTGAGGTGAAGAACTGACCTATAAGATCCGGGGTTACGGTAATAGGATCAGCGTACTGACAAGTAGGACATTTAGGAGTGAACTCCTTGCTATAATTACCTACATATATCTTCAGCTCATCACAAGTACCACGATCATTGGCTATAGCCTGACCTTGCGCCTTGACAGCGGCCTTGGCAAGCTCATCGGCGGCGAACTGGCTCTCATAAGAATAGAACGGACCACCAGTGACATCAGCCTCCGTAACGTTAACAGATGAAGGTATCAATCCGGATGGACAATTATTCTTCTCGAACACCTCACTATAATGACCGGTGTACTTAGGAGCCTCATGGCAAGTACCACGCTCATCGGCAACCCTCTGTCCTTGATTCATGACAGCGGCCATAGCCACCAAGTTAGCCTCATCCTGCGATACGCAAGACTGGAACGGATGACCATCGACCATATCCTGTGTCACGGTGAACGGATCTCCTATCTGATTAGCTCCACAATTGCTCTTAGTGAACTCGAAGCTAGCCCTACCGGTATACATAGTAGCGTCAGAACAAGTACCCCTGGTGTTAGCCAAAGCCTGTCCTTGAGCCTGTACGGCGGTCATAGCCATAGCGTCAGCGGCGGTCTGGGAGTCGTTAGACTGGAATGGGTGTCCTTCTACCATATCTTGGGAGATCGTCACCTTAGATCCGATCTTACACTCACCACAGTTGTTTCTCGTGAACTCCAAGGAAGCACGGCCGGTGTACGTACAAAGGGCGTGGATATTGGCAAGGGCCTGTCCTTGGGCGTCAACGGCGGCCTTGGCCTTGTTATTGGCATCCTCCTGAGATACGGTAGACGTGAACGGATAACCGTCAACCATCCTATCATTTACCGTATAAGTACCACCAGTGCCAGTACCACAATTGTTACGGGTAAACGTACGTGTATAAGTACCGGTATATACAGGCACCTTCTCGCACTTACCTTTCACGTTAGCCACATCCTGACCTTGAGCCTCGACGGCGGCCTTAGCCTTATTGTTGGCGTCTTCCTGAGATACGGTAGACCTGAAATCCCCTGTCACCATAGTCTCATCCACGGTAACCTTGGTTCCGTACTGAGTCTTATCGCAATTGTTTCTGGTAAATTCCTTGCTATACTTACCGTAGTAGATCGTCTTCTCCTTACACTCACCTTCTAGGTTGGCTTGTTGCTGGGCGTTAGCCTCAAGATCAGCCTTAGCCTTATCATCAGCGTCCTTCTGGGAGATAATAGAGAAGTACTTACCAGCGGAAACGACATAAGTATAAGGTTGACCGATATGGAACTCATCACAATTATTTCTCGTGACTGTCTTCTCCATCCTTACGTTATAGTATACGTTAGTCTGACAGTCGCCACGCTCGTTGGTGATAGCCTGACCTTGCGCCTCGACAGCGTCCTGCGCCAGCTTGTTGGCGGCATCCTGCGATACCGTAGAAGTGAACGGATATCCAGAACACATCTTCTCGTCCACAGTGAAGTCAACAGGAGTAGAACCCTCAGGGCAGTTGGTTCTATGGAATACCTTGGAGTACGATCCGGTAAATACCGGTATCTTCTCACAGTTACCCTTGATATTCGCTATATCCTGACCTTGAGCCTCGACAGCAGCCCTTGCTAGGCTATTAGCGTCTTCCTGAGACACGATGGATCTGAAGTCTCCCGTAACCATCGTCTCGTTAACAACCACATCCGTACCGTATTGGGTGGAATCACAATTGTTACGGGTAAAGGTCTTGCTAAACTTACCATAATAGATATTCTCCTTAGGCTTACACTCACCCTCCAAATTGGCTTGTTGTTGACCGTTCTTCTCAATGTCCTCAATAGCCTTCCTATCGGCGTCCTCCTGAGAGATGGAAGATACGTACTTTCCCTCAGGAATGATATAAACATATTCCTGACCGTCACTGAACTTATCGCAATTATTACGTATAAACGTCTTTCTCTGCTCCTCGTTATACCAGATATCAGTTATACACTCACCATGCTCGTTGGCGTATTTCTGACCGTTCAGGGCTATATCCCCCATAGCCTTGGCGTCTGCGTCCTCCTGCGAGATAAACGACTTGTAAGTCCCTTCCTCGACCGTATACAACACCACCGATCCATGCTGGTTGGCCAGACAGTCGTCCTTAGTGAACGGCTGAACCATCTTGATATTATAATAAACGGGATTGGCGTCCTGAGCTATCATATACTCCTTGACAATATTACCGTCCTTTGACGTTATACGGAACTTAGCCGTACAGATCTGACCGGTATAATTAGCCTTGTATACGATATTAAGCTTATTATCGCCTACCCCATGGCTCTTGTCGTTAATGGCAAAGCAATTACCCTCGACACAATTCTTATCTATTTCCCTTGCCATATTATCCTTCAGTTATTCTCCATGAAACATCATCTCCGGCCTCTACCCTCACGATTTGGGTATCACCATCCTTATTAAGCGTCAACCTTTGCGGATCCACGTTGAAGGGTGGTTCCGGTTCCGGCTCACTACCATCACCGCAAGTGCAACATACCAGCTCGATATCATACTCGGTATTTGACTTGATATCGATGACAACCTGACCGTTCTCACTAGTTACGTTATCAAAGTCATGATCAAGTATGATATAAGGTATATCATTAGGCTGTTGATTGATATTAACAACCTTACCGTTCAAGACAAACATCTCATGATGTTGTTCGTTATCCATATTCTTAGGCATAGCTATGACAAAGCTAGCCTCATACAAATCAGTGGCTCCGGGATCCTCAGGATCGGCATACACTATATATCTGCTATCCTCTTCCGGAACCTTCATGGATAAGCCATTCACGTTCATGGAGACTATATAAGACTTGCTCACCGAGCCACCAAGGGTAAGACAGGAGGCCTTGACCGAGGCGGAGTTAAGCTTGGCGTTGATGACCGCCGTCCCGCCCTCCATATCGAACATGATATTGGTCGGATCCACGCTTACCCGCTCCATGCCCTTCTGGGTTATGGTAGCGAGCTTCGTAACCTTGCCTTTCTCGACCGCTACGTAAGTCTCCCTAGGCAACCTACCCATCCATCCCGGCTCTACCTTAATAGCCACCTTGTCGGGGCCGGTACCGGAAATCTTGTCGTAGGACACCCATGAGGAGCCTTGCTCGATCTTGGCAAGAATATCTTTTAAATTACTAGCCATATCAATCCGCTTGCGTTATAGTCCATTTATCACTCTTGCCGACAATAATCTCAAGGATCTTCTCTCCACCCTCAGGAGGATACTCGAAGTTAGTAGGCTTAATCTCAAATACGCTGGCGCCTCCACAACCAAGATCACAGATCATATCCGGCAACCATCCCTCCTCAAAAAACCGTTCTATAAGCTCCCTGACAGCCTCTGAAAAAGAATCAAGCTCTAACCTGTCTACGGGGAGAGATCCCTTCTTGAGGATCTCACCACATACCCAGCCGTCACAATCGGAAGCCAAGACCGTATCGTACACTCTCTTAGCCATAACAAGAAGTATTTAAAATATTACTATTCAATGTAGTATATACGATATTAACATCAGTGAACTCATCACCCATGCAATATTTCTTCTTAAACTTAACGGACCTACCAGAAACGACATATCCGTCATTAGGGACGATAGTACCACAATAGGTAACGCTGAGCACATTCAACGGCTCGTATCTTAACCTGACAGCCTGAACACCCTTGAACGAGTCACGTTGGATGGATGCCGTGGCACCAGATACGGCAACCAGCTTCCTTACCAGAGACTCGATTACGCTATTCATGCTATCACCGTTCCTGATATCTGCCTCAGGGAACGACTGACCGTCATATATGATATTGGAACTGTAGATACTACACTCGTCCCCAGGTCTATATTCCGGCTTACATGGATTACAATTATTTCTCATATCAAATCAATTTGTTGATCATTCTTCTTAATTCAAGTATCTCAGCATCCCTATCCCGTATAGCCTTTATCATAGCGTTAAGGGTATCGGACATATCGCAATTAGGGGATAATCCCAATGATTCCACACGTACCTTATCACCGGGGTAAATACAATCGGTACTCATGTACGTAGAGCACGGTACTTTCGTGTCGTCTACAGTAGGCCTATATTGTTTTTTGTTGCAACCGTTCATCACCAAACCTCCTCTTCAGTTCCGCTATCCCCGCCGCTACCACCGGCGTTGACAAGCTCGTTTATAATCTTCCTCAAATCCAGAACCTCACGATGGTATAAATCTATCTGCTTATCCCTAGACGCTATAATACGCCTCAATGAGTCTATAACGACAGACATATCAGTACCTTTATCTATACCATCCGCTACCAACTCATCGCCTGAGTACAAGACGCATTTATCATACAAGGTTATAGGACATCCATAACCAACACAAGGTTCTTCCTGACAATCCCGATCGCAAGGATCACAAGGATCGTTAGGGCATTTGTTGAGAAACCTATCTATCTTAACGCCATGACAACACTCTTCGGGACGTTCCCGTGAATGATCATGACAACAACCACCTGTATTACACATATTAATAATATTAATGTTTTTAGCAAAGATACTTATTTGGTTTGATTATAAGACAACGAGACGTATGAAACAATAGGAGGTAGAGACCATAAGCCGCTACCTCCAAACACTAATCTATAAATTATGGAAAAACAAAAAAAGGCATTATCACCAATAACACTGATCTTCTTGATCGATATTATCAATCCATTTCTCGCACTCAAGATTAAGATCAGCATGTTCCTGCCCCTCTACCATCAAGACCTCACGAGCCTTGGCGTTGGCATCCTCAACCGATATCCATGACCTAAACCTGTTGGCTTTGATAGAGTAATATACTTTACCGGACTTATATCCGAACGGACATATCTTCTCGAACCAATCACCGATCTTCGTATTATAGAATACAGGTGAACAACTACCCTCGGCGTTAGCCTTCTCCTGACCTTCTTTCATGAACTTCCTATAGGCTAACGTATCGGCGTCTATCTGGGAGATATCGGATATGACAGCTCCAGCTGGTAATTCATATACAATACCTTCCTTGCCTGATTTGCCAGCATCGCAATCGTTCTTATAAAATAAGCCACGAAGAGGCTGTGAAGCCCAGTCCTTACAGCATGTCCCAACTGCGTTGGCCTCCCCTTGCCCGATCCGCCCAAGCTCCACCCTAGCCTTATCATTGGCATCTTTCTTGGATACGTAAGAGACAAACCTACCTTTCTCTACACATACCTGTTCCTTAGATCCCTTACCGCTTACGCAATTGTTCTTAATAAACTCATCGCATACCTGATCATTATACCATACGGACGGTATTATGTCGGCATATGTGTTGGCGTAGTCCTGACCATTGGCGTTGATATCATCCTCAGCCTTGCTGTCAGCCTCCTCCTGCGTATCGCCAAAATAGACGTTGGCCGGGACCCGGTAGTCAACAGAGCCGCCCACGTACCCGGCAGGCGGGTTGTTTTTGGTGAACGTCCGAACTATTTCTTTGTTACCGTATACCATTGTCATTCACTTTGTCACAAAGATACAATTTAAAATCAAATTACAAAGGAAGAGCCTTTTTGCTTCTCAAAACCTTATATAGATAATCTCTTAATTGCTCCTCGGTAGTTATATATCCAAACTCAATCATCTTGGCTATATCAATCTCCAGCTCCATCAATTCTTTAGCCTTGGCCTCCTCGCCAACAGAGTTTCTTATCATAGTCTCATGAAGGCCATAGACAATAATATTTACGGATCTGGCCAAATCTTGTATTTTATCTCTTAGTCTTGAAGATTCAATTATTTTAGATAAAGCGGAAGACATCCTCTTGTAAGCATCACCAGCCTTATCCCTGTAATCTATAAGTTGATCATGTACAAATCTCAACACCTGAACTTCGAATCTAGGATTTATCCACATGGCAAATTTTATAAACAACAGAGGATGCATCCACACCTTATCAGGAGTTTTACCATGCTTAGTTGTCTTACCTTTTACTTTTATAAATAATTGATTATCACCAATGTCGATTTTTCTCCTATGGCTTTCATCTTCAGATAAAGCACTAATAAATTCCTTAGTTCTACCACTATTCATAAAATCATCAAGCCGTCTTCTCGTGCTATCGGGATTATCATTCCATTGCTTAAGTAAACTGTTGGCATCAAAATAACCATCACTAGTTCTTTGAAAAACGTTAAAATCACCCATTTTTCTTGTCAAAACATTTACCGTCTTCATTTTTTAATCTAATTTTGAAGTTAATAATTAATTACTTTATGTCCACTCCCTCGTGAGAGTCAGTGGACATACAAAAATAGCCAATCGAAATGATAAACACAAACCGATTGGCTATTTTTAATATCCTAAAATCAGGACATTAATTACCCATTGCAAATCTTATCCTCAATAGCGTAAAGGATTTTAGCTACAGTCTTATCGCCACTTACCTTCACGCAAGACTCACCAAGATCCCGGACATCTATAGCCTCCCTGATACGGGTAAGCTCGTCATATATCTCCTCTATCACATCAGAGATCATAACACACTCATCAGAGTCCTTATGCTTTGACCACTCTGGTAGATCACCCTCATAAGGTACGCAAGTGGACGGAGTTATATGTAAACAACTGTATTTTTTCATGCCAGTAACTTATTAACACGTTCCTTTAACGATCTCACCTCATCCGGGCATAACCCGCAATCATTATCACATAATGACCTTTGCAAACGAATTATCTTGCCCCAATAGGATATATCGGGCTTATTCCCGATCCTATACCTATGGTATCTCATATATCTACCCCATTGGCAGGACAGCCATTCGTCTACGACCTTACATAGATCTATCCTATCAAGGTTTGATATGCTTTGAGCGCCCATCCAGAATCTCCTTTCTCATTTCCTGTACCTCCTCGTCAGGCGGGCATCCATACGGCAGATTCTTGATCCACTCACGGATCTTTTTCTGCATATTAAGATAAGATACACCAACGCCATCACCCTTGGTACGAACTTGCCTATATATACTAACCACGTCACGCTCCATGGTCTGCAACGGATCTTGCATAACCATACATCCAGCGGTGCTTCTAGAAGCATATTCCCTATCGCTAACAACGGTAGAAGAAGAATGATTCATCATACTTCTCTCAATTCTTTCTCTCTCGGCCCTTAATGCCTTTTCCCTACAAGTATTACAACCCACGACTAAATATTTTTATGTTTAACAATCCACGCAATTGGTAGCCATCTCAAGAAGCTCTCCGACACGATCAATGATCTCATGAGCCGCCTCTATATTGTCCAACCTAACGTTAGCCTCCGCTACGACCATAAGTATCTCCATCTCCTGTATCTTATTTATAAGATCCTTATCCTTGTCCTCGCATAGGATATCAGTCTTAATCCATAGCCGATCAAGACGCCTGCGTATAAGATCCGTCTTAAGATACTTGCGACTAAAATTGTAAGTGGAAGGGCTACCTATGATCTTGATATCATATATACCGTCTGGGAGGTCAAGGTATTTGACATTACAATCATCGTAATTAAAGCAATTGAGACCTAGTGTTAAACTGGTAAAGGTATTGACCTGATTCTTGCCAAGAAACAACGTAACGGGGTCAGACATGCCCGGCGTAGTGATCTCGATGATCGCCTTCCTATCCTCCAGCAGCCCCCACTCGGACTCATCCAATACCTGAAGCACCTTGGGATCACGTGTCTCTAGCACCTGAAACGACAGCCTAATATCATTCATATTAACCTTCTTATCGTACCGGCACAAGCTATCGTCATAACGAGCTTGCATATCAAGATCCGGGATATCGGTATAATATGTCTTGACCTCATGACCGTTGATAAACACCGATGTTATCTGGCAAACATGAGACCTAGCAACATCGAAAAACACCATCCTTACATTACCCTCATAATCAACGCCCGATGTCGGGTATGTCAATATCTGGGTATTATACTCACCATCGTTACGTCTAGCCACGACAGTAATAACGATAGGTTTCTCTATATCGTAATCATCCATGATAATCCTAGCGGCGAACTTATCATGAATTATCTTCGGTATGATATTGATCTGATTCATTCGTATTTCTTTTTCACAAAGATAACTATAAAGACGAATCTTAAAAAATAGATTCAAAAAATAGTACCACATGAATATATTACCAAAAAGAATGTATACATTTGCGCCATGGTCGGTTGGATGAGTGGTTTAGTCGGTGGTCTGCAAAACCATATACCTCGGTTCGAATCCGGGACTGACCTCATATTTGCAATTCTTTTCTGGGGTGATAACCAATAGGTGTATGGGGTTTCTTGTACACCTATTATTTTATCAATCCGAATCTTTTCAACAACACGAATAATACAACCAATATACCTAAGATCGACATAAAGATAATAGCCATCGGCCACCTTGATTCCTCCTTATCGTCTATATCCTTATGCTTGATGTCTGTCTTCTTATCAATATCCTCAATACCAGTGATCGTCTTATCAACGCCAAGGAAATCGGTCGTCACCGTGCTATCCCGCCGGCCGATGACGATATGGGCGTCAGTCACGGACGATACCGGTCGCTCTCCCGTGGCGGGATCAATATCCTTATCCGTATCGAATTTCCTCTCAGTTATAACGATATCGGCATTAAGATCAGAGGTCTTTATCTCCACCATCTTGCGGTCTATAACTTCGTTTATCATCGTCTCTATCCTGCTTATTAGCCGGCTATCAATAGACGTGTCGCTAACCTGCCTCCTACTTCCGCAAGAGGACAGGAACAGCGACAGACCTAAACAAACAATCGCCCTAAGACTTATCCTTAACCTCATCATCGGCAATCCTCCTTATATCGTCAAACGTCTCATCAGGTATGTTCTTGGAGAAGCTAAACATCTTGAACACGTTTATTCTCTTGAACACAGCCTTGAATACCTTCACCAAATAAGCGTCAGAGAAAGCATCCCCTATCGTATTCAAGAAAAGCATCACATATCCAACAAGAGCTATATACACCCCATATTTGGTAACGGTAAGTATCATGCTAGCCTCCTCCTCGATCGGGTATAACGTCTTATATATAACACATAATGTCATTACTATAAAACAGGACAAAGCGAACTCCTTAAGAATATCAGTAAACCTGACCTCCCTAAACCATCTCTTAAAACTAAACCTTCTTCTACGACTCCGTCGGAGCTTCCAGCCCCTTATGCTTTGCGCTAACCTAGCTAAAAAATTAGCTATTAATACTATAAGTAATACAATTAATAAATGGTGTACCGGCTGGAAATAAGCCCAACAAGAGGCACCATACGCAAGCGCAATATTCCACAAAGCCCCTACTCGCTCTATCATGTCTTTGTCTTTCATTTTATACCCTACTCGCAAAGTTAACTACTATACCATTAAGTACCTAAAACACCACGGCGCGTATACCGTTCCTAGTATCAAGGCTATCAAAATGCAACCAACCCACCTTCCCTTCAAGCCGGAAATGATATGGTAACATATCTTGATGATCCAAGATCAAGCCTCTAGCCTGTTCCGCCGTCATCGACTTGATATCAAAATCACCAGCCTTACCCAACACATGAGCGGATAGATAAACATCTTTCTTATCCTTAACTATCTGACAGATGTTGCATCTAAGACCACGTTGGGAAAACTGCCCTTGCTTATCCCAGTTATTACAATACATAGGCTGTTTGATTATATCCCTCCGTAATATAAGAAGATTATGGAGAAACGCTGTATCAAGAAACTGCCACGATCTGTCCTTCCACTTATTATATGTATGAGGACATACTAATTCCACTATATCAAAATACGAACCTAGTTCTTTTATAATACTATTTCTATCCATATTATCCGTTTTTTAAATAATGCAAAATAATAATACCACGATAACCTGATCCTCCTCGACCGCTCGTAGCCCCACTATTAGAAGCTTTAGAGGCTCCTCCACCACCACCACCATAATAAGTGGCATTACCTCCATTTTCGCCATTAATAGTAACACCCCCAGTATCCTCAGCTCCAGCCCCATCACCTCCTCCGTGATTGCCACCTTTACCTCCGGATAAAAAGCCTTTATCCCATCCTCTTGTATAAGCTCCCGATCCACCACCAGCGCCCATAGGATAAGGATAACGATCAGGATACTTATTATTAAAAACATATGATCCATCTTGCCCTGGATCTCCCGGGGAAGGATCATAACCATCCCCTTCAACTCCATATCCGCCTCTTCCACCTTTACCGGCAATAGCCTGATATATACCGAATATACTATCACCACCTATATCTCCTACAACCACCCTATATGTAACACATGGATTTACGGATATAGTCCCAGTCAGTACACCACCTCCGTTACCTCCACTCCCGGCATTATATATATCGGAATATTCTCCATTAAGACCTCCGGCGACCAACGCGAACTCAACCTCATAGGCCCCATCAGGAACCGTCCAATATCCATTATCCTGAGGAGATAATTCCTCGAATACCTCTATTACCTTCCTTTTGGATAACATCCTTCTTCTCATCATAAGGCAAATAGGATTTTACCCCCCCCCAATTTAGTTTTAAAATATTGATATTCATAATATTATTCTGGTTTAATCGTCCATCTCTGGGCGTAGTTATTTTTTAGCACATATATCTTCTCCATAGGTGTAGCGGGAGACCCGTTGGACGAGCCTTTCACGAATCCCTCTGGGGCCTGCTCCGTGCCGGAAGGACGCTGGTTTTCGGTTGGATAAGCAGCAACATACATGCTTACCGAAAGACTATAGAACTGGTTCCTCTTCCCATCCTTAGCCACGGATGTCATAGTAATCTGATCCCATCCTACAACAAGGTCGTAGAAAGAGTTCACGAAATCATCTGATCTTTTTTGGCTATGAGTGGATGCATTCACGTTAAACCATGTAATAGCCCTCATCTCATAAATATAATCCGGAAGCTTATCCATTCTAAGACTATTGCTATGAGCTGCAATGAAACCAGTAAGATGTTCCAATCCCCTTCCAGACATATTATCATCATTCCAACCCGTCCTCCTTTCTCCACTTACCCAGTCATCTAAAAAACAAAAATCAGTAATGTTAGGATTTATCTTATCTACCTCGAAAAAAGGAAGGGTATTTATATCAAAATAATTCCACATATCAGAAGGGCCAGGATGTATTTTCAACGAAGTTAATTTAGGAAGATCATTAAACTCCTTTATATACCTATCCAAATAACATGAAGACAAATCAAGGGTTTGAAGATTTTTCATATTCTTTATATTCCTTATCCCGCTAGATTCTATATCCCTAAGATCAAGCATATTAAACATATTTAAATAATATACCTCTGTCTTACGGGTTATAGCCTCAGGAATTACGGCCATTCTTTGCCCTATATTTTGAAGATCGATATAAATTAACTTTTTGGATCTTGACAACTTGTCTACAGGTATACCGTCATTAACATACAGCGTATGGGATACGACCAAAAACTCAAGTCCTGGTATATCCACAATCGGGAAAGATGTCATCTTGCAAATTTGGATATTGGCATAATAAATATCACAAGTAAAATCTATCGACACAGCCCGTTGTACGTCCCTCCTCCCATCAGCGTAAGCATGATTATCTATAGGTACGTATTGCGATCCATCCTCCTTCCTGAACCACCACGTAGTATTGGGATTTTTCCTATGTTGTATTGCCAAAGAACGGAATATAATACAATAATCATCCCGCCCTTGAACCTTGGTCATAGGAAACTGCTCCTTTATTCCATCCCCCCAATCCACATTAGCCATACCGGGCTTTCTGGATCTAAACTCGACAAACGTATTATAAGGATCACCAACGACAGGATCAGGTACATAATTATAATCATCGGTATAATAATTTCTAAGTGCCCTATCCCATGTGGTGAACCACACGAACTTGTTGGATGATGCCTCGTATTTATATAATGTCTTAGCCATTACCTATCTTGTTAAAATATTCTACAATAACATTCCTGTCCAATCCCATAGAATCACACAAATACTCCCCTTCTGGTTGACCCCCAAACGATAATACCTTATCCGTATCATGAGCTAAAACATCTCCATTGCCTACAAAGGTACGCCCATCGTCAAATACAATAAGCTTATATGGCTTATACGACCTCGTGTCAATATCAGAAGATCGTATTGACCTTAACACCGAAGCCTCTGGTGCCATACTAAACCTCCATCCATAATTATTCATAAGCACATAAACCATCTCCATAGGATTCGACGGAGAGCCATTAGACTGACCCTTTATAAAACCAGAGGGAGCCTGTAATACGCCACTAGGTCTTTTATCATTAGGAGAGGAAGCTAAATACATACTTAGATACAATCCATAAAACTGATTTCTTTTGCCATCGGAAGCAGAGGAAGACATAGTGAGATAATCAAACCCCATCACCCTCTCATATAATGTCGATATAAACGTATCACATCGAACTTGGGTTGACAAGCTGCAATACATATAAAAGCTATTCATAGACCTCATCTCATATATATAATCCGGGAGATTACTTACATCTATATTACTATGACTGTATGAAGCGTCGATACGCTCAATGTTTCCCAATCCCTTACCGCTCATATACGGATGCCAACTCACGACAGATCCATACCATCTATTTATATGATCGAAAATCTTTAAACTAGAATTTATCTTATCCACCTCATCCATAGCCGGGCATGTGTTAGGATCAAACGATGATGTGGCATAACCAGGACTTAAATACAATTCTTTTAAATTATTGAATGATAACCATTCCTTAGGATATAACCTTACCCTTCCACCAGCTAAATGCAATATCTCCAAATTAGGCCACATGGAAGGGAATTTCCTTATATTGGAAGCTTCGGTATCACTAAAGTCAATAGACATGGACAAATTCAGACTTTTCAATTTAGTTAGTCTATTCCAATCCTCCGGGATGGACGTCAACGTATCCACACCAAACTCACTTAATGTTATACGCTCTATATTTACCGATCTCATTATCCTATCCTTTGGTATATCTGTTATGGTACGATCCCCAGGAATACTTATAATTATATTGATAAGGCTAGGCATATCAAGTATAGGAAAACCTACCATCATAATCCTATAGGATTCCATCATCGTAACATCATTGGTAAAAGACATGGATATCACACGCTCCTTATCCATGCCATCATCATAAGCATGATTGGGGGCGGGAACATACTCACTCCCATCCTCTTTGTAAAACCACCATGGATGACTGTCTGGATTCTTACGATAACTTATATCCCTTCTCCTGAACATCAACCTGTATTGACCATATATAGATCCACTCCTAGCCCTTACAAAAGGGAATTGCTCTTTACTCCCATCTCCCCAATCAACCTCGCACATGCCGGGAGCATTAGAATAAAATCCTATAGTCTCATTATAATTATTACCATCCAATATAGGATCAGGAACATCATCAGTAGTATCATTCCTGTTAACGCCCCTAAAAGCATATTTACCCTTAGTAAAAAATGTTATAGAGCCTTTATTCGTATCCTTACATATCAGCCTCATACCTCTCCCTCCTCTATTCTCCTGAAATACTCGACAACCGGTGAACTGTCCAATCCCAGATCGTTACAGATATCTATAGCCTCGTATTTGTCAGCGAAATTATACTTACTCATATTATCATCCAATACATCTCCGCCGAACACGGATACATGGCCGTCCTTTACGCCAAGGACGAAAGGGGTGATCCTAGCCTTCCCAGCCCGCCTTGCCCTCGTAAGGGCGGCCTTAGAAGCCGGGGCAGGGGCCAAGACCCATGTCTGCCCGTAGTTATTGGTAAGCACATACACCTTCTCCATAGGCGTCGTAGGATTACCGTTGCTAACACCCTTATCAAACCCCTCAGGGGCTTGATAAACGCCAGATGGTCTCTTGTTGGTAGGAGCTGCGGAAGTATATAAATCTAAGGTGAGTTTATAAAACTGATTCCTATTACCGTCAGAAGCCGTCTGTGACATCGTTATATAACTCCACGACATTATCTTATCATAAAACGTGTTAACGAACGTATCAGCCCTCTCCTGCGTATTTATAAATGTACCACCATCACGCAAAGTCCATATCCTAAATTCCCTTACCTCATACAACCAATCTGGGAGATCGTCTACCGGTACCGTGCCTGAATTACAATACATGCCCTGAATCTTATTCAACTTACCTTCTACTAGATCTTGTTTCCATGAGCTACCACTACCCATAAAAGTAACGCCTGTCTTATCATCTCCAACCTTATCCACCTCATCAAATACAGGTATATTATTCCGATTGCTTATAATGCTTATACCTTTTGCTGGAATAGAATTAAAAGCCGGATCATAAGAAGGGATGTTACACCAGTTGAAGTTAAATTCAGTAAGATTCTTCCATTCAGAGAATCTTCTCCAATTAGAATCAGGATTATCAGCGAAATTAAAAACGAAATTACACCCAAAATACTTCAATCTTTTCATTTTTAAAAACCCCTCCGGCCAATTATCCCAAACACCAGGGTGAGAAAAAGACCCCATCTGTATATTACGAAGATTAACGCTCTTGCTTATCCTGTCATATGGGATATCTCCATTTTTTAAAACGGACCTGACCATAGCCAAATAAGTTATATTAGGTAGATTAACTACAGGAAACTCATGGAGGACAATACCCTCCATATTGAACTCCCCATCGATTACGTTAGAGAACCTCATCGTAACCTCCCTACGCCTGATATCGCTATACTTATGTGGAGGAACCGGTATATACTGAGATCCATCCTCCTTCCTATACCACCATGTAGTATCGTCAGGATTCTTTTTGTACTCAATATCTAAAGACCTGAATACTATCCTATAACTACCGTCAGATATCTTGACCAAAGGGTATTGATCCTTTGTCCCGTCACCCCAATCGACGTCCACGAATCCTGGATTGTTTGCCGAGAACCTGAGATTACGATTAAAAGCATCATAATCTACTATCGGATCAGGCACATAATCAGCATCCTTCCCATTATAACAAGGGAACCTATCCTCGTTAACATAAAACGTCACCGAGGACAGGGCCGTATCATATCCTACTAAAAATCCCATATCAACTAATTGAGGTTATATCATAAGACACCCATTCCTTGTATCCGTTAACCATCTCATATACCTTGTTGATGGTCTTGCATACGACAGCGAATCCGATATCCACGTTAGGGAACTTCTCGTTAAGCTCATCTATAGTAAGCTCCTTAGTTATACTCTCATCCCACTTACGCATCTCCTTTACCTCCATAAGGATCGGTTTACCGGTTACTCCTACGCTCATCACCCATTCTCCCTCACGGTTGGCATCCGCCAGATCCGGGAAGATAGTAACGCCAAACAACTCCGTGAGCACGAACTCATCGCCGTTCCGGGTAAACGACACCGCCGCTCCGGGGGTCAAGACTACCTCGTTCACCGCCAGCATACTCACCAGCTTCTTGGCTCCCCCTGATACAGTACCATTCAACACGACAGTCACGTTACCCGTAGCGCTATTAACAAACTTGATATCATTCTTCTCGCTATTTATAGCCTGTAACCTAGACCCAGATACGATATTTACGATCTCATAATTCTTGTCGTAAGTACTCTGTAGCGTCACATTACCGTATTTAGTATCGATAAGGGTAATCCACTTAGCCTTACCACCTACTATCTCTACAAGCTTATAAAACACATTATTCCCGTCAGCGTCAATCCACCTAGCTATAGCTCCCGGAGCGAAATTAGTTACCTCCCGATCTTGGGTATAACTTATAGTGCTTTCCGTAGGCTTATTAGCTAAAGTAATATAAAGACATTGCTCTACGTCAGCCTCCATCTTGACTATCCCAGCACCATCGTAATAATAATCAGGTACGTTTTTATCTCGTATCAACAAGATGGTACCTTCCTTAAGCTTATCGGCGTTAGTAGGATCGTCTACGAAAGATTTCATTTGGATATAGGTATCGAAGATAATCGACATACTCTTATCCTCTATCTTCTGATTAATATCATCAACAATATCGTTAATCTCGTCTTTCGTATAATAAGGAGATAAGTCAACCTTAGGGCCTTCCTGCTCTAGAGCTTGATTCCCATCCCACCAATAATCGGGGACATCCGACTCGCGAATCCAAAAACTATCGCCAACACGGAGCTTAGCCGTGTTCTCCGGTATGGCCAACCAGTCGTTCATAGCCTTGACAGTATCGAATATATAAGCCGTATTCTTACCCTCAGCTATACGTCTTACGACATCCAGCTCATCCTCGATGTCATCAAGTCTTTTCTTTATATTATCAACCTCCCTCTCTAGTTTATCATAATCATCTTCCTGGTCTATAGCCTCTCCAATAGACATATACACCTCATTAATTAGCTTATTGTAAGTAATACGAGCTACTTTCTCGTAAGATGTCTTATACGATCCGGCTCCTTTATGGGTATTACATACAAAATCATATGTATTCTGATATACTACAGATCCACCGGTATTTATAAAATTATATCCATCTTGGCTCATCGTACCTCCCTTGTATCCGACAAGCTCAAAAGAGCATTTACCCGTGCCTTTAGATCCAAACCATGTAGCGTAGGCCATAAAATACGTCTCTTCAGGTAGGACATCATAATACTTAGCCCTTAAATCCTTCACCGACATCCAAACACATTCCTTACCGGATCCTGTATTATCACCACCCCATTTAAGGACTTTCCTAACAGAGCTATCTCCATTTCCGGGGCCAGACCAACCTACAGCAAGATTATCTATGGTGGGAACATTAGAATTAAGGGCTTCCGTCATAGTATCCAAATCCCTTCCAGAGCTTGATTCCCATAAATACCTAAAAGTCACAAAATCGACATCTCCAATCTTAACACCTCCAGTATTACTAGGATATGTCTTTGTGACTAACTCATAATACCATTTACCGTCACGGAAAGTAACCCTTACCCTCTCTACTTGCTTGGGGGATATAGAGACATATGATCCACCAACGGAGACGTTATCGCCATCAACCGCACGGGAAGTCCCATCCTTTGGATCCTCAGGATCTACGGGGGTGTAGATCGTAGCCGGCTTATCTCCGGTGTTGATAATAACTATATAATAGCTATCCCCGTCAAGACCCTCGTCATGAGCCATGGTGACAAAACCTTGCTCGCTATCCGGTCTCCATTCAACGACAACCATATGCTTGTCCATAGGTATACCGGAAACGCTGTTAACGTAGTTGGTTGAAGACATGAAAATAGCATGGTCATCATAAGCCTCATCCACACGCTGATGCTTAGTAGCCAGTCCATCAAGACGAGATATTTCTGTGGGGTCGGAAACCTCGACCCCATTATAATCATACCACTTATATCCTATCATCGTATTCTCACGACGATATTTCCTTTTTCTTATGACCTGACCTCCAGCTAAGGCGTCAATCATAAAATAATCATTACATACTTTAACCATAGCCATTCAGATTAACAGGTTTGACATAAACAAGCCACGATAGTAGCGCCATCGGGGATGGAGGTCAGTGTCGTACCTACCGGGTAGGTAGGAGAGGATGACTCCATCACCGTTAACGACGTCCGCTCAACGACCATATCGTTATCCACCAACCGACTTCCCTCCACATAGAACCGGCCATCGGCTACCTCATAGCACTCTCGCACCGGAACCATATGTCTTTGGCTTTTATCAGCGTAATCGCATATCGTGACCTTAGCCCCATCAGGAATAGAAGACAACTCATCTCCAACACCGTAATCCGGATGATCTGAATATACCACATAAAGCTTGGACTTAATATCCTGCAATGCAGGATTGACCGTCCTAAAGCCCTTTAGATGGATCTTATGCCCCCCGATCTCATAACAATCATCTACATCCATGATATTGAGATCACAGCTAATAACGGTCCATCCGTCTATAACAGATTGCGTAGGTGTAGTATTTAATCTATATGCTGGATCAGTAGACTCTACGATCTTATAATCAAATGTCTTGAGATCAAGATTACCGTTAAGAGACTCTTGCCTCCGGATCTTTACCGTACCATTGCCGGTATCATAACAGGTCTCGGTAGTATCTATAAGCCGATCCATGTAATCCGGCTCCTCGCATTCGATACGAGTAAAATTAGATGGCAAAGAGATATATTGAGTACCAATCTTGATATCATTATCCGTAGAACTCAATACATGATGATTATACGACCTAATATGATTTAAAGGGTTGATAACGTAAGTGGATTTAATTCTTACCGATCCTCCTGGAGTCGAGTAACATTCTATCGCACTTCTGGTAATACGATCATCCAACCTTTCTATGGCACACCTTTCACGGATAAAAACCGATGGGATGCTATTCATCCTATCCCCTAGACCATATCCGTTATCAGACGAGTCCACAATCTCCCAGAACTGGTTTCTTTTCCCAAGATCACCATCATAAGACACCACATGTCTCATACGTATGCTCCCGTTTGATGTCCTATAACATTCCTCGATATCAATAGGCATTCTGTCTTCCATATCCGTGAAATCACAAGACACCAAAGACCATCCGGTAGGCAGGGTGGATATCCGCTGTCCCGGGGTGAAACCGCCGTTATCCGAATCCAGTACCTCGTAGCGGACGTGGCGCTCGTTTGCCTTGGCATCATAAGACACGACTCTCCTTACCTTGACATTACCCTCACCGCTATCATAACATTCCACGAAAAACTCGATATCACGATCCTCCATATCCTCCATCTCGCACACCATGCGATCCCATCCTCCAGGTATGGCATTATATATCCTATCCACGAGAATATCGGGATTCTCAGATCGTGTAACGACATAAACAGCGCCCCTTATATCTATATCTCCATCATAAGACGTTATTCTTAATACCTGTACACGACCTTTATCTGTATTATAGCATTCTTTCCTTGACTGAAGCATTCTATCCTCAAAGTCAACGAAATCACAAGGAACCAAAGAGAATCCGTCGGGGAGGGTAGCTAGGGCGGCTCCTGGGACAAAGTCTGCGTTATCGGAGTCCACTACCTCGAAACGTGTGTATCTGGCCTTTATCTTGGAGTCATACGACACCATCCTTCGAAGTTTAACGTTTCCGCTACCGCTGTCATAACACTCTATATAGGATTTGATATCTCTCTCCTCCATATCGTCAAAATCACAGACTACCCTTATCCAAGTGTCTGGCAAGGAACTGAAGCTGGCGCCCTCAGGTTGTGACGGATCGGTAGTCTCCAGGACTTTATAACTCTTATCCCTAACTCCTATATTCCCGTCCCATGACGTAAGAACCTCCAGCTTCACCTTACCGGCCGGTGTCTTATAACATTCTATAGTTACCTCAATATCACGATCCTCCATATCCGTGAAGTCACAAACGACCTCAACCCAGTCATCGCTTATGCTGGTGATAAACTCACCTACCGGATTCTCAGGATCGGTACTTTGCTTGACGCGATACCATTCCTTTCTGGTACCCATCTCGTAATCAAATATCTTATACCCCTCTATCTGTACCCTTCCGGTCCCGGTATCAAAGCATTTAAGCACCGGTATTATCTCCCTTTGGGTCATGTCCGGAAAATCACATACTATACGCCTCCACGTATCAGGTATGGCATTATACTTCGTTCCAATAGGGTTACTATCGTCAGTAGTATTCACCACCTCATAATGAGACACCTCCGGGTTCAGGCGGGGATCAACCGACTCTACGCCCTCTATCTGAACCTTGCCTCCTTCCGTGGCATAACATTTACTTACGAATATCAACTCCCGATCGGTCATCTCCGCTATACTACAATCTATAGCCACCCACTCGGCAGGGATCTTATCCAATTCCGTGCCAATGGGAGTATCGATATCCGATGAGTTGATGATAAATATCTTCTCGGCCAATATCTCACCCTTATTATTCATATAGGTATGGATACGAGCCTCTACCTGACCTCCCGGAGTACGATAACATTGGTTGACGATCGACACACGGGCGTCCTTGATGTTAATGAACTGATAGTCCTTTTTAGGGACCTCGCTTACAAGTCTCTTTACTCCTTTATCATCGAAGTACACGTAACACCCGTCATTCCTCATCATGACCGGATACGTCTTTCCGTCTATGACAACACCTGAGAAGTCATCTGGCGGAACGGAGAAACCCATGCTACCGAAGATGGAAGCCAGTCTCTTTAAATACTCATTAATAGCCGACATAATATCATATTTTAATTCTACTGCCTCAAAGATAACAAAAAAGGGAAGAGAATTGAATCTCTCCCCTTTAGGAAATATATGAACGCAAAAAGGTTCTTTATTTCGGCTCGGTTACGATGGCCGGGCCAAGACCAGCGGCAGCACCGATCATGTTAATCATCTCCTGAACACCCTCATGAGCACCATAGCGTACACGTAATATCAAATTAACCGGATCATCGGCGAGATACTTACCGAATCCTTGAGAGTATCTATGAGGATTAATCGTGATCTGGAAGTCCACATATTGGGCTGTTTGTTCAACACGGCTGTATTCGTTCATGAATGTCCGTCCCATGAAGTCCTGATGTTTCGGGAAGCCGTTGAAATGAGCGTAACCCTTCAACTCATCATCCATCATATTGCCGCCAACATGAGTACGCGGGGCTTTGCTGGACAATCTCTCGAAGTGAAGCTGATCCCACCAAATGGGGGATCCCTCATCAAGAGAATCAGGATAACCACCGCTAGCGCCAACGATCTCAACGCTATCCTCTACATAGGTCATTTTATCCATCAAGCACTCTGACGGAGATAATAACATTTCCTTGCCACGGAAACGGATACCGCACTTGCAATTAGTGCCAAGTTCCTGAGCCGATTCCAGTTTCTTCCACATACGGTTGCGGTAGGACGCCGGAGCCTTGCTGGTGAAGAATCCCTCGAACACCTTGTCGCACTCATCACACAACATGTTAGTATATACCGTTGTCTGGAAGCTATGCTGGCAAGCCGCAGGAGTACCGTAGTCAGTGATCTCCAGTTCCGGGAAAGCCTGTTTGATTTCCTCCAAAGCACTGTTTCCGCACTCATCATCCGGGATCGTGATATAATACTTCTCGGTGGATACCTTGCAAGAACCACAAGCTGACCATGAAGCGGTACGAACCGTAGGATTCTCGCACATATCGGATGTCTTAGCCACATAGTAGATAATAGCCGTAGGATTAGCCTCCACGAAAGTAGAGATCTCCTCATCCGTCAATTTCTTGGAAGCAGCGGCAATATACAAACCTGATCCCTTGATCTGGCTCATCTTATTAACCGTATCAGCTACCACATTAGGTAAAGACTCTACCGTAGTAGACATATCAACGCCGTCATCCTCCAATGAAATGGAATACAGGTATCCGCCCTTAACCTCAGTATAGCTAGGCGGGCATTCCTCGCATCCTTTCATGATAGAGATCAGACGTTGAGTATAGTCATTAGGCTTAGTCCCTTTCTTCATCACCTTATAACGTGACATGCTGCCGTTGATGCTCTCACGAACGATCTTCAATCCCGGGTACTGGGCACGAACCTCAGCCAAGGCAAGGTCATCACCAGTATCGCAAACCTCCATACAATAGAAGTTCACGTCCTCCGTCTCAGGCTCCGTAGCCTCGTTAGTACATCTTGTAACCGGAGTGATATCAATATAATCAGATACCTTACCACCACCAGCGATAGGCTGGTTCTTCATCCTCTCGATACATTTCAGGACGGCTGGCAACAAATCAACCTCCTCGCAAGGATCGCACTCCTCGCATTGATTTGGAGTATTATCACAATCATCCAAAAGGATAGCGTCATTGATCTCAATACGACCTCCCTCATAACCAAGAAGCTCGAAAGCCCTGCCGGCGAGAATCAAGCGGATAGCGATACGGTCGCCCTTGGATACGGAGAAAGCCGTGTCATCAGACACACCGTTGTATCCTAAGATAACATCATCGACATAAGCATGATCTTTCTTCGGCCAAGAAGCGTAAATCTCGGTGATCTCATTCAACGAGAACAAAGGCGTGGAAAAATCCTTATCATATATAGAGCGGGAAGCCGCTTGTTCATTACGACCGATACGGATCTCATAACGCTTATCATTACGAGGCTTACCGGTAAAGTCAATTACGGCCTTGCAACCGTTCTCGGAAGTATCTTTAGTATCGTAAATACCGATCTGTCCTTCCTTTAAGAAGATGGAGTCGACATCCACCATCTTAGCGTGCGGGGATACGAAAAGTACCCGGTCTTGCGGTCTGTGCAACATATTATCAATATTTTAATTTAAAAATCATTTACCTAACGCAAACATAATCATAAACAACATCACCGCAATAAAATAAAGTCGTGAGTATACGACATAATATAATGTTTACATTATATGTAAAATAAAAAGCCTACCCGTTTCCGAGTAGGCTTAATGATCAAACTAACGGTGTTTATTTAAAGGAAGCCACATTATCCTTATCCATCCTATATCTACTTAGTTCATTCTCGTTAAGGTTGAATTGCTTGGCGACCATATCCAGAATCTCCTCCACCAAAGGATCGGGCAGCTCAGGGTCGATGTCCGTGGACCGCTCGCCGGCGGCGTTGATGTACCCGGCCAGATCCACCCGTACCGGATTCCGGTAGTAGGTCATCCTAACCTCGTCTGTGCGGAAGCCGTCCTCATACACCACGACCTTCCCGTCACCTATGGTGTAGAACGTTTCCCGATAGTCAAAAGAAGGTTTATTATTATCATCCCCAAGAAGCTCATGGACATTCTCGTTCTTAGCCTCCCATATGACAAAATCTCCAACCTCACATCCATTATAAGAAAACGCTCCTTTTATATTTGAGAACCATAAATAATCATCAGGAAGACCGAATGATGTCGATTCGGGGTCATCAATATGATTGATCTTATTAAGCGATTTCCAGTATACCAGAAGAGTTTGTATAGATCGGATGGTCTCATCATCCTTCCTATTAAGATAGTATCTTATCAACCTATCCTGAGCCTCATTGAACAAAAGCACGAACCTTCCTGGATCAAGCTTAATCCCGCCATTGGCGAGATTCTGCTCATTCTTCTGCAAAGACCTTAGATACGCTTCTTGGATCGTCATCGTTATTCCTCCTTATCACCTTTCCCTACGTCTTCCTTCTTCTTGACATCCTTAACCTTCTTGGTCTTATCGTCTATATTAGAAATAGACATAAGTTCCTCGTACTCATCCAAGACATTAGCCTTTACACTGATAAGATCTTTCTTGGTAGCCAAAAACTCGGCGGACGTACGGGTGTCAGGGCCTATGATCTGACCATTATATTGCAAGCCGGATGGAGTCATGTTAATACGACCGTTACGTTGAAGGACGTTTATGATACGATAGAACTCAAGAACTTCCTTGAAATCACCCTCCAATGAACGATCCCAAATATCAAGCAGATAATCGATGTTGGTCTTCTTCTCGTTCATCCAGTTTGATAGTGATCCGGTGTAATAATCATCCTCCGTGAAATCAGGACGGGTCACGATGCCGATGTACAGAAGAAGGTCGATGACAGCTTGACGTTCCTTGTCACCTTTCTTAAGGGCGTTGATGAACTTATAGCTGATATTCATCTTATTGATCTCACGTTGCTGAACGAAATCCTTGGCGTTGTCTTTCTCAATGAAACAGAACATGGAGTTCATGAAAATAGGATCACCATCCATTTCCTGAGGAGTCAACATGCCAGAAAATACAGCCAGATATAAATAAAATAACTCAACGGTATTAGCCGTGTTATAAACCTTACCCATATAGATCTTGTCTTTAGCATCATCCCAAAACTCGAAATTGGTCTGGGAAAGATCCTTCTGGGAAATATTCTCAAAAGGCTTCATTATATTATTGACACGCTGATCAACCAACTTATCAACCTCATCCTTATCCATGCCATTATAACATCTTGATCTTGGATAGAAACCGGTATTGTAAACTTCTGAGAAATCATCCCACGGGCAACATACGTGAGTAGCATTCTCAGGGAACGGAACCTTGGCTATATTGGCATCTTGGAAGGCCTGCGGAGCGCTTCCGTCGTGTTTACCTACTACCTCATACAAGGTATCTGACATGATATTGAAGCCGTTTACCTCGACCAATACCTCCTTTGATTTTAAAATATCTTTCATTTCCTTATTTTTTGCGTTACTTTCCTAAAAAAAAGAGGAGAGGAATAGTTGTAAATTTCATAGAAAATCATAGAAATAACTAAAATATCCTACTCCATTTTAGACGCTTCAACACAACCGGTAACCCGGATACTCTGCGTCCGTATAGCCGCATCAACTCCTACGGCTTGTATGTTAATCGCGGCTTGGAGATCCCTGTCGATCTCCAAGCCACAATATTTACAAATAAATGTTCGATCCGATAATTTCAAGTCTTTATTTTTCCAACCACATCTTGAACAGGTTTTCGAGGATGGGTAAAAACGATCTATAACGATCAGTTCTTTACCATACCACCTACACTTGTATTCAAGTTGGTTACGGAACATCGAGAAAGAAGCATCATATACAGAACCGGCAAGTTTGTGATTCTGTAGCATACCGGAAGCATTTAGATCCTCAATACAGATAACATCGTAATTATTTACCAGCATCGTAGTCAAATTATGCATGTACCATGAACGCTTGTTGGCTATATCACGATGAAGTCTTGACACTTTTAGCCTGCATTTATTTCTTCGATTACTTCCTAACTTCTTTCTTGATAAATGTCGTTGCATCCTTTTTAACTTCGCTTGGTTCTCACGAAGAAAATGAGGATTTTCAACAGATATTCCGTCAGACAATGTAGCCAATGTTTTTATCCCAAGATCAACTCCGACTGTTTTACCGGTTTTCTGTTTGTAGCACTGTTCTGTTTCTACAAGAACTGATACGAAGTATTGACCAGCACGGTTCTTTGAAACGGTACAGGAGATAAAACGGGCGTTATCCGGGATTTCACAATCGATAACAATCTTAACCCATCCGATCTTTTCAATTCTTATCTTGTTATCAACAACTTTAAACTTCGGGGATGGTAGCCTAAACGACTGGTCGTCATGTTTATTTTTATAATTCGGTCTACCAAATTTCTCTTTCCTGTTATTATTGAAGTACTGTCTGGAGAACTCGATAAAGTCCCGTTGCTTCTGCTGTAAGGTAGCTGCCGATACCTCATTTAACCAAGGTTTCTGAATAACAAGATTCGACTTTGTCGGAAATCTCGGATTAGGATTCGTTTCTTTATCATATGAGTTAAATGAGTCAACGCAAGCGTTCCATATAATACGTACACAACCGAATGTCTTAGCAAGAAGTTCTTCCTGTGCTTTATTCGGATACATACGATATTTATATGAACGCTTTATTAGACTCATTTTCAATTCATTTTAATATATCAAATATACAAATAATTCTATGATTTTGCAATGGATTACTATCGATTTTGTGATTATTTAATCATATCCTCCCCTCTAAAAAACCAAATTACATATATGAAAAAAACTTAGCCGAAGTAGTTCGGTTGAAGCTCGATGATCAAGAACTTGCTGTTATCCATAACCCAAGCCGCTGAAGCTGAGTGGCACCAGAATTGCTCTTTCATGCCCGGCAAGGATGATACGATCTCATTACCGTTAGCTTTGTGCGCCCAACGACCGTATTCATAACCCCACCACATGCTTACGCCTTCTGGTTTGATATAGAATACGTTGTTATTCATATTACCCAACTTAGCGTTAGCCGTATTAGGAATAGCGGAATACGCGTTAGTCGATCCAGCGTCAGTGATATTCTCGATAATACAAGAATAAGAGGATCTAGGATACATACCATTCACCAACTCGCTACGATCTGTCATGTCAGCGTAATCCAAAGAAGGATCGTGCTCGAACTCTACATTTCCGATGCCGGGAAGGAAAGCTCCCTTAACCTGTACCGGACCTAAGATCATAGCATCATTAGTACCAGAGATAGGATTAGAAGGCAACATACGGTCACTACCCATACCCCAGCTCAAATTACTCAACGTAGTAAAGAAAGCCTCTCTAATCAACTTCTCTAAATTGATCATAGCCATAGCTCCTACCTTGAACTTAATCCTACGTTCCGTAATAGGAAGATCCTGACGTCCACGGAAAATATAAGCGGCAGCGGCCATAAGCGTGTCCTTGGTAATACCCATCGGGCGGCTATAGTAGATAGTATAACCACGGCGAAGCTGACGGTAGATACCCTCATTTAAATGGATAGGACCATTTTGATCCATGATAATACCACCTTCTTGCCACATCAACTGTCTAGCTTCCAGCTTAACCAACTCAGCCATACAGAATACCTCCAGCGTGGATGCTACCTTAGCCGTACGTAAATCAAGTCTACCATTAACAGTCTTGCCGATAATAGCCAAATCAGGAATATTACCCTCATACTCGCTTCTCATGGCATTCATACGACGAAGGGCGGTCTCCACGAACTCTGAAGTGCTATTCTGGGCGGCCTGTATGGACTTCATACCAGCGTACATAGTTGTCTCACCCTCAACACCACGGTGGTTTCCTAAACGGAATTCACAAGTCATAGAACCAGCCTTGTCAGCTCCAGATACCTTAGAGAACTGGGTGCTATACTCTCCAAGAGCATGACCGATCTTCCAGTAACGGATACCCGGACGTAATTTCTCTTTAGGGAAGTATTTAGCCTTTCCGCCGATAACACGACCCCAATAACGTGTCAAATCACCTTCTGTCTTAGACGGGATCTCACCTGAGATAAGGATATTACAGCCGTTAGCGGCGTCATAGGTGATGACATCATAAGCCGTAAACTCAGAGGTATTCAAAACGATATCAAACAAACTACCGTCAATACCCGGTTTTAGATGATGACCTGAAGTATCCTCAGCCGTAACGACGGCGAATGTATTTGTAACAGGCAAATCATAACGGAAAGAAGCTCCAATACCGTTAACGGAGATCGTAGCGCCGTTATTAATCATACCCATATACATCGGTACAGGGTAATTAGCGATATTAGAGAACAAGTTCAACAGACCCAAATGATTCTTGTCAGGATCCTCGTAATACCAGCTCGCCAATGAGCCTAAGTTATGCTCTACGAGCGATGTCTTATAGTTCTTGGCGTCGGTGAAGGCGATAACGTTATCGCCATTCACGGTAGCCGGGAAACTTTTTGTTAAAAAAGGATTCATAATTATCTATCTTTTAATGTTATACACTCTTTGATCCACTCAGATCAAGGAAGTTAGCCTCTATAGTATCATTATCGATATTATTTTTATTCTGCTTTCCTCCCTTATTGCCAGAAAGAAGAGTGATGGTCTTCTTATTGACCTCCATCTTAGCCTTGTTAGTCTTCTGTTTAAGGAACTCGTCCTTATTCATCAAAAACAAAGCCAGATCAGCGGCCATGTCCGGATTCTTGATAGCCTCCGAATAAGCTTTATCTATAGCCGTATGGCCTTGATTGTCTATCGGCTTGGTAACGAAATCGACAGCCTTACCTATCATCGTGTCGGTCAACTGGAACCCTGAGCTTATAGATGTCTTAAGACCTTTCTTATAGATCTTCATCTGCTCAATCAACTCCTGTTTCCTTTTCTCGGATTTTTTCTTCTCCTCCTCGATAAGGTTATCCATCTCCTTTTTCAGGATATCATGGAACTTATTGGCCTTGGACTCAATAAACTCATCGCCCTTGCCGATCATCATCTCCATATTATCCTTTATCTCGTCTTCCGGCATACCCAACATCTTATAATAATGCTGGATGACCGCAAGCTGATCATTCTTGTTGCTCATATCAAGGTTATCCAACGGCGCCTGAATGTTCTGATATTGGCTTAATAGTTGGCCAACGTTACCACCGGCCTTATCCACCTCTATCATCTTCTTCATAAAGTCAGACATAGAACCGGTATCAACCTTATCCTTCAACAACTCATCAGCCTTATCCTTGATCAATCCCTCCACTATATCGAGTAAATCATCCTCTTTAGTGATAGTAGAAAGATCGACCGGTTTATCATCTACCATAATATCAAGGTTGTCAATACTATCGATAATACCTCTAGCGGCCATCTTCTCCAAAAAAGATTTTCCGTTAAATACTGATACTACATTATTATCAGTACCTCCTTCGCCAAGGGAATCAGGGTTTGGGGTGGTAGCATCGCCGCCCTTATCCCCGCCACCGTCAGCCGCTCCGCCGTCGGCAGGCTCTTCCTTGGAATCACCTATAGGATTACCATCCTTATCATATTTACCCTCGATATTATTCTTATCGCCATCACCGTCACCACGGTAAAAAAGTTCCTCGACACTCATGGTCTTAAAACCTTTAGCGAAATCACCCATGTCATTCATACAATTTCCTTTTTTGCTTTTTACAAAAGTATTATTAATCCAATTACCAATTAAATCAAACCCATTATAGTATATGACAGAATTTTACGCCAAAATGATTACAGATTTTGTAAAAATATTTACAAAACCTGTAATCAATTCTTGTTTATTATTGACGTAAACCTATCTGTATCAGAACGTTTATTCCTAGCATCTATCTTCTTTTCCTTTAATTCCAACTTCCTTTTCTCTATCTCCTCACGAGATCTTCGCTCAGCCTCGGCATTAGCCTGTCTGGTTCTCATATCCTCCTCACGGATATCCAGATCCCTTTCCTTCAAGGCTCGATCCGCTATAGCTTCCACATAATCCATACCCTCTTCGTTATCTTGTGTCCTAGCCGCTTGACCGGCGGCCATTATGCTCTTACCCCGTAAATCGAAGTTACCCTTGATATAAGCCAGCTCCTTCTCCTTCTCATGCTCGTCATTACGAACCTGTTGATCGGCCTCGGCTTTTTGCTGTACAAGTCGTTGTTGATTCTGGTACTCCTCCTGTCTTACACGATCTGCGTAAGATCTGGCATCCCTTCCTATCTGATTCATCTCAGCCGTCGAGTTGGCATTCATCATTCTAGTGATATCAAGCAAGTCATTGCCCAAAGTATTCGTCTGTAATATATATTGCTTCAAATTCTCCAATTCCAGACGTTTCTTGGAATTAGAGACAGCCATAACATTAAGATGACGTAACGACAAGCTATTATCCGTAAGACTGACGTAAGCCAAGGACAGATCGCTGTTCCTGTACATCACGGTCCAATCGTATCCTTCCTTCTGGCATACTTGAGCCACGGCTAGATGAATATCCAATGTCCGTTTCTTGAAGTCATCGAAATCATTAAAGTAAGTCTGGGTCTGTAGCATAGTAGCGTTAACTCCCTGTTTTACGCCCGTAGAACTCTCGTATCTAGTTGACTGACCCATCGCTTGCTCGGATATACCTATCATCCTATAAGCCATCATATAGGCGTAAGACGCCATTTCCATACGGGATCTTATCTGATCCGTATTAGTAAGATCATATACACCGAACTGATTATATATGCTGCTCATCTGCGGATTCTGGTAAGGATTGTTTGTGTTATTACCACCTACACCCATAAATGAGACGGACTTAACGATCTGCATAAAAGTAGCCAAAGCTCCCTTCTTGTCCATCATATCCTTATATTCCGTAGGCAGGAATCCTAAGTCGCCTAAGAAGAACTTACCGATCTCCTTCTCGGCGTTATTGTATAGCTGGTTCATAGCAAGGTTATACATCATCTGGAACGGCTGTATGCGATCAGCGAGACTAGACCCTATAAATCCAGAAACCGGAATGACATAATCATACAGACTGCTATCACCATGTATCTGATGAGGTATTGGATCCCCACCAATATATATAGGCTTATCCATTAAATTACCTCCGGTGATCTTAACGCCAAACCTAACCTCAGGGACATACTCCAAGATATAGGTGTTCACCTCAGGATCACCAACAGCATCGGCCATAACCCTCTTTACTTTCTTTATGCCATTCTTCTCCAAGAATTCCGGGAGCAACTCATCGGTTACAAGTTCCTGATCAACCATTCCGGTCTCTGTCATATAAGTTATTAAGAATACCGGTTTCATGGATACCCAATATCCTTCCATAACCCTAAAAAGGCGAGAGTCTATCTCATATCTCTTACCATCGGCCATACCGGAGTTGAAATATCCAAAGGGATGGAAGCGGGGCAAGAAGCGGGGTTGGGTGTGTTCCTCCCCGTCAGGTCCGAAGGTATGGTACTCTCCCATCGGCACACCATAATAGTCCTCAGCGGCGACTATAGACTCATAGTCATGGTATCCTTTCCATGGAATAACCTCATTCTCATACATACCGGTAATAGACGGTTTCTTTTTCTTCCAATCATACCTAGCACCGTCATTAGATACCCATCCCTCATAATCATCGTCACCTCCCATAATCCGACGCTTGTCTTTGGCCGTCATCTTATGGCCGTATCTTGATATCAACTCAACACCCTCGTAATAATGAAGACGGCCTACATAAGATCCATATTGCGGGTATTTCACATCAGGATGGAAAACCTCCATCGGACTCCATACCTCCGGACGATAATAGTCGAAGCCAACGAAATGGTTCCGGAACATCTTTCCGCTAAGAAGACGATCCCTGTAATTCTCCCTGTCAAGCTCATCCATATAAAACCGGCTACGATCAGCCTCGATCGTATGATCTCCCCATACAGCCGCCTGCGTCTTCCATCTGGTACTCATGAACCTCTGGATATCATCAGGGGTCATAGACGTCTTGGCCTGTTGGATTTGCTGAACATAAGCCTGACGCTCCTCCTCAGAGTTAAACTCATTGTACGTAGGATCAAGACCAGCCTCTACAAGACGCTGATTGACGATAATATCCCACTGTTCTTGTATATGACGATGAAGTAAGTTTGACATCGTATCCTCATACTCACTTATAGCCATATCACCTACCTCATTAACCGTATACTTATCCTGTAGGTTTGTCAGCCATCCCTCAAAGGCGTTTACGATACCACCTATGATATCATAATGTTTCAAGAAAGAAGGTATCCTTATATCGCTCCTTAGCTTCTGCACGTTCCTTAACTGAGGGATAACATCCGCCATCTCCATAAAAGATAACTTACCATCCGCCATCAGATAATAGTCACGGTACATCTGGTTACGATCATACTGTTTCAACCCTATCGTCTCAAGAGCGTCCATACAATCCTCCTTCCATTTTCTGTTCTTTTTCTTCGTGGAAATAGCCTGAGGAGGTAATCCTAATAACGCTCCTTTTGCTGGAAACGAATGATCTCTATTAAACACTTCCATGATTATTCAATTTTATTTACAACAAAGATAGGCGTTTAATTGACATTCATTTACCTAAAAGCTCCTATAGATACCGATCCAAATGCAGAGGCATATATCTCATGGTGTTTATAAGCATCTTCCTTACGGGCGTTATTCATCTCTTCTATCTTCGATTTAGGCATGTAGTTATTATCATCAAAATACCTAGCGAGAACCAACGCATGCCCGAAGGCTATTATCCTATCGACGTTCAATCCGGGCTTATACTGTATTATCTCATCCAAAAAAGCTATATCATCAATCAACTCAATACCTTTAACCGTTATATCAAGACCGGTACTATCATCATAACCAATAACGAAATCCTGCCAGCAATAATCCACCACACAGGAGAAGAGCAGGTTCTGGTTGCCGGGGGTAGGATATAGCCCCAGCTTGCTATTCTGCCGGGAGCCGGCCTTCACATACTTATTGGCTATAGCCTCACCAGCGAATAAGAAGAAAGATGCCGGCATACCGCTCTTCCGATTAAGATACTGCTCATACATCTGGTCAGCGTTCTCCATAAGGCATATAGCACCATATCCCTTCTGAAGCACCTCGCACGTACGGCAGAATTGGTCTATAGATGATGGGCGGGATACGTAAGAGGCAACTATTCTATAGGCATAAGGATCTCGGATACCAACACGCCTTTTGAATATATAAAAGGATCCCAATGAAGGAGTATCAGACTTGGCCTGCTTATACGGATCTTGGCCCGCCACATAAATAAAATCATCAAACCTATTGGATTGAGGCATCTCGAATATCTGGACAGGAGCGTCAATAACACCGCCGCTAAACGGGAATCCAGCCAGTTGCTTATTCGATTTAGTAGTCCCCAGTTTATTACCTGACTCAAGAAAGACATCACACAGCATACCGCTATATTGCCCCGACTCAAGGAGATCATTCTTATGCTTGATAGCGTACTCGACCGGAAATAGGTTCTTGGATGAGCTTAAAAAACAGTCATCGATCGTAAATGGATAGAACATAGTATGAGAAGTGTACGCAACCCTATCTTTTGTAGATAGTTTCTTCCGTTCCTCATTAAGTTTATTGGTACTAGCATCGAAATCAGTAGCGTCGATCTTGATCTTATTAAGCTTCTTGTCATCAGGCTTACCAAGATAATCGCCCAATCCTATAGTTCTCTTAACACCGGAGTTAGCCATCTGACCGGGAACGAACATCGCCCATTTCCGTTCTTTCCATGTTTTCCCTTTCATGGCTCTACGATTTAAAATATCCCAGTCCATAACCAGAAGATTGTAGGTCTCAGGATCAGTAAACATTTCTTGAGCGTCCTTGGATAATTCTACCTCACCACCAGTACCAGCCAAGATAGGGCTAAGACGCCAGCCGTAAGGAGTGTCGTAGGAAGGCATGGCGGCAGTGTACGGCTTCTTGATAGGTCCCTTACCAACCTCGTCGAAAATAGCCGTAGCCGGTGTCAAACCAGCCGTCTTCTGAGTGGAGGTCTTCCTACCCATGTTGATGTTGGCTATAGAGATAATGGCATGGATATCACGTACGCCATTGGACATCCTCTTGCCTAATGTAACGCCCGAACTCCAGTCGGTCTTGGTCCTGTTGATCCTGAAAAAAGGATGCACATGATCAAGACCATACTCACAATACTCACCTATATTAGATAAATCGCTATCGCTGAAACCTACCACGGAATGACTAAGCCCGATCGTCATGGTAGCGTTCATCTGAAGAAGGGATGACATGATAGTCGTATTATGGGATACGACAAAATTGGTAGTAAGAAACTGATGAGATTTATTATCTACCTCAATACAAGTAGCCTTATACTTCCCGTAATAATCTATATCGGATATCCTAAGTCTGTTATGGGTCTTGGATATATACATATCATCACCATCCATGACGCAATAATATCCCATAGACCAGAATATTCTTCTTACGAAGGATATAATATACTCACTTTTGTAAACAACCTTAAAACGATCATCGCCGGTGCTTATACCGCAAGCGATCTTCATGAACGAGCTTATAAATAACTCTTTCTGTTTTTTGGATGAATAAATGACATCATCCATCTCCTTCTTGCTTAGCTCAAAGATCCTGTCGGTAGCGCCACAAAGGAAGGAGGCGACCAGAGACCCCATGAGCTGGGGTGATATCAGCCAACGCCGCTCAGGAAAATCAACCGCATCCCCCATATCTATAGTCATTTTAGAGAAGTCAGAGTGGATAATACCCATCGTACTCATGACTTTATAATCACCATGATACTTGACCTTCCACTGGTGCTGCCCGCAACACACCACGCTGCGACCGTCCTCAAAGGTCACTTTGTACGTATCAACGAATCCCTGAGGATATACGCCCACTATGGTAGTAAGATTCCCGTCATCACCGTATATGATATCTCCTATGTCGGCGAATCCTATTTTCTTGGAACCATAAGGAGTGTATATAAGCTCCGAGTCCAGAAGAGCCTTGCCAAAACGACGAGTACCAAACATCCCCAATCCTTTCTTCTCCTGACGGGCACGTTGGTACATCTCGGCGAAAAACCATTCATTGTCACGCAAACGACTGATCGCTGGCACACGTTCCCCGTTTGGAAGATCCTGGAATACGGGAAAGAAATTAACATGCCAATAAAGCCATGGCGGGATGAACGTACCGTTGATAGTTATCCCGTTCTTGACCTTATAAGCCTCCTCTGTAAAGAACTGCTTAACATCATCATCCTGATCCTCCCATCCGAACAAATCGTTCCATACAGGGGGATTCTTCATGTTTACATAAAATTCTGGACTCGTGCTTAAACTCATTTCATAATATACTTTAAAACAGACTCGATTCCACCAGAAACCTGACCCTTACGTTCCTTTTTCTGGACATTGCTTACAGACCTATATACATCCATGATTCCGCTTTTTTCCATATACGATTCATTCCATGAATTGATCTTATCGATCAACTTGGATATGAAATCGAACGCCCTAGCCATATCCTCAGGTTTCTCCTTATCCCATGGATGCTTGGCGATATACGTCTTGGCGTCATCCACGGCCTTGGATATGACCTCAAGATTATCATTCACCCGATCGACATCCTTACTCGTCGGCTTTCGTCTTCCCTGTGGCATTGGCTTTCATATCCTTAAACTCGTTATACTGTTTCATAAGAAGCTCATAAGATTGAACAACCCCGATCTTACTTACTTCCTTCACGCTCATGTCATGGAACATATCCTCAAGCTCCTTGTCAGCATATCTAAGACGTTCCTTGTCATCATAAAACACGAATCCAGACGTTTTGTCTTCTATAATACTCTTGGCGGTGGACGCATATGTCGTGTCTAAATCCAGATCCATACCGAAGCTGGTAGCCAACTGGATTATGAACATCAACCTAGAATTGACTTTTACAGCCTCTATATTCAACATCTGTATCTTATGGGTCATCTCATGAAGAACGACAAAATCCTCCTCTTTTATCAACGAAGATGATTTAAGGGCTATCTTCTTAGTCCTATCCTCAATATCGCTATACAGACGCTTGCTCTCACGTTTTATGGCTATCCAATGCCTTATATGGGTATCCGACTCTTCTTTAAGATAATCCCTGATCTCCTTTTTTATATCCTTATTCTCCTCCATAATAATCACGCGTTATAATCATTGCTATTCAACTCAATCTCATCATTTATACTTTGGTCTATAGACCTCAATAAATCCATGGTACTAACATCCCGCAAGAAGCGGACATTACCACCATTAGCCCTAGCTATCCTCCTTAAAGCGGAGTAAAGTATATCACCCAATGAATATTCAGGCAACTCACGGCAACCGACTTCCATGACAATAAGGGCATGGATACGATCATCTATCTTACTTCTTACGGGACTTCGCATAGTATTTACTTATAAGCTTCCCCTATAATACGTAGCGGGAAATGTTTGAAATTACGTTCAGGATCGTCCTTCGTATAACCGATAAGAGATAGGTGTTTCTCAAAATGACCTTCCGTATATTTTGAGGTATCTAACGTCATCCTAAATATAGTTCTATTCTCATTGTCAGGATGTTTGTTATATGACACGTTTCCTATACATCCACATGAAAGATGATGATCCTTGACATGGAAACCATCTTTATGGGTGATAAATAACACGATTTCTATCTTATCACCTATTTTCTGATTAAAAATATTTAGATAAAACTCGCTCTCGTCATCCGTAAGTCCTATATCAAAGGAATCGTTAGGGCACTCGATATTAAAATCGTTATGATCGGCCGTTATCACCTCCATAGCATTCCATTTGGCTTTCTCTCCTTCCACGAACTTCAATGGGCATACCTCGGTCTTCATCCAAGCCTTCTCCTTGATAAAACAACCACACAACGAGCATCCCGGTCTTCCAATCAATCTATGAAATAATACCTTAGGCGGCAATTTAAATAACCTAATATTAGAAGAGTTCTTAGGACATTTCTTGCATAATTCAAGACGATTCTTATACCATTCGGGATAATCTTTCTTATCCTTAGGAATCCTGCCCAATAAACTGTCTTCCCAAGCTTGGGCTATTACTTGGGCTTTACCAATTGTTTGCACGATAATTATTTTTTAAACTGTTTTTGTTGAAAATCCTGTAATTGTTCCCATGTCATTCCATACCGACATTGAGACATGGCATTATGGTTATCACGTATAAGAGGATCTCCGTTCTTCAACCCCTCCATATCCTCTATCGCCTTAATCTTCTTATCCAGACAATCAAGCTCAATAGGCATCCTTTCATCCGGATAACGATTACCTTCCTTGACAAATATCCGGCGTATCTTATCACGCCTTACCCGCATCTCTCGGAGATTGCATACAACGTATCCGATAAACGGGATTCTGATAGATATATTGTCAGTATACCTAGCTAGGTGGTGGACGTAAGATACGGATGCTTTCATGCACCACTCTACCTGTTGTTTGGTAAACTTCCCATCAGATCTTCTTACCACCTCATCCACGATATCCCTATCGAATGAAATAAGATTCCTACCCATCAATATCCAATTTGTTTCTCTTGAACACAAATCCCATTACACGAGTATCATCACCCTCCCCATCAAGAATAAAATAGTTACGTAAGCTTCTCATCTCAATAGACAGCTCACGGGTACGGAAGTTCCCGTTCTTCTTGTCCACCAGAAAACCCCCACGTTTAAGCTCGTTGTTCAGGACAGCGACGTAAGATTCCTTCTGTCCATGACAATCCATGTACTTAGCCCTGGTATCATCCGAGTATCCGTAGTTGATGTAGAAAGAAAGTAAGTTTATCGTCCTTTCAGTAATCAAGCTCCTACCCTTGGAATCCAGATAGCCATTGTATATCCTTAAGAACTGCTGGATCATATCCAGCCTAGTGTCGTAAGGCAACGCAAATACGAAAGCTTTCCTCTGTTCCGACATATAAAATTAGTTTTCAGCAAAACTACTTAAAAAAAATATCGTTGTCAAGAAATTATGCCATAATCAACATAATATATGTTGATTAACATGTATTTACGAACATCCAAAGGGGAAAAGGCGGTGGAAGTGGCGGAGGAAAGCCAGATAAGTCCACCGTAAGACACGGCAATGAGGCCAGTGGAGCACAGACCATACATGCCTCCGAGCGGCGGTGGACAGCCCTATCCTGCCTCA